ATTATAGAGCTTATTCATTAGGAGGTTTTGAAAAATCTGGTTCTGATAACTCATATGTATTATTAGGAGGTGGAGGACATAAATTAGAAAGCGCCTTAAATGTTGCTAATGCGAACACAGTGGGCGGTTACCATTATAATGACTTTACTTATAAAAAGTGTATAGGTTATAACAGAAATGGTCCCTATAATATGAAAGTTTTTTCTATGGATATTTCATCTATTACTTTGGTATCAGGTTATTTAATTTTTGATATCTTCTCGAGTGGATATTCTAATAACAGAGTCTATTTTGGTAGGTATGAAGTTAGTTTAGGACACTGGAATGACACTGATAAAAATCCTACAGTGTATTCTAGATGGATTTTTAAAACTAATTCAGCTTATGATTGTGTACATGTCGTTAAGGATTTATCTAGTTATAAAGTCGATGTGTATATAGAAAGTAGTCTTTAGGATTGTAATATGGGACTTTCTATTGTAGCTAGTAGTGGTTTTAATATGATATCATCAAGTCCTTGGGTTAATTTACCTTCTGCATCTAGTAATATATAGATAGTGAGTACCACATATCTTTCTTTTATGGGTAATGCTAGTTCTGCTACTAAAGTAATCGTAAACTAGCATACCACTAATAATACAAACTATCCATTAGTATGGTCTAATTAGACTAATACTAGTAATGTTACTGAAAACCAACTATATAAGTCTTGGGCAGACCTATATTATAATCCTAAGAATAAACGATTAACTGTAGGTGGTTCAGTAGTAACATCTTCTTTTATAAAGAGTGGTGGAAATTATAGTCAATTATTAAGAGCTGATGGCGGAGTTGCTACCTTTAATTGGACTGGTTAGTCAGGCTAGCCTACTTGGTTATGGGGAGGAAATAGTTAGCATTCTTATTATGTATATAATCCTAGCAACTTTAGAGTGGCTTACGCTGCCTCAGCTGGAAACGCAGATACTTTAGATGGAGAACATGCATCTAATTTTGTTAGAGCTGGAAACTTTGAATCAGCTGATTTAAATAAGTTAGACACTTATTCATTTATTAAATCGGTTTATTCTACTAATAAAGATACTTCTCCTAAAGGTAATATTGGATGGTATAATGTTATTTAGGCAGTACACAGAAATGGAGCAAGTGATGGACCAGGTTATATAGGTTAGATAGCTTTAGGTATGACTATTAATACCGACGATATGTTCTTTAGAGGTAAGAGAACTGATCCTTGGAAAACAGTTATCCATTCAGGTAATATTGCAAATTAGTCAGTTAAATATGCTACAAATGCAGGAAATTCAGATAAAGTCGATGGATACCACGCTACTGATGGCAGAACGTTTACTGGTACTATAAATTGGTCAAATAATTGGAACGATGCTTGGAGTGACGGTACTAATAAACATCCTTGGTATGGATTTGACCATCGTTATCCAAATACTGGAACATATAGTACTACCATTAGTGATTTTTATGGTATGACTATAAAAACCGCTTATAATTTAAGGCTAGATTGTGCAAATTTGCTTATTAATGGAATAATATATATAAATAATGTTAATGCTTAGATTAGAAGAGAAGGTTCCTCTTAGAAGTGGGTTAATGGAAGAAATGGAGCTTTGTTAAGAGAAACCTCTGTAGCTGGTTATCATGCTTTATGGTCATTAAAAACTACAAATGGTTCTTGGGATTTTGGAGAAAATAACGCAGGAAGTGCTTGGAATAATATTCCAGTATTATCCTATATTACGGATTCTAACTATAATTCTGGGAACAATAATCCTACATATTAGATTAAGTTTCCACTTGCTTCAGGTACCGTAGCCTTAACTTCTGACATATTAAATTATTATTGGGCTAATGTTAAAATCTCTACTTCTTCTTCCACAACTACTTCTCCTACAGTACATACTTTGACTGCAACTAGAGTATGTGCAGGACATGACCCTGGGATAGACAATTCTATATCTTGTTCTAACTGGTTTAGAAGTAGTGGAAATACAGGTTGGTACAATACCACATACTATGGAGGTTGGTATATGTCAGATACCTCTTGGATTAGAACACATAATGGTGTAGGAATTTATACTGGTGGTCAAATTTACGCTGGTAGTTCCATTAGAATGGGTAGTATTCGTTTAGAAAAAACTAATGAAATTAATAGTAGTGATAATCTACTTATAAATTATGGAAGTTCTACTAACGTTAGTTTATGCATCGGAGGAGGCAATGTAGGTATTGGTACTATATCTCCCACACAAAAATTAGATGTAAATGGAAACATTACTACTAAAGGTTTTGTAATACAACCATGTTATCTATCTAAATTAAAATTATTACCTACCATTAGCCCTGGTGATGGTTATGTATATAAATGCTTAGAAATAGGTAGAACAACAGACATATCCTGTATTATTGCCGATAAAGCAGGCTTAATGAGTGAAAGAGGAATTTTGATAAAATTTAATAAAGGTTATGATGGTTAGATAATATTACTGAAGGATTTGTAGAGTTATGGAAGTGGAAATGGCTATTTTTGGGTTATGCCTTCTGGGTGTAAAATAATAAAAGCAGATGGCAGTAGTACTCTTATAAGTTAGAATTAGATAAGTCATATATATGATGATGGTAGGTCACGATTTTTTGTATTTTCTTCTGTGTATAGCGTGTGGATAGAATTTCTTTGTAGTAACATTAATTAACTTTTACTCTAACCCAGATAATATACAATTATATATGTTTAATAAAAATAAATGATTTATGACTTTAAATGATGTTTTGACAAAACAGAATCTTATTACAAAGATTCTTTTAGCTGGTAACGGCAAAGAACTCTCTAAGGAGTTAAAGGTAAAGATTATGAGAATTAGAATGTCTTATAATAAGATTAAGAAACAGTTTGATGAAGATACACAAGAATTTAGTAAGCAAATTGTTTCAGATGAATTAAGAGATTTAGCTAATAAGACAGAGCGTACTCCTGAAGAGGAAACTAAGTTCAATGAGTTGAATAATAAAGCTAATTCAGAATATCAGGAATATCTTGTACAAAAAGGTAATGAAGATATTAAGGATGCACCTGAAGACACACTTACAGAAGATGAGTATGGCGATATTCTTGATGTAAATTCTGATGGCGAGTATGAGATTAATGGTCAGAAAGTAAAAGCTGCTGACCTTATGGAGGCTTTTTATGAATTATTTGTTAAGTAATGGAAATAACAAAACAAAACGAAATTTATCAAATAAATGATTCTACAGAGAAATATAATATCTCAGGATCTTTGAATGTTAATTCAGACAATTCTTATTCATTTAATATTAGCATGACAGATGCTAATAATTCTAAGACTATGAGTTATTATAAAACAGTTACATCAGACCACATTGATGTAAATTATAATGCACCTAAAGATTCTGAGGAAGATTTACTTAATTATGTAAAAGATAATATGCAAATTATTTCAGATAAAGTGAATAAACAGTAACATTTTTAAATTATTACGACTATGAGAATTATTAGAAAAATTTCTAAATCTTTGACTCCAAAAGAGTAGTACTTGGAAAAGTATGGTAAACATTTTACTATTAAATTAGCAGATTTTGCTAGTGAATAGATGGTTAATTCCGATGGAACTAATAAACATTGGGATGTTTCAGATGTAAAATAGATTATTGATGAGTTGGGGTATATTATTCCAATTAGTAGTACTGTAGGAGATATTATTTATACTGCTAATATGGCACATGCAGATTTTTACCCTTTATTGTTAAAAGATGCTAAATCTTGTATAATATATGCTATGGAAGTAGCAAATGATAAAGACGGATACGAGGGTATTTAGTTTTGCAGATGGATGGCAGATGTAAAGAATAAAAATTTAGAAATTGATTGGAAATCTTTTATTTAAATTTAATTAACAAATAAAGTAATAAGGAATTATTAGAGGTGATGACTACGTAGTTATTATTTTTAATAATTCCTTATTTTTTATTTTGGCTGAACAATATTTAATATATATTAACAATACAATTAGATACTAGTATTTATAGATGAGTTTTTCCTTGAAAAATTGAGTAAATTATTTTTAATTATGAGCGACACTGTAGAAAAAATTTATTGTACTGATAACAATGATGCTTTATTGGCTTCTGTTATGGGTAAGAACAATAATGATCCAATGGCAATGGCTGCTATGTTAAACAACAATTAGTGGATGAATAATCCTTTTATCTATTTAGTATTCCTTATGATGTTTGGAAGAAATGGATTATGGGGAAACAATGCTAATAGTGTTTAGAATGCAGAAATTTAGGGATAGTTAAACGCCATTAGAAATCAAATGTCAGATAACTAGAATAGTGGTCTCCTAATGGATGCTGTTAAGGGTAATAATAACGCTATTACTCAGCTAGCAAGTAATCTGAACTGTGATTTTAATTCACTTAACAACGCTATATGCGCTGTACGTTCTGGAATACAGGACGTAGCTGGCAAAGTAGGATTCTCTGCTGAGAAGGTAATCAATGCTGCCAACTTAGGTGATTTAAATATAGTACAGCAGTTAAAAGATTGTTGCTGCCAGACTTAGCAGAATTTATTAAAGATGGGTTATGAATAACAATTAGCTACTGCTAATCAAACAAATACTATAGCTAGTAAAATCTGTGACACTAACTATTCTTTAAATAATGCTATTAACACATTAGCTACTGGAGTAGAAAGAGGATTTGCATCTACAAACTATGCTACTCAGACACAAACTTGCGAGATATTAAGAGATAATCAACGTAATACTCAGCATATAATTGATACTCTTAATACACATTGGAATCAAGATTTGCAGTAGAGATATAATGATGCTAGACTTGAACTTAGTCAAGTTAGATAGAATCAGTATTTAATTTCATAGTTGAAACCAACTACAACTACAACTACTACTGCGTAAACCATAAGCCCAGGAAGTCTAACTTCTTGGGCTTTTTTATTATCACGATATGATATTTAGAGACATTAAACAACACAACAAAGTATACATTCTTGATAAAGTGAATGTAACTATTGACGAAGGTATTGTTACTGCTGTAGGAATACCTCAACCTAACATTGAAGGCAAAATAGTAATTGATGTTACTATAAATGTAAAAGATAAACAAGCTACTTATACTATACCTGAATAGTTATCTGTTACTAGAGCTAATAATTTAGTACTAGCTACTGATTAGAAAGATTTAATATAGGAACTTGAGACAATGAAGACTAATGCAAAACTTATTATAGATTCTGTAGATACATAGAAAACAATATTACAAAAGGCAGATAAGCTTCTTCTAGAACTCAATCCAGTATTAAAAGAAAAATAGCAAAATGAATAGAGATTTAGTAAAATTGAAGATTCTCTTTCTTAGATAGCTAAACTAATGGAGAAGTAGCAAGAAACTATTAATAATTTTATAAATGATAAAAGTTTTAGTAAAAAGGATTGCTAAAAAACCTAATTACACCATTGGTAAGTTATTTATCAATGGTGTTTTTTTTGCAAATACATTAGAAGACACTGACAGAGGTTTAACTTAGAATATGTCAGAAGATGAGATTAAAAAGAAAAAGATCTATGGCTAGACCGCTATCCCTACTGGTACTTATAAAGTAGATATGAGTACAGTAAGTCCTAAGTTTAAAAATCGTAGTTGGGCTAAGCCTTACGATGGTAAATTACCACGATTAATTAATGTCCCTGGTTTTGATGGAGTACTTACACATCCAGGGAATCAACCATCGGATACATTAGGTTGTTTATTAGTTGGAAAGAATGATGTAGTAGGTAAAGTAACTAATTCTGTATATTATTTTAATAAAATTATGACAGAATTATTAAAAGACCCTAATAACATAACAATAACAATAGAATAATATGGAAAAATTCTTTGGAAGAACTTATGAAACAGTTGGTAATGTTAGTGGAGATTTATTATTAAAAACTAGAGGAGGAGTAAAAGTTTAGATAGGTTCTAGTTTTATAGACCTAGTAAAAAATGGTAAAATAAATGTTGATGTTGATATTGATATTATTAAAGAAGCTTCTTCTAAAGATAGTATTATTGATAATGGTTTTTATATAGTTAGAGATGTTTTATACGTAAAATATTAGGATACTGTACTACCATTAAATAGTGATACTGGGGAGAATCAAGTATCTTATTTACCTTAGTTAAATATTACTTAGGAGTAGCAAATATAGGCACAGAAAAATATTGGAATATATTATGATACTTTGGAAGAAGCTTAGTAGAATATAAGTGATGGATATGTATATATAAAAGAAAAAGGATTATACGTTATATAGTCTTCTATACCTATGTAGATTATAAATAGCAACTAGTTCTCTTCTTTAAATATAGGTTTAGATTAGTATACTGAAAGTATAACTAATTATTCTAAAAATCATTACTTTAAAATTAATAATACAAAATTACTTAATTTATCATCAAATTCAATATTATGTGAAAGACCTTTATATATAAGTGAATTACAAGATATTAATAATTCTTTTTATATTACTAGTTCTGGAGGTAAGTCTACTTTAAAAATAAATAATATAATTGCTGATATTGTTAGTACCAGTAATTCCAATAATTTAGATAATTTATAGTATCATTATAATTATAATAATATTATAACAGATATTATAGATAACTCTACAGACTCTGAAAATCTTTATTATACTTTATAGTTAAAGTATTCCACAGATAATTATAAAGTAGGAGATTACTTGTACTTTAATATTTATAATGAGGATTCTTCTTAGAATGAAGAATATTTAGTTACTATAGTGGAATTTTCAGGAACTTCTATTAAAATATAGTGTGATAAAGATATTCCGTCACTAACTTATTAGCCAATTTGTTACTATAAATATAAAGATCCTACTATTTATGGATTTTCTACAGATTATAAAAAATTCATGTATAGTAATAATACTCATTCGGTAATAATAGGAGATATAACTGAAAAATATAGTAGTAACTCTTTAACAAATGGATTTTATTCTGATTGTGCAGTAACAAAAAATCAAATTTTAATATCCCCAAATCTAGATAATCCAAATTTAACAAATATAGTATTTAAAAAATCTGATAATTTTCCTAGATTAGAAGAAGGGTGGGAATTACCTAAAGAAGATAACTCTCAAAATTTAGCTACTACTAAGTGGATAAATGCTACTAGATATATATTACCTGTAGCTACTACCAGTACTTTAGGAGGAGTTATGGTAGGCAATGGCTTATCCATTACTAGTACTGGAGTATTATCTGTAGTGGATAATTGGACTTCTACTTTAAATACTATTTCTAATAACGTGAGTACAAATACAAGTGATATTACTATATTAAAATCTTAGGTAGCTAACTTACAAAAAGCAGTGAAAGATTTATAGGATAAATTAAAATCTTTAACTGAGTAATTTTGTTATTTTGACTTTTATTTTTTTTAACATAGTATAATATTATTAAACAATATACAATATGGCAATAGGAATTAATGATTTAAATGATGATTTGATGGATGATGTACTGATTCCTAATAACTAGGATCCAGACAATGACTCTAATCAAGATAATAATGTCCCTAACAATGATAATGATGAGGACAAACATTAGGAAGATGAAGATGAAGACGTAATCACTGCGTTACTTAAAGAACAAAACATTACCGACCGAGATAAAATTTAGTACGAGGATGAAAATGGATAGATTCAAGAATTACCTTTTGATTCTCTGCCATTAGAAGATTAGTTGAATATTTTAAAAGGAACTCGTGAAGATACTCATAATGATTCTGATGACCTTGACGAGGATGAAATACAATTAATCAATTATCTTCGTAGTAATAATTTAACAACTTAGCAATATGCTGATTATATTGCTTAGGAAGCAGTTAAGAACTATCAGTAGGAATAGCCAGTCTCTTATAAAGTAGATGAACTTTCTGATGATGACTTATACTTACTCGATTTAAAGAGTCGAGTTCCAGATGTTGATGATGAGACAGCCGCTGCTGCTCTAGATTCTGCTAAACAAAATGAAAGTTTATTCTCTAAATAGGTAGAAGGTATTCGTTCTGAATATCAACAAAAAGAGAAAGAATTAGCAGAACAAGAGTAGGCTCAAAAATAGGCTCAAGATTCTGAGCAACTTTAGTAGTTTCAAGAAGCTATTATTGGTTCCATAAACAACCTAGATTAGGGTAATGACTTTGCATTTAGTTTATCAAATGCTGATAAGTAGGAGTTATATAATTTTATGTTTTAGTAGGATGCTACTGGTATGAGTTATCTTAATAAAGCAATTAACGACCCACAAACTCTTACTAAAATGTCTTGGTATGCTCTTCATGGAGACGAAGCTATTGATAATATGCGGAATTACTACGAACATTAGATAACAGAAATTCGCCGTACTTCTTATGCCAAGGGCTTAGAAGATGGTAAAAGTGGTAAGAAGACTGTAATATTTGGTCCTAAAGAAACAAGAAAGACTGGATTGGTCTCTAAACCTAATAAATATAAAAATATTTACGATTTACAAGATTAATTAAATTATGTTAGTTGCAAATTTTACTACACAAGTCCCTACTATGGGTAATACTAGAACATATGAAGATTTCTATAAGTTCTTAGGTGTAAAACCTGCTCGTTTGGGAATTGTTGCAAATCTTTATCCTTAGAACACTGCTGAGTATTTAACCACTTCACTTAAAAATGTTATTTATAATAATACTAAGAGTGGTAACAAGTTCCAGCGTTTGAACTCATTAATGTATGAATATGAGATTCAAACTAATCAAATTAGACGTATTGAATTCGCCGCTGTGCCTACAGAAGATGGTGCTAATGGCACAGAAATTACTTTTGCTTTTAAAGAAAATTACTATCAAAAGTATGACATCTTTATGATTGAAGAGTCTAGACAGCAAGTTATTTGTATCACTAGACCACAGAGACGTGCTGATAATTATTGGGAAATTCAAGGACGTTTGATTGATGATGATTACAGCTCAGTACTTGATAAAGATGCTTGTCAGATTGGTATGTTGACAAGATTCTAGAGTAACTCAATGCCAGAAATGCATGAAGAAGGTTACTGCAAATATCAGAGCAATATTTCACGTTTCCGTGGATACATTACTCAGTTCCGTAACGATGAGACTTACTCAGCATTATATGCTGCTATGGAAGATACTTTTGTAAATATCTCTCAGGGTAAAGGTAATGGAGCTATGCAAGAGACTGTTTATAAGATGGACAAGAAGGAAAAAGTTCTGCTTGAGAACTTTATGTTCGTTAAGAATAACGGTCTGTTGTTTAATAAGAGTTCTATTGATAAGAATGGTAAGTCCACAATTCAGGACCCAACAACTGGTAGACCTATTTATATTGGTCCTGGTTTGATTCCACAAATTGAAGCTTATGCTGATAAGTATGCTTATAATAAGATGACAGTAGATGTTCTTAACACTATTGTTACTACAATGGCATAGAAAGCTAATAATCCTAAAGGAAATAAGTGGGTATTTGTTATGAATGAAAAAGCTGATGCTGATATTACTACAACTTTGGGAGAATATCTGCAGAGCTTCCATACAGACGGAACATTCTTATATTCTATGAAAGCTAATGATGAAGTAGAAGTTGGCGCTAAGGGTTATACTTCTTACAACTATCTTGGTAACACATTAGTATTCACTGTTGATAGAGCTTTCTCTCGTGAATATGGTAACGAGAAAGGATTTATTGCTTGTATTGATTTAAGTCCAGATGATTCTACTGGTAAACCAGGTGTAGCACAATTCACTTTCAAGAATGGTGAGTTCATTCAGAATAAAGTGCTTGGTGTAGGTGGTGCAGATGGTTTATCTTCTGGAGAAGTTTCTAGTGCTATCGCTGCTAGTAAACTTATTGTTTGGGGTTATGGAGGTATTGGCGTATTTAACCCATACAAGTCCTTCATTGCTCGTGAAGTTTAATATAAGACTACGTTAGTTTTACTATAAATATAGTAAACAACAATTATTAAGATAAAAGTAGGCAGACTATTCTGCCTACTTATATTTTGTATTTGATAATAAGAATTAATATGACATAGGAATATAATGATAATATTGTAATTTTACGTAGTGTTTATAGTAAAGTAGGTTCTAATATTACTATAAATCCATGTAGAGATAAAGAAACAGGTTCTTTCCCTAGCTGCGTAAGAAGAGTGGATGATAGAGGAAATATGATTCTATCAGAATCTGATAAGGAGAATTTGAGTGCTGAAAAAGTTTATTTAGTAGCTGAAAATGCTAAAATTAAAATTTATGATGGCATTCAGTTTAATCTTGAAAATATGAAAGATGCAGCTTTATGGGAATGTATTAAAAATTGTTCATATATTGCTCCTGACCGTTACGCTAAAGACTCTAATGGTAACTATTTAATTGATGGTACAATGGGATGGAAGAATCCTCATCCACGTTATGGTTTGGCAGAGTATTATATTGAACATCCTGGACTTGATTCTGTACGTAGAGTTAAGAGAACAGAGACCTTGTCTAAGGCATTAAAATATATTATTGACGATAGTAGAGAAGGTCAAATTACTAGAGCTAAAGTTCTTGGTAAGAAGATGGATAATGTACCTAGTGCAGATATTACAGACTTCTTGATTCAGATTGCTATGAAGAATCCTGCTAAGATCATTGGTCTTTACGAAGATGCCCGTTCTAAGCTGCGCATTCTCTTAATTGATGCTCGTGAAAAGAATGTTATTATTGTAAAGGATAATTTACTTTGCTATAATGATAATGTTTTAGGTGCTACAGATGATACGGCTATTAATTGGCTATCAAATCCTGATAATGCTAGGTTAAAGGGACTAATTATGAGAGCCACTTATCCACAATTATATGTACAAGCTGACAACACTATAACTCCTAAAGACACAAAAGATACAAAAGATACAAAAGATGCTAAACAAACTAAATAATAAAATTTGGTTATGACTGCAAGACAAATACTTGAATCTTGTTTAATTGAATTATCTAAATAGCACGCTCCCAGTATGCGTTTAGATGAATTCAATTATTATATAAATAAAGCTGTTAATCAATACATAAATAAACGTTATAATATTTATGATATTAATCAGCAAACTACTGACGATTTAAGAGTATTAAAGGCTACCGCAGTTCTTACTCCTAAGGCTTCTGACATATATACTACAGCAGGTATTACCGAAGTTCAGGGTGATGCTTTACATTCAAATGCTAAAAATCCTTATGGAGCAGTATTTGAAGTAAATCTTCCTGACGATTATCTGCACATGCTTAATTGCATTTGTATATATACTTTAAAGAAGTAGCACAAGTGTTGGAATGCTAATTCTGATGTAGCTTTTTCTGCTAAAAGACTTACTTCTGATAGTTGGTCTACAATTATGAATGATTTTTATAATAGACCTCTTCCTTGGAGACCTTATTACTACATTCATAACGTAAATACTTCTGATAAGCTTCCTACAAATCCTTATGTAGCTCCTGAAGATAAAGGACTAGGTACTGGAACAGATGGTTCTAAGAAATAGGATTCCACTGAAGGAGTAGCTAACTTTACTAGAACTATTAAAATTGGAACTGCTGATTAGTCAGTGGTAGAAAAAAATGCACCATTTAGATATGGTAATAGTTCTACTGTTAGATGCGAAATTAGATATGGTCATGATACTTCAGTGTTTGCATTAACAAAGGTAGCAGTTGATTATATTAAAGCTCCGTAGTTTGTTAGATTAACACAAGAGCAAATGGATTTAACAGAGGATACTTCACAGATTATGGAGTTTCCAGATTATGTATGTCAAGAGATAGTAAACGAGTTGGTACATTTAGTTATGGAACACGACGGTGATCCTAGATTACAATCAAATATACCTATTTCACAATCTATTGCTTAGCCAGCTCAACAATAGGAATAGCCTCAATAGGCTCGTAGACAATAATTAAATTAATTTAAATTATGTTTTAGTTTACAACAACTACTGTAATTAACAGTGCTAAGGATTATACAAATCCAAGTGTGGACCTTTTTAAAGGAGACTCTAAGTACTTCGATGTAAAGAGAGTAAATAGATTTAAAGTAAAGAATATTCGTTCTGTTTACAAACAAGACCCAGTAGCTCAGTCTAATGCCGTAGCTACTATAGATATGGCTAAAGTAGCTGCAGTACTTAAGGCTAATAAAGCTACTAAAGGTACTTTTAGAGTAGAAATTTATGTACACTTAGCACAAAGTAATAATAACCCATTGTATTCTAATACTTGGGTTGTTAAAGGTCGTCCTTGGACTTTTGAGTTCTCAGCAACCTCTACTGAAGAAGCTGGAGATATTGTAGATAAGGTAATCAAAATGATTACTAAGTTTAAGTTGTTTACAATGGATACTGAGCAGCTTAAAGCTACTAAAGATGACACTAAATTGAAATTGACTGCACAGGATCCTTATCAGATTTTCTCTAAGGTAGAACTTCAATATTTTGATCCTAGTATTGGTACTACTACAGGATGCTGCACTCCTAGAGGTGAGTATGCTCCAGTTGAAAACTATGGAGTAACTGATGTAACTACTATTACTCCGGGTAATGAAGGCTTTGGAACATTCGAGTGGATTATGCGTAATCTCAGACTCCCAACTGCTGAGCAAACTAGATGGAACGCTCTTTATCAGGATGATAGACCTATGGTAGGTGCTACTTATACTCAATATACTTTAGAATATTGTGAGAATAGAGGTATTCTCGGCGGAGACGCTGTTGGTGAAGAAACTAAGAGTGTTACTACTCATGTATTCTTTGTAAATCAAGCTGTTAAAGATCAGTTTGAAGCAGCTCTCACAACCGCTGGTATTACAACATTGGCTCCTACAGCTGGTGCTGTAGAAGTTGATGCTGCTGCAAAAGCTAATCAAGTAGCAGCTGATTTAACCGCATTTAAGGCAGAAGTAGAAAAAACTTATGCTAAAAAAGTTGGTGATTAATTTTAACTAATTAAATAAGAGGCGAAGGCAGTATTGCCTCCGCCTTTTTTATTATATATGATATTAGACAAACTAGCCTCAGCTATTAGGAATGATGTTGTAGGAGGTCTTAGAGGATATCATACTAATATGTCAATGTCTTTAGATCAAATCAAAGATGACATTATTGATATGAGACTTTAGGTAATAAAAGAATATAGTTTAAAAGGAATATTACCTTATAAAGATTTACTCACTGAAATAAATTGCATTCCTGTAGATTGTAAAAATATAGAAAATTGTAGATGTAAGAAGGAATTTGGAACTCCTACTATGCATTTTGAAATACCTTAGTTATTAAATGACTATGGAGAATAGGCTATATAGTATATAGGTTCTACAGATAAATAGCTACCATTTTTATGGTACACTTCTTTACCTTCATTTATTTATAGTAAATATAGAAGACGTAAAGTCACTAAACCTATGGTTTTTATAGACACTACTCCGAATGAGAATGGTATGTATGATTGCTGGGTATTTAATGCTCCATTATTAAAAGAAGTTTCTATTATAGCTATATTTAAAGATCCTAGACAACTTGAGAGATATAGTTGTTGTTCTTCTGAAACATTAGAAGATGATAATTTTAATTTTATTAATAATGAAATTAAATAGAGATTAACAAAATTAAAATTATATTATTATAGACAAGTTGCTCCACCAAACTTACCAAATAATCAAGAATATGCAGCTGGTTGATTTTCATTATCCATTAGTTCTTTTACACTAGATGTATGGTTTAGAATTAACTGAAGAAGATTACGAAGAATTAGCTTTAGTATGTTTTGAAACTATCGGAAATAAAAGAACTAGAGTTTATAAATATATAGGAAATATAGATTGCAATAACACTTTACCTCTTCCATGTAATTGCTACAAAGATGATATTGAGGCAGTATTATTTCCAGGAGAGGATTGGAATAGGACTACCAATAAACATTCTTTTGGAGATTTAAATTCCCATTGGACTGAAGAATATATTGAAGCTTTTAAACATAACACTAATATATTATATGGGCATGGACATTTTGCTAAATTTTAGTATTGGGATCATGCCTTACATTTTGAAGATGCCGCAGGAATGCCAGTGCTAGTAATATATCACGGAGAAATATTAGATGATAATGGACTCCCAGAATTAACTAATGATGAAGCAATAGCAATAGCTGACTATTGTGCATATTGGACATTATTTAAACGTTCTATAAGTACTAATAATCCTAACATAATGCAAATGGCTTAGTAGGTAGAACTTAAATTAAATAAACACTTAGATGCTGCAAGAGTTCCTAGTCATATCAATCAAAATGAAATGAATGAGATACTAGATGCCAAAGTAAGTTGGCATAGGCACAGCTATAACAAATCAACTAAAAGACAATGAATTATGCTTTAGGTTATGCTTTTACTTTAAAAGATTTATATACTAAATTCCCATTTTAGAAATTAAAATTTAATGGATGTTCTTTTGAAAATATATTTAAAACAGCTGATATGTGTATTATATGTTCTAGAATATTATGTTATTGCGTATAGTTGGTAATAACTGATATTATAAGAAATAATACTACATTTGTACTACCTACTGGAAAAAAGTATGCAGAAATATATGTAAGAAGAACTTCTCAAGAAGAATTTAAATGTAGAAGATAGAAAGGTGGAGATTAGGACATTGATTTCTTAGAAACTAATTTTACTACTTATAAATTATCTTTTAGATGGATGGGAAAATGTTTAATGAGATCTAAACCTTGTTATATAGGAACTTCTTTAAGAGATGAATTTATAAATAATATAAATAATGGTGTGAAATACTGTTAATGCAAGTAAAGACTTTAGATGATTATTATGAATAGGTTTATGCTAAATTTCCTTTCATTCCTCATTCTGATATATAGAGGATATTAAAATATGGATGGAGATATATTTATATAATTAATAGTAGGGGAGGAGATATACTAATTAATCGTCATGATTTTTGGTTTTATATGGGTAAAATATGTACTAATCCTCTACAACATTTTTATAAATATTATAAGAAATTAGCATTTAAGATAAGAATGTTAAGTATCTGGAATAAGAAGAAATATAATGGTTATTATTATTTTGGTATAACCAAATAGTAGTATGAGAAAATAGAATAGTCTAAAAACTCTAGAGGAAGACCTAAGACTAAATTTAATTATGGAAATGTAATACTTTATAAATATTTTGAGGAATGCAAAGTGGCACAACCTTCTAAATCCTATTTTTATAAAATTCCTTACCCTTTAGATGTTGGTAGTACTAGATACAGAGCTAACTTTATAAGTAAAGATGCTATACTGATATATCAAAGAAATCCTTTAAAATTTGAAGATTTATCAGTTACTAATACTAAATATGAATTTGTAAATGCAAGCACAAAATACATTCAACGAAGGGATGGTATTAGATAATCATCCATTAATGACTCCTAATACGGTGTTAACAGATGCTTTAAATGCTACTTTAGTTACTATGAATGGTAACGAAATGGTATTACAAAATGATATGGGTAATGCTAAAGTAGAAAATGCTAAATTACCTCCAGGATATATTCCTATTGGAATGAAAGAATATGGGGGAATTATTTATATAGCTTGTTATAATCCTTTAACAAATAAAGGTTAGATAGGTTGTTTTCCATCTCCTTAGAGATAGAAAACTGCTACACAAATATCAGAAGTAACTCCAACTTTTAAGTTCCCGGATGTTACTTATATAAAAGAAGAGAATGGAGAAGAATGGTATAAAATTAATAGTCTTTTAACTAAATGTGAGATATTCCCTAAAGGAACTATTATTAGATCCGGGGATAAGTTCTCTGTAGGACTACCTATATCTAGTATGTTTGGTACAGATAATATCGATTTTACTGGAGAAAATTTTATATCTAATTATAATAATGTAGAAAAGGGATTAGTAAAAACTCCAATGAATAGAATGTATACTTTTGGAGTAGCTACTTTGGATAATAATGGGCAATTACGTGATATTACTAATCAATTAAAACGTTATAAAGGAGGACAATAGATTTAGTTTTCTAATATTGATTCTGATTTATATAAATTTAATTGTGGATATTGGCAGAATGAAATATCTACAGAAGACAAGGATGGTTTGATATCTTCTGAGTTAATGGATTAGACAAGTATTTAGAGTAAGTTAAATACTTATAATAGTAAATTATTTGGTAGACTATTTTTATATGCTAAATATAACACAGTACAAAGTATTGAAGTCAGTGTAGTTGGTTATAAAAAATTAGATGATAATGACACTATTAATAATCCTATATATACAGGAACAGATAATGATTATTCTGACGTTGAATTACCTTTAATATAGAATTAGAAATATTTATAGATAGATTCTAAAATATTATTATTAATTTATGTAAATTACAAATATAATTGTCCTGATGGATCTAAAGCTTTAAACTCTAAAAATTTAGTAAAACCTTTAGAAGGTTATGAGTATTATTTTGATAAAAATGATCAAAGTATTATTAGAGGTATTCAATTTATTATAGACAATAATTCAATCTATAATTTACCATTTGCAATTCCTAGTGACTATAATAAAAATTATAATTTAGGATATGGATATCCTTTGTATGATAAAATTACTGATATTTACTCATTTTCACAAGTATACGCTCTACCATTAAATACTACTAATAAAATTTCTTGGGAAGCTTACCCAGTAACTTATTTTTATGATAAGGGTTTTAAATTCGGAGAAATTCCTGATGAAAATATTTCTGGAGAATTAAATCCAGATAACATAAATTCTGGAAAAATGGAATTAAATGCTTGGAGATATTATATAAATAATGATAGAGTATTATTAACTTGGGGATTTGAATCTTACCCTAGAGAAAATGATATTATCTCAGAAGTTTCATTTTCTTTTTATGATGTAGCTTATAACACTTTAAAATGGAAATTCTTTACTAAAGAAAGAATAAGTTATAATGGAGAATTTAATGAAAATTTTGATATTTCTAATTTTATTAGTAATAATTCTAATTATAATGACTCTGTTATACCTAATAAATTATTTTATGTAGATATTTCCTGGAAGTATAACTCTCAAGAGAAACATACTTATAGATGGATGCTTATAACTGGATTATACAACCCATCATATTATGGAAATTCTGAATATCCAATAATTAAAGATTATGATTCTTTTTTAGATTGTTACTATACATTAGATAATAAAAATTATATATACAATACTAAGGTTTAGCCTGAGTATTTGCCAGTATGTACCGAATCTAATGCCAGTGTAGTCGATGAACAAAACACGCCTATTATTGCAGAATTAATATCTAACAAAAAAAATTATAAAGGTTGGACAGAAGCTAAGGAATAGGATAATATAAAAGATAAATTAAAAATACCTAGTAATTATTTTAATTGTAACATATCTTATAGTTTCAGTAATACTCAAATAAGCAATATTCCAGAATTATTTTAGACAGGTGATAAAATATTTACTAATATTGATGATAAGGTCCATTAGTTAACTTAGGGATATAATTTTAAAAATACTTCAATAAAAGCTAATATTAATTATTTAACAAATTAGGATTACCCTATTAATATAAATGTAGAATCTAGTATGTTAGATACAAATTCTACAAAGGTTGGTATAAAATCAAATACTATAACAATTGATTATAATAATACTAAATCATCTATAAATTCTAACATAATTACTTCCACATTTACTGGAAAAGCTGAGACAACTTATGAAGCTAAATTAGGAAAATCTAAAATAACTAAATTATCTCCATTAAGTTAGCATAAAAATTTTTAGGATTTATTAATTCCAGATGGTCAATACCATATATCAAATTCTTATTCCATATACGGCAGATCTGAGACTAAAGATTATGATAACTCTGATGTAATAATTAGAGAAATTAAAAAGTATGACTCTGTCGGAGACTGTACAGTATTAGTTGGGGCATAGGGTAAACATTATGATACAGATGTTTCGACTACTTGTAATTGGTTATAGTATAATTGGTTTGGAAAGACTAAAAACACTTATGGAGTAAAATTACCAGACACAATTATAACTATTTTAGATTATAGCAATAGAAATGTTATAGCTATATGTGGTTTAGACTATAAATGTGAGGCTAGCTGGTAGGGATCTAATGGTTAGTACTTAAAAAAATTAAAACCTAAAGATGGATATTATATACTTGACACTAAATCGCCGGGAGTTTATCCATATAGCCCAGTACTTCTTGTAAAAGATATTACATAGGGATATGCTTTAATTAATTTATTTGGAACTAAAGGATCTTATACTGATTCAAGTGGCGATGTATCTCCTAGTAAATAGAATTATAAAGATTACACTAATGATAATTTAGAAGTAATTTTCAATGCTTTAAATAATTATTTTATATCTTTAAATGAGGAGTCTATAATATTTATTCCTAATAAAGACATTAAAAGTGCCGGCTTAATTACAGCTGCTATTACTATAAACTTATCTTTAAAATTTAATAAAAATTCTATTGATGCTAGTTTTAATGAATACATACAGAATACATTTAAAAATGATAAATTGTCAGCTTTAATTAAACCAAATATTTTTGTAAAAAATAGTAGTACTGTGGAAATACCTATTATAGAAATACCTGACATAAAATAGGATATTTTAGATTTACAAAATAATAATTCAGTATGTATAATAAGTGAAAATTAGATATATACTCAAACATCTTCTGGACAATCTCTTATACCTGGAAAAGTTTATAGGTTAGATACAGGTAAAATTTATCAAGACTCTAATTTTATTATGAAAAATAATTAGATTTATGCTAATAGTATTGCTAATAATCTACCTAAACCTGTATATGGATATTGTTCTCGTATAAATGATAATGAAACTGCAACCTTTACATTTGAAGGAATTCCATATATTAATCTTATTAATGCCCCGAAAAATTCTCAAAAATTAGTATAATGGATATTACTATTAAACCTTTTTTATACCAATTAAGTAACAAAGGTTATATGGCATGGGAGTATAACCCATTTCATAATTTTAGAATCACTGATACTAAAACTTCTATTAATAATAAAGTATTAATATATAATATAAAAAATCAATTTAATATTAGTATTAATACATTAAAGTTTAAATTAATAAGAGCTAGTAGTCAAATAGTTTATGATTTAAACTTTCATACTAAGGAAGATTTAAAATGTTAGAGTATGTCAGATACTTCTCAAATGCATATAATAGAATCTGTCCCATGTATGAAATACACCTATTGTTATTTAGATAACACAGGAAATATAAATGAATAGATATATATTACTGAAGAAGTATTTTTTAATATAGATACTTGTTAGTATTCATTTCCTAACAGATATATTTTTAATTCTGATTCTTATATACGATTAAATTCTTCTCAAGTATTACCTAATAATGTTAGTTCTATAAGTGATTTATATAATTGTAAATTTAATATAAACGAACAACATAAAGTAGATTCTAATATTTTATATACTTAGATAGATTCTGAAGAATCTAGTAATGTAGAAGCTGGAAGTATTGTAGACTTAGATACTCCTTTATTAAATTTTGACTTAGAACATCCAGTTACTATGGATATATAGCCATCTTATGATGGCACTGTAAATGTCATTTTTAATGATAATAAAAACGTTCCTAGGTTAATTAATTCTAGATTTTCTACTACAGAATTAAATACTTACGAACTAGTTGATAGAGTTGGAGATAATGATACTAATATTTATGATTAGGATTCTTTTGATTTAGACTCTTCTTTGTATAAACGAATAAATAGTATTCCTACAGTTAAATTTATAGGAGTAAATTCTTCCGGACAATTAAAGGTAGGAAATTATAACTTTTATTTTAAATATTCTGATGCCGACGGTAACGAAACAGACTTTGTTGCTGATTCCGGGGTAGTGGCAATATTTAAAGGTAATGATTGCGACCCATTTTCTATTGATGGGGGAATTAGTGATGAAAATGCCTTTAAAACAGTATCATTTTAGCTCAATAATATCGATTACAGCTATAACTATATAACTGTTTATTATACTAGAAATACTGGAGATAGCTATCAAACTAGAAGTACTAAAGCTTATAAAATAAATGATAAGTATATAGTTAAACATTAGATTTGTACTATTAATGTAACTGGTTTAGAAGATTCTACTGAAATACCTATTTCAGAAATTAATAATTAGTTCTTTTAGGCTAGTAAAGCTAAGACTAGTGCTCAATGTTAGAATAGATTATTTTTAGGTAATGTAACTAAACCAGATATTCCGTATAAAGATTTATCGGATTTAAGTTTACGAATGCTTCCCACTTTAGAAAAACAAGATTCTAAAAATATAATAGGATAGGTAGATTATGATTATCAAGATGATAGTAGTATTACTAATAGCTATGAATATTATAATACTAAAAATATATATTATAATGTAGGCTATTGGGATAATGAAATATATAGACTTGGAGTAGTATATATAATGTCAGATAACTCTTTATCAGAAGTATTTAATGTTAGAGGAGGTAACAATATTTATGATATTAACAGCTACACTACTGTAAGCAATTCAGAAATAAATCCTGAAAATTTATATGATGATACTGGTCAGAGATAGTATATAACGGTTGATGAAGATACAAATTGTATACATGGAGGAAAAGACTTAGAGAATGCTAAAGGAGTTGTAAAATTCAAATCTACAAATGAAAATAATACTGATGAATATTTATACTTTATAAAAGTTTTGGTGCCTACAGTAGTACTTAAATATTTAAAAGATACTTATGATATTAAAGGATTATTTTTTGTAAGATAGAAAAGAAATCCAACATTATTAGCTTAGGCTTTTACTATGCCTTACGATTAGGAAGCTCAATGTCCTGCTATTAAAGCTGAAAATGTTTATATAGAATCTTTCTTAAATTAGCAAATACCAAAACTCCCTAAATCTTCAAATTTAATAGAATTTTTAAAAAGAACTATAGATAGTAATTATTCCAGAAAATTATCTAATGAGTACGATAAACATTTATGCTTAATTAGTAACTATAATAAATCTTCTAATATATTAACTGCTATATGTCCTGAATTTATGCTAAACTAGTCTCGGTTTAATTCATTATTTACTGGAACTAATTATATAATAAAGGGGGATAATCATTCTTATGAAGATTTATAGTGGAAAACTACTAATCATAGATTATATTATCCTAAAATTGCCTCTAATAACCAAAAGTCTTTAAAAATTTCTGCTAAAATTATATCTGTAACTGATGATGTGCCTTCAGTAGCTATAGATGAAACTATTTTTAGAAGTAAATTAGGAAATGCTGAAGAAGCATATTAGTTTAGATATATTGAATCCAATAAAAGGTATGATAGTAATGCTACAAACTTAGTACGAGGTATCTATTCTCCTTATTTAGGCATAAAATCTAATGGAAATATTTTATATAATTCCATAATAAATATTTATATTCCAGGATATTCAGAATCTTAGATGACTAATTATTTTGCTATACGTTATGATGACAATACTGCTTACTATTCAATAGGAGATAGAATTGATATAAATACTGCTATACATGATTGGAAACACTTAAATGATGTTACAGATAATCCTTATTAGTATACTACTTTAGCTAGAGGAGACTGCTATTTATGCACATTTACTCATAGATTAAATCGTAATTTTGCAGATTCTTCTAATCCTTATAATGATGAGATATTAGATGAATATACTTGGAAAAATAATTACGATGCTAATAATTCCGAAAAATTATAGAGAATAAATAGAGGAGATGTAAATGCTGTATAGCTAGGTAGTTGGATTACCTTTAAGTTAAGAAGTTCTACTAACTTATCAATACGTTCTATTGATGAAAGTAATATTAATGAAAAAGGTATATTTGGTAGACCTAGAGCTTGGTATCCATATTAGTAGGATTTAATTTCAGGCAATAATAAAATACCAGAATCTTATTTATATAATGATGGTTTAAGAAGCACTTTAAATGAGAAATATTATTTTAATGTTCCTGAAGTACCATATATAAAAAATATTTATTAGAATCGTATTATATATTCTGATATATCTATAAATGACGCTTATAGAAATGGTTATAGAGTATTTAAATCTACTAACTATGTAGACTATACTAAAGAATATGGTTCTATTATAAAATTAGTACCTATGGGGTCTAGTCTCATATGTGTATTTGAACATGGTGTAGTACTTTTACCAGTAAATGAGCGAATACAAACTGGTGAAGGAGATGGTGGGGCAATTTTTATTAATACTAAAAATGTTCTTCCTGAAAATCCATAGATAGTACTTTCAGATATGATAGGTTCTTAGTGGGCTGAGAGCGTCGTGAAGACTCCATATGCAGTATATGGGGTAGATACTGTAGCTAAGAAAATTTGGAGGACTGACGGAAAGAATTTAGAAACAATTTCTGATTTTAAAGTAAATAAATTTTTAGTAGATAATTTGTCATTATCTGAACGAGAGACAACTCCTATTGTAGGAATTAGAAATGTAAAAACTCATTATAATGCTAATAAGAATGATGTAATGTTTACCTTCTATGATTAGAAATATGGATTTGAAGATAAAGCTTGGAATTTATGTTATAATGAAATTACAAAATCATTTGTAACATTTTATTCATGGCTACCGTCTTATTCTGCCAATATAGATAATATTTTCTTTACCTTTGATAGAAGTGTATCTAAATATATAGCAAAATTAGGATTGAATGATATGATGAGTAATAGCAAGAGCGGTTTAATTGTTAGTGCTAACATCTTACCAGTTAATTCTTTAGGAAAAAATATGAATGTAATAATGCCTATAAAAGGTATATATGATAGATACATACCAGAAAATATAGGATAGACAAAAGTTACTCTAGAAATTTTACCTGGTTTAAATCATTCTGAAAAGTATGTGCAGTTTTAGTATTTTACTCAAGAAGGAGGCTCTACAGTAAGTAAATCATCTATGATATTACCAAATGTAAATATTGATTCTAATGGTAATATTGAAGATGGAAAAGCTTATATAGAAGTTAAAATAGCTAGTATAATAGAGGAATGGGATAAACGATAGTCAGAGGAAGAGAAAAATAACGTAGCGACAGATAAACGAGAGTATTTAGTTCCTTAGGATATTTCTTAGGCTGGATTAAGTAGCTATTATAAAATATATAAAATCTTAAATGATAAATTATTAGCTATTAATATAAGAGCTACTTTAGGTACTGAAGAATCAGGTTCTGCAAGTACTTTTAATAAAGCTACTTTAATTAATAGTGGTTATTATGATTTTACTTTGTATTTTACATTCTCAGAATTTTTTTATAATAAATAGGAGACAGAAGTTACTAAGAAACTTCCAGCATTTTTAACTAATTTTTGGAAACATGGATAGGCTGGCATAATAGATACTCAAGAACATATTAAACCTTGTTATTGGTATAATAAACAACATCCATTCGAATTTGAATTTGTTGTAAAAGATAATTCTATAAAATAGAAAATTTGGGATAACTTACAAATTATATCTAATAAAGCTGAGCCTGAATCTTTTCATTTTGAAATTAATGGAGATAGCTATGAGTTTAGTAAAGATAAACCTAATATGTGGTATAGATAGGAATTAACTAAAAATACTTACCAAAAACTAGGTTCAGATATTACTTATGATCATTTATATAATGATTCTAAAAGAGGAGTATCTCCTTAGTAGTATCCTAAATCCACTATATTCCCATTATATTATAATAGATTAGATTCTGTTAATGAGATAGAAGATTATTATCATTCTATGCGTTCTCCTTCAGATAGGGATTACTCTAGACTTTCAGGTTCTGAAATAGTTAGATATGAGGATTTAAATTAGTATAATATTTCTACTCATGTTAAAAACTTACCTATTCCTAAACATGGAATAATAAAAGGTAATTCTTATTATTAGGAGGATGAGTGGTATATTTAGATACCTTCTATTAATATTGCCCAAAAGAACGAGACTACTTGGAAAGATGGTAAACCACCTATTGTATTAAATTGGATTCCTAATGATTTAGATAAAACTGAAATTAGTGATGAAGATTTGCCTAATACTTATAACTTAGGAAATGTAGATACTACAGGATGGACTTATCGTTAGTAGATTCCTATGAAAGATAAATATATAAAAATAAAGATAAGATATACAGGAAATGACTTAGCTATCATTACTGGAATATTAACAACATATAGACTAAGTTATGTATAAAAAAATTAAAAAATTTGAATTAGGGGGAGGCACTGGATAGTCTCTCCCTAATCCTACTTCTTCTTTTAGTCCTAATCTTGCATCTATTACAGCTTAGCAGAATTTATAGTTTAGTACTCCTAATATAGGTTCAATGGCTAGTAATTAGTTTTCTAATTTTTCTTCTAATATTACTGGTTATAGTAATGTCCCTTAGACAATAACATCAGAGTCTGGATTTACTAGACCTGATATGAAAAATATGAATCTTCAATAGATGGAAGCTTATACAACTCCATCATTTGGATAGCAATTAGGAGCTAATATATAGAATTATGCAACTTCTTATGCTATTAATAGATTAGGAAATTCTATTGGCTTAGAAAGTCCTATTAATGAACTAACTAGTGGACTTACTAATTCTAATGGAGTTGCTACTAGAATGATTGGTGGTGCAGCTAATTCTGCTTTAAAAAATGTTGCTGTAGGAGCAATTGCAGGTGCTGCAAAAGCTGCTGGTAAATCTTTAACTACGGCAGCTATAGGCTCAGGGTTAAAAGCTGGAGCTAAAGGAGCTTTATCTTCTATGGGAAGTGCTTCTGGTATTGCGGGATTAGCTAATACTGGTATTTAGGTTGCTTTTGGTAATTAGAGAAAAGCAGGTTGGGAAAACGCAGTAAATACAGTAGGAGGTATAGCTTCTATGATTCCTGGAGTAGGATGGGGATTAGGTGCAGGTTTAGCTGCCTTTAATCTTATCGGAGGTCTTACAGGAAAGAAAACTATAGCTGCTACTGGTAAAGATTGGCAATCTAGACAAGCTCAAAGTTCTGTAGCAGGAGGTTATGGTGGAGCAATGGAAGATATTGCAGATGCCGAATCTAGAGAAGGCTCTTACAGTGGATGGAACTCAGGTGCCAGAAGGAAAGCTAATAGACTTATTGCAAAAACTAATAATTGGAAAAATACTATGTGGGATTGGGCTCAAAGAAATGATTTAAATGATATTAGAAGTAATCAAATGAATTCTATTAATAATAATTAGTATTAGACTGATATAAGTGGAGGTTATGATTTATCTAACTCAGGCAGAATGTTGGTTGCTAAAGAAGGAGCTAAATTATTTAATTCTTATAAATCTATAAAAGAATACACTAAAAGAATAAAATCAGCAAAACAAGGTTCTAAATTAGTAAAAGAAGAACCTAAAGTAGAAGAGCCTATTATAGATAAAGAATTAGAAAGGTATTATGACGACCCATTATTCTCTACCAAATCTAAATATAATGATGATTTTCATTAGGGAGGAAGTTGGTCTGAAGATGGTAAAACATTTACTCCTTCTGAATTTTCTTTATTTAATTTCACACAGGAATAGATTGCTGAAGCATTATCTAAAGAATTTCCAGAAGCTTCTTTAAATATTACTGATGAGGTAAGAGCTTTTAAAGAGGGAGGAAAAGTTAATTCTAGAGATATGAATGTTATTCCTGAAGGAGCTTTACATGCTAGATTAAATCATATGGATAATGAAGATTTTACTAAAAAGGGTATTCCAGTTGTTGCTAAAGATGGTGATAAACTAGAATAGACTGCAGAGATAGAAAGAAACGAGATAATTTTTAATTTATCAGTGACTAATAAACTAGAAGAACTAATGAAAGATGGTTCTGCAAAAGCTGCATTAGAAGCAGGTAAATTATTAGCTGAAGAAATTCTTCATAACACTATAGATAACACTGGACTAATAAAGGAGGTAGAATAATGGCAGAAATAAATGATAAAGAATCTAACTTAGTAGATATTACTATAGGAGATAAAAAATATAAAGTAGAAATTGCTGATACTCCTGAAAAATAGGAAAAAGGTTTAATGGGTCGAGAATCTTTACCTGAAGATTAGGGAATGTTATTTATATATGATGAACCTCAAGACTTATCTTATTGGATGAAGGATACTCTTATTTCATTAGATATAATTTTTATAGACGATGATATGGAAGTAGTATCAGTTAAATAGGGGCAGCCAATGTCCGAAGAGCCTATTACTGAAAATGACGTCCAGTATGTTCTTGAAGTAAATAGTAATTCAGGTATTGAAGAAGGAGATTAGCTAGTAATAGAAGATTCTGATGATAGTGAATATTCTATGCATGTTCTTTTCCCTGACGGATCCACTCAAATGAATTTAAAAGGAGGAGAACGTATTGTAAGTAGAAGAGAAACTAAGATTCTTATAAAGAAGGCTAAAAAAGCAGAAGCATCTAAGACTGATGGAGCCTATCGAGCACTTGGTCGATACATCTTTAAAGTTTTAAAACGTCAAGATTCTAGAGAACCTGAATATGTGGATAGCCAAAAAGATAAAGATAACACTGATGAATAATTTAACGTTATAATTATATAATAATAGTTTTAGTTATTATTATTTTGTACGAATAAAACTGTGTATATAATTATAAAAATGAAGTTTAATCAATAATTAATTATGGAATATAAGTTTATTAAAAAGTTTTAGGAAGGTGGAGCAATGCCTCCACAAGGTGCACCTCAGGGTGCAGAACAAGGTGCTCCAGAGGAATAGGGTGCTGGTGCAGAACAAGATCCAATGACTATGTTGTTGCAAGCAGCAGCTTAGGCTTTGTAGAATCAAGATTGTAATATGGCTATGCAAGTGTGTCAGGCTTTGGTACAGATGGCTCAACAAGGTCAAGGTGGTGCTCCAGAAGAAGCAGGTCAGCCAGTATACCGTAAGGGAGGAAGACTTGTACGCAGAATTAAGAAATAATTTAATGTAAAAAATTAATAGGGGAGCATCTTTTGGTGTTCCCCTTTTTTAATTTATGGCAGAAAAGAATATAAAAATTTCGGGAATAGGTGATGTAACTCGTGCAGATTTTGTTAGAGCAATTACTGACCCAGATAAATTTAAAGAATTTGCTGACTAGTAGGGATGGGGTAATAAACGCCGTCAGTTAGCTTGGAATTCTTTACATAACTATGCTCAAGGAGTGTAGAATGGTGAAATAAATGAGATAAATGATATGCACTAGATAGTTGATGATACTGGTGCCAGAACTAACAAACAAGAAAAATATAATTGGATAGGAAGTAAGTTTGATGCTAATGGTGCAACTGCTGCCTTTATGAATTAGATAGCTAAAGGTATGTAGACTGCTTCTAAACCTGATGATAAGTCCTTAAAGAGTATACCTAGTGTTACTTCATATTTAAATCAATAGTGGTTTGGTAGTAATAATCCTGATTGGGAATTATTTTAGAAAAATGATACTTTGACAAATGGAGTATATGGCATCGCTAACAGAAGTGCTAAAATAAAAGAAGGATTAACTAAATATAAAAATGAGTTAACTACTAATGGTGCTTAGTATAATTGGGATGGAGTTGATAAAGATGCTCTTTATAAAAATCTCGATGCTGCTATAGCTTCTTCTAATGTGGCTACTTATGCTCCATTAGGTATTACTTCTGATTATATTAGTAATGCTTTAGCTACTAAAGATTTAAGTACTATGGTTGCTGATGCTGATACTGGTAGTGCTTAGGCATAGACAACAGAGAATGATCCTACTAGAGGATTTTCGGAGGAAGAATTAGCTCGATATAATACTATGACTCCTGAATAGTAGTAGGAGTATTTAGCTCAGAGACAATAGATTATTAATTTAAATAATGAAGAAGCTTTAACTAAAAATTAGGCAGAAATAGACGCGGCTAATAAAAGAAGAGAAGATGAAGCTTTCACGAACTGGTTAAAAGCTAATGGTTATTATTCGCCAAAGGCTTAGGCTACTTCATATGTTCCTTCTAGATTAGTATAGACTTCTATGGTAGATTCTAAAGGAAAAAGATTAGAAGGACCAGCTATTTCGAATGGAAAAGAATGGGATAAAGCTACTTATGCAAATAGTTTTGGTGATAAAGAATGGGATAATTTCATACATGGAGATTTAACTTCTGATATTCATAAAGTATACGCTCTAAAAAATGCTGACATTAGACGTACTACTAATGGTACTGTTACTATAAAATCTAAATTAGATTGGCTCAATTATAATTATTAGTAGTTATTAGATACAGGAAAGTTAAATGATATAGGTGATGATGTATCAGGTTATGTGGACGCTCCTAAAGGTACTGTATGGAGATTAAAGAACTCTAAAAGAAACTCTGATGGTACCTATATGTATATGCGTAAAAGAGGTAATAACTTAGAGTTTTACAGAAGTAAATCTTGGGGTGATTTACGAAATAATGAATATAAAAAACATATAAGTAAGCATCAATGGGGTGGAGGTATTTCCAGTGGTTAGACAAAATTAAGAGAACAATACTCAAAAGATTTAAAAGCTCGTCAAGATGCTATTAAATCTTAGAAAAATTTACAATAGGCTAATAGCATAGAAAGAACTCCATTACGAGATTAGAGAGACCCTAATAGAATAAAAGCTGGATAGCGAGAATTGGGAAATTTAGGTTAGCTAACTACTACTGACAAATTTCAGATTGCGGGTATTTTTACTGACATAGGTTCTACTGTGTCCTCATTCTTTGGTCCTGCTGGAAATTTAATAGGTGCGGGAGCAGGAGTTGTAGGAACTGGTCTTCATGCTATTGCTGATTTTAAGGACCCCTCTGTTAGTAAGGCAGAAGCATTTACTAATTTAGGAACTAACTTATTATTTGACGCAGCTGGCGCTGTTCCTATTTTGGGTTCTTATGGTAAGTTAGCTAAATTAGGCAGAGTAGGAAGAGCTTTACAAAATAATGCTAGATTATATAAATTAATTCTTGGTACTATAACTGCTCCAGGAATAATACAGGCTGCTCCAAATGCTGCTAGTGCTGTTAAAAAATTAGTAAAGGATCCAACTACTATTACAGCAGATGAGTTGCGAGATTTATCTACTGCGGTCTCTATAGCTACTGGAATGATTAAAGTAGCTCCTAATCATGATAAAATAAGAATTACTAATCCTAATTATGGGAAGGATGTAACAGTACATACTAATAGAGGTAAATAGACTATTCCTACTAAATAGTATGAAGCTATGATGGATAAAACTAAAAATCCTACTATGAGAGATAGAAATGAAGCCTTGGAAGCTGCTACTAAAGTAAAAGGTATTTAGTTCGATAATGGGATATTCCATAATTATGCTCCATCATCTAATAATTCCTTCAAGCTTGAAGGATTCTACGGTAAGTGGGGAATAGTAAGTCGTTTGGGTAATACTTCAGACCCAGAGACTAAATATATATATAGACCTGCTAAAACTTTAAAGAATTAGAATAGTAAAACTTCTAAACCTACTACTAACACTGAATAGCCAAAACCTGTTTAGAATTAGCCAACAATTACTAATAATCCTGAAAAACCTTTATAGACACATACTATAACTCCTGAATAGTAGAAAAAGGATATTGAGTTATTAAGAAAGAGATTTATGTCAGATAAACCTCTTCCTATTGATAATGCTACTAGAAAAGCTTATGAGCATTATAGAAAAAGACCTATGACTGATTAGGAGATTAAAGATTTGGAAGCTGAATAGTAGGCTAAAAGATTTATGCGAGATTTGTATAAACAATAGAAGCCTCAAGATTAGATTTATGCTGAGCGTAGGAATGCTTTATAGAAAGACTTATCTGAACGTAAGGCATTAGCAAAAGACCTTGCAGATGCATAGCAAGAAATTAAGTAGGCTAAAGCTAATACTCAATTTAAAATTAATCTTGCCGAAGGCAATGCTAGAGCAAAAGATTTACCTATTCCATCCGCTAGAGTTATAGTAACTCCTGAATCTGTAAGAACTTAGGCAAATAGAGAATTTGCTTTAAATTGGGAACCTATTGAATTTAAACCTAAATTAAAAGGAGCAGCCAGATCTAAAAAGTAGGCTATGTATGAACGTCTATTTCCTCCTTTTGCAGAAAGACAAGGTACTGGAAGTGCTATACAACACACTACTAGAAAATCTTTGGAAAGAAGACAAAAAATGTAGAATGCTGTGTAGTAGGAGTTCTTAGAAAGATAGAGAAAGTAGAATGCTATTATATTATCTCCTACTGAAAGTAGATAGGGAATGTATTAGCAAATGTTCTCTCCAGTATTAACTAATTTGGATAATTAGGCTAGAGCTGCTGGATTGAGAGCTAAACCTTCTAGAGCAGATGTTAAATCTACTAAATCTTCTGAATATAAATAGTAGTAGAAATAGAGTAGGTAGTAGAAGGCTTCAGAGGTTATGGAAGCTTTTGGTAGTACTAACAGTAATAATACTAAAGGACATAACAAAAATACTAATCTTCCACATAAACAATCTAATAAAAAGAAGAAAACTAGTAGAGATAATAACATTAAAAGACGTTAGGATGGGGGAGTATTATATGATTATGAATTCTTAAAATCTGTTCACGCTTTTAAACAAGGTGGTATTATTAAAGCCCAAGGAGGTATAAAATTAAATAATATATGGGCAGGTAAAAATTAGGATTATGGATATAATACTTATCTAAATAGATTTTTTGGTAATTAGGATGTTTTATCTTGGATGAGAACTCATTATGTAGGAGATGACGCCACTAAATAGTATGCCGATTATGTGATGAAAAATGTTAATGATCGTAATACTTATGGTGTAAATAATTATAATAATGATTCTACATATGTTGCTAATAAAGGTATTAATACTTTTAATACTGGATATTAGAATGCAGGTAATACTTTAAATTATATTTTATTTGGAAATAATACTAAAGATTATACTGATAAAAAAGGAGTTGCTTATGGTTTAATTAACTTTACTAGACCTGATAAAGCTTTAGCTACTGGTGATAGTTATAATGCTAATCCAAGTAAAGCTTATATAGATAATGCTTTAGGTCTGTAGACTTATTCTCGTGTAGCATCTTTAACTGATTCGGGTATAAAAGCTGGAGGTTTTGGAGATTGGGGAAAATATTGGAAAGAACAAGGTAATACTGGAGCTTATTATTATATAGCACCAGGTGATTCTTCTGGTAAAGGTCAATGGATTCCTACAAAGGATAAAACTTTGAATGGTTATCAAGATTTTGAAGCTGCCCCACAAGAAACTCCTAAAAAAGATGGTTCAGTAACTAATCCTGACATTGGTAAGAAATCTATATTTGATAAAGGTAAAGAATACTTATCTAAATTAACAAGTAACCCAGGTAATCTTTATAATGCAGTTGAGACTGGTAAATATTTATTGGCTAATAAAGCTACTAATGACATATTCAAAATAAAAGCTCCAAATTATGTTATTTCTCCTAAACATACTAGTTATCAAGTAATGGATAATTTATCTTAGCAGAATGCTTATCATAGTAAAGCTGCTGAGACAATGAATTAGGCTTCTAGACCACTTACTTCTAGTGGTTAGTTGTAGACTGCTGCTTAGCAAGAAAGTATGAATAATGCTAATAAGTTATATTTACAAGGTAACGCTGAAAGAAATACTTGGTTAGAAGGATAGAAACAGCAGTCTTATAAAGCAGGACTTTACAATATGGAAAATGCTGTTGATACTGCTAATGCTAATGCTCAGTAGGCATATAAAACTAGAATGCTTAATGAGTATCAAGACCCTAGAGATAGAATTAGAGGACTTGCTACTAATAGACAAAATTGGATTAATGCCTTAGAGAAATTTAATGTTATTGACCCATATGTTGAAAGAAAGAATGCTTAGTAGCAATATGGTTTAGCTAAAGCTTAGTGGGATTATCAGAATGATGCTAAGGTTTTATTAGCCCAACAAAAATATCAGTAGTTATTACGTGCCCATCAAAATGACTTAAACTTTAATGCATATGACACTCCTGAATATAAAAATTTAATTGAGGCATAGAAGGAGGCTGGAGCAAGATACTATAACAATATGTATTAGGTATATGGTATTAGTAATCCTGGATTTAAATACAAAAAAGGAGGTAAATTTGAAGATATATCAAAGTTTAATACCAAAGAATTTTATAATACTGTAAGACACAGTATTAATACTGCTACTAAATAGAGCGGGGATTTAAGTAAACTCATTAATACTTTATTTAAAAAGAGTAATAAGAAATGAATTTAAAAATACAAAAATTTGCAGAAGGGGGAACATCCTCCTCTGCATTTTTTTATTAGCCTTTAGCTATGGCTACAACTGGAGTAGAAGCTGAATCAGATACTGCTAAGTTGATAAAAGCTATGGCTGCTGCTAATAAAAAATCATCTAATGATGAGGATAAAGGGAAGATAACAGATAAAGATTTTCTAGGATTATTAAAAGATATAAATGGTCTTCCTAGCGACATCTTAAAACTATATACACAAGCTCAGAACTTTTGGGCTGACCCAACAAATACAGGAGATACTAATTACTCAAACTTTGCTTAGATGTTAACTAGAATATCTTTATAGGCTAAGATAGCTAAATTTAATAAAGAAGTTTGGGATAAATCTAGAGATACTATGTTTACCAATCATTCAGAAAATGAAATGGCTATTACTGATTAGGGAGGAGTTGTAATACAAACTAGTGATGGAGGAATAGATACTATTTCTGTTGAAAAATGGAAACAAAATCCTTATGTTTATAAAACTCTTACTAATGCAGATATAATGGAATTAAGAGCTTAGAAATTGCCTGGAGATAATTCTATTCTTAATATAGTAAATGGTAGTACTAGTGTAGAAGCTATTACTAATAAATTATAGAAAATATTAAGTAATGCTCAATCTAGTAGCGTTTCTTCGTATATTAGTACCGATGGTTTTAATACTAAATCTGGATTAACAGTACTTAAAGGGTTATTATAGAGAGGATTAGATCCAACTACATTAACTATGCCAGGAGTATATAAATATACTACTAAAGAAAATGCTGATTAGGTAGCTAATTTATTACAGTATGCTTGGGCGTCTTTATCCACTAAAGAATAGACCTTATTAACAGCTAGAGCAGGTAAAAATAAAAAAGGAGTAGATTATTTATTAAAATTATTAGCTACTGGTAATACTTCGTTCGATACCAAAATGGAATATTAGGATTAGTTAAACCCTGATGGCACTAAAAAAGATGCTAAAACTGGAAAAAGTGGTAGTAGTTCTGAATCTCAAGAAGGAGATTGGGAAGAAAAAGCAGCAGCTAATCCTGCATTTATGATATAGAATGGTATTGGAGGATAGGATAGCACATACCAATTTATGCCAGATTCTTCTAGTACTATGATGACTTTATATGGTTAGAAATATGGAGATATTAAAGATTTTTAGGATAAAAAAACTATATAGAGCACTAGTTTATCAGACATGCTTAGTAGGTCAGGACTTTAGGGAATAAGTGATACTAGAGCTATCTATTTTGGAGATAAGAGAATTGAAGATCCAGAAAAACTTAAAGATATAGTTTACTTAAATTAGGGAGGTATGCGAGTAAATTTACCAGCTAAATTAGATAATTATGGTAATAAAGTTCCTGATTTTGAATTAATTCCTAAATATGAATAGGCTATGAAAGAAATCAGAAATATTCCTTAGAATAACCCAAAAACTTTCCTTATTCGGGAAGCATAGATTCTTAAAAAATATGGATTAAGTGACTTAGTTGATTCTAAAGGATTCCCTAATAAAGATAGATTTGGGGCTTTCTTAGTAGTTAATGGACAAGCATCTTCTGATGCTGTTGGAAATCCTACATTAGCTACTACTGTAAATAATATGGATTCAGATTTTGAAAATATGTCAAAAATATTATATCCTGATGGTAAAGGAGGAGCTTCTTAGGAAGTTAGTGGTTCATCTGCTGCTCCTTTTGGGTGGTTTAATAGTAATATTTATAAAGCCCCAGTCTATATTCCATTAGATAATAATCCTGTATCTACTATGATATTAACTGGTAAAGTAACTCCTAATATGCTTAGTGCTATGGAAGAGTTATATAGAGCACAAAATGTTCCTATTAATAATACTAGCTCTAATGTTTTAAATAATTAATTATGTTAAATAACGATTGGATAGTTGCCAATATAAATAATCCCGATTATAGTACAGAAATGTTCAAAATGAAAGGGATAGATACTGATAATACTTAGATGTTAAAAGAAGAAAGTTATCTTAAATCTAATTTTATCATAAATAATCCAGCATTTGCTGATAACAATGGTAATTTTAATAAAGATAAATTTCACGATTATTACCAACAACAAGCTACTAAGTGGGGAGAATTATAGAAAGATAAATCTGTACATACTGTCTACGATATGTTTGATGTAAGATAGGCTCCTGGAGATTAGATATATAACCCATTTACTGGTACTACCTAGGGAATGAAAACTGATAAATAGAATCCTTTAGGATCGTTTATTAAACTTACATCTAACCCGACTAACTAGGGTGTTGGTATTAGTGGTTTTTAGGAAATAAGTAAACAAAGTAAAAGTACTAGAGAAATTGCTTAGGGTTAGAATATATTTGATTCATCTACTGGAAAATTTTTAAATGAAACTCCTGATAATATATCTCTATTTTCTAACCCTATTAAATATATTAAACAAATATTTAGTGATCCATTAGTATTAGCTACATACGATTCTGATGGAGAAAGTATTGACCCAATTTCAGGAAAAAAATTAAAGCACTCTAAAGGAGAAGTAAAATTAAATTCTAATGGTAAACCTTATTATGAAACTTTAAATGGTAGAAATCCTGCTACTAAATAGGTTTTATCAATGGGAGATATAGTGACATCAGAAGCATCTTCTTTAAATAAATATGATTTTATTGACTCTGATGATATGGATAAAAGTGTAAAAGGAACTATTTTAAAAAATGTAGCTTCTGTATTACCTTTAGCTATTCCATATGTTGGAGAAGCTTATAGTGCAGGTTTAGTAGTAAGGGAACTAGCTAAAACTACTCCTATGTTATATGGTATGATAAAATCTTTATTTTCAGATAAACCAGCTAATAGTTAGTTTCTTAACTCTTTACAAGGTAGAGCTACTGCTATGTCAGGAAGTGTTTCTGATGCCGGGTAGAGTGCTATATGGACTTGGGAAGGAGTATTTAATATGATGGGAGATGTAGCTACACAATGGGGTTAGCAAAAAGCTGTAGCTAATTGGACTAAAAAATTAATAACTGGAAAGTAGGATTTAAGTAAAGTAGCTGAAGAAGAAGCTAAAGCTTTATATGAATCTAAATTATAGAACATATTAAATAATGCTAATACTGCTGAAGATAAATATAAAGCATTATCATTATATGGAATGGAAGAAGGCTAGATAGCTAAAATATTAGAACAAGAAGGAAAAGCAGTTGGAGACGCTTGGAAATAGACATCTATAGGTTCTGCAGCTTTACGAAAAACTTTTGACGTATATAAACCTAGAATAGAAAAATTAAACAGATTAGGTGCTAATGCTTCATTAGCTTATATGGCATTAGTTTCTAATACTGATGTATATCAAAGTATGTTAGATTCAGGAGCTACTCCTAGAGAAGCCGCTGCAGTAGCTTTAGGATCTACTTTAGGTATGTATACTGTAGACAGACTAGGTATTGGAGAAATGTTCTTTGATGAATTAGCTAAAAATGATATGCGTCAAATAAGAACTGCCCTACTTGGTGAAAAAGAAAATTGGGCTAAAGCTTTAGGAGTTTCTACTAAAAATATTCCAGAAAATACTAATAAGTTTAAAAAACTTATATTATCTGGAAGAAACAAAATGGTTAAAGCTTTATAGGATTATGCTGACGATATTAAATATCATACTACTGGTGCAGTAGGTAAAGCTATAGGTGAAGGTCTTGAAGAAGTTTCTGAAGAATTTGTAACCGATATGTCTAAAGCTACCTATGAAATGCTCCATAACTTTGGAATAACTACACAGGCTAATGTTGGTGCTTTTAATTATGATCAAAATCTTAACGGAGAAGGAAAAGGCGGATATAATATAGCCCAATTACTCTCTAGATATGGAATGAACTTTATTGGAGGTACTCTTGGTGGAGGCATGTTCTATGGAGTTGGCGTTTTATAGGGTAAAAATTTTCATATAAATAAAGACTCTGGTAATATGTTATATTTAACTAGAGAAGGTAAGGCTGAAGATATGGTTAATACTATAGAACAAATGCGTAAGAAAGGACAGTTTGGCAGTACTACTATATCAGCAACTAATGCTACTACAGACAGTGATGGCTAGTAGGTTAATATTACTGTTGATGGAGATTTATCAATAAATGATTATATCGCTAAAAGACTTACTAATTAGATTCGTTCCTACCAAACTATTATGGACGATAATAATTTAAATAAATCTGATGAAGACTTATTTAACCAAATGATAATGTAGGATAAAATTTTTAGAAATCTACAAGGATATTTACAAGAAGAATCTTATATTACACGTTATCAATAGGCTTGGTAGAAATTAGCACAACAAGTAATTATAGCTCAAAAAGGTTTGGAAGTAGCAGCATCAGCTAAAAATGGAGAAATTCCAAAAGAATTAATACCTGAATTAGCCACTGCTAGTAGCTCTAAAGAACTAGTTGATAAGTTAGGAGAAGCACGTTTACCAGACTCTACAGAACGTCATAATAGTGGAGAAGAAGCTAAACGTAATTAGAATATAGCAGCTTGGTAGGATTACTTAAATAATAAAAAATAGGAGTTATTAAATTTTGAATCTCCTGAAAATTCATCATATTATACTGAAATGTTAATGTTTGGTATAGATCCTATTATATCTTCTACTTTTGGAACTTATGATTTTAATTCTTGGTTATATAATACTCAACACGGATTAACTGTAGACAAATTAACTTAGCCAGAAATAGAACAATATAAAGCTGATTATTAGACTTATTAGGCTAATGCATAGCCTCTTGATTTATAGGAATCTTTTAAATTATTTAAAGATTGGTAGTAGAAAATCGATCCTTATTTATAGTAGATGGCGTAGTAGTCTTAGAATTATGATAGTTATTAGAGAGAAGTCTAGGAATTATTTAAAGACGGAATAGATTGGTATCAAAATGCTAATCATCCAGAAAATAAGTAGTGGTATGAATCTGATGAAGAATATGCTAAATCAAAATAGCAAGAAGGAGAATCGGCTTAGGATTATAAAATACGTCAAGAACAAAGAACACAAGAAATAAATACAAAAGTTGAGTAGAAATTATAGGATTTAGTCAATTTTGTAAATACTCATATATTATATCCAATTACTTCTAGATAGATTAAAACTATGTTAGCTGCTAGAATTAAAGATATTAGAAAGAATGTAGTATTAACTAATTTTTCAGTATAGCAAGACAACTTAATAAAAGAATTATCGGGGGATTCTTTAAAAGATTATAAAGGTAATGATATGGAATCTCTTAGGACTGCAATTATTGGTACTAAAGAAAAGCCTGGAAAAATTGATTAGTATTTTGGTAAATTATATGGGCAGTTTATCCATCCTGATTATGAATATGATGAAGATTTAAACACAATGATACCATTTACTTCTTTATTTAATACTAATACAGATAGTTTTAGTAATATAGTAGTAACTGATTTATTGAATTAGAAGGTTATAAATGAGGATGCCTTACCTGAATTTGATGGTACTAAAATAGAGAAAATATAGAATTTATTAAGATTGGCTTCTATAGGTTTAGACAATATTTATAGAGGGTCAGACTCTCGTTATCAAGGTAAGTCCTATAAATATATATTAACAGAAGTATTTGGAAAAGATACTGTAGATAGAATTGAAAATTCTATAGAAAATTCTGAATATGTTGACCCTAATACCGATCAATAGTATAATTTACAATATATAAATCCTTATAAATATATAGCTAATGGAGAATAGATTACTGATGAATTAATTGAAAATTGGTTATAGGAAAATAAAGATGTTTCTAATAATTCTATACAATCTTTAATTAAATTATAGCCATTAATTACTAATAAAAATGGTAATTTTGATGATGCTAGAAAATCAGTTAATGATAGTTACAAAGCTTTTGCTGGAGAAGTACTTGATAATGCTGAAAAAAATATAAATAGTAATTTATTATATCAAACTTTAACAGGATTAACAGAATCATTACCAAATCCTATAGTAGAATTAGCTAAACATTTACCAGTGTATAATGAAAATGTAGAATCAGTAATTTAGAAAATGTATCAACATTTTGAAGACGATGATGATATTAATACTTTCCAATTAACTGGACAAGAAATGCAATCTTTACAACAAGTATAGACTGTTTTAAATCTTGCTTCTACATATATACGAGCAGCTTCTACAGATTAGGATTTAACTAATATTTATGGTCACAATAAAACTATAAATAGATTTAATCAAGAACATAAAATAAAAGCAAATCCTTTAGCTGAAATTGATGAAAACTATGCTAATATATATTAGATAGAAATAGGAAAATATTTAAGTATGATAGACCCTAATAGTTATTCTTTACCTTTTATATCTAATATAAATCAAGGAAATATAATAGGATAGTTTGATCAGGCTAAAGAAAAATTTACTTAGACTAAAAAAGAATTTTTTAACTCAAATAGAAATAATTTCGAAGCATGCAAAATAATTGCGTAAATCTATTAGAAGGTTATTCACCAGATATGGACTTAAAAGATATAGAAGCTTTATTATATGAAAATTATTATAAATATAAAGCTTAGGTGTATGAGGTAAATGCTATATTTGATTAGTTCATAGATAATATAAATAAATAGGAAACTACAAATCTAGATTAGACTGTTTCTTATACTACTTTTAATAATTATGATAAAATATCTTACTTACTAGCTACGCTAGGAGTAAAGTCTGATGATTATTTATCTTTTATAAAAGAAGAAGTAGATAAATATAATAATATAGTACCAATAGATGCTTAGCTATATTTAGCAAGAATAGGTATTGCAGCTATAAACAATCCTTCTTTAGTATCTTCTGTAATAAGTAGGATAAAAAAGAAATCAGATATTAAAGTACCTATACTTGATAGATTATTATTTATTAGTGGTATTGGAGGTTCAGGTAAGACTTCAGTAGTAGCTAAGTATATAACTGATTATGCTAAAAATAAACATATAATAGTAGCAGGACCTACCGATACTCAAGTAACTGGATTAAATAAATCCTTAGGAGTTACTGATGGAGTTAATGCCAAATAGTTATTATCTTTAGTTATAGATGATGCTAAATATGATAAATTAAATGGAAAGTTTAATAATCTAAGTAGTACTGATAGTGTAGATTCTTTAATTAATAATGTTGATGTTAAAAATCATGATTCTGGAATTTTAGTTATAGATGAGGTAACTCACTTCAGTACTTTGGATTTAGCTTTAATAAATAAATGGGCTAAAAAGAATGATATATTTATATTAGGTTTAGGAGATGATACTTAGTCTGGATATACTACTGATAAAATGATTGCTAATATAGATACTGACAATGTTTTTTGTTTAAGAACTCCCAGATTAGCTATATCATTACGTAATGGTAATATACAACAATCCTCTGATACAAAATTATTATACGGATTAACCTAGTAGGTAAGAACTTTAATAAATGATGTTATGCCTAAAGATAAATATGTTTAGGCTCGTAATGCTATTAAAAGTTATTCTCCTAGATATAGTTATTCTTCAGGAGAGTTACATGGAACTATAATTACTGATTCATTTGATCAATGGGATATGATTCCCCAAGATACTCCTAAAGGAATAGCTTATATTGGACCTAATGATATTACTAGCAAAATCCCTACAGCTAGAAAATTTAATAACATTAAAGAATTACAAGGATAGGAATTTGATTATTTAATATACGAAGGAAATATTAAAGCTCAAACTAGGGAATATGATGATACAGCAGTAGGAGATTTATTAAATAGCTCTAGAGAATTATATACTTTAATAAGTCGAGGTATAAAGGGAGCAGTTATTATATCTCCTAATTCAGGATTTACTAGTACTGAGGAATTTTATACTGGAGATACCACAGATTTTTCTTAGTATGCTAATGATAGAAGAAATAGTTTATTAGAAGAATTAAATAGTTATACTTTTAATCCTTCAACTAACACAACTCCTACAAATACTAGTACTACAAGTGCTGGTAATAATACTGGTAGTTCTTCTTCTGTAGAAACTGTTACTTATTATAATATGGCAGATTTAGATGATATGGTTCAAGATTTGGATATTACTCCTACTGATAAAGAATCTTTGGATAAAGATAATAAAGAGGCTTCAAATTTTACTTTAGAATCTATAGTAAGTGCCCCTAATGAAAATAGCTTTGATAGATGCTATGGTAATTTTAGTTTATTAGGTTTAAAGAGAGGTTCTAAAAAGGAGTGGCTTCAAGACATTACTTCTAATGAATTATCTGATATAGGAGTTGTGGCAAGATTTAATAAAGCTAATCAAATTATATCAGATGGTAAAGAAAAAGACCGTCTAGTAAGACAATTACTCACATTAAAATATGCTCTAATGTAGGTAAGAAGAACTGATACTAAAGATAATGAAAGATGGGATGGAGTAAGTTTTTTACGAAATCACCCAGAATTAGATCAATATTTTGATTCTCCAGAAACTTTTGAAAATTTAAAATATTACATAACTTTAAGAGAAAAAAAAGATACAGATTCTTTAATAGGATTTTCTGATTTAAATAATGATGAAATATCTTTTAATTACAATGGAGAATAGATAGTAGCTGTTGTTGAAGCTAGGTGGTCTAGTATTGACCCTGATGGTAATACGATAAATAATACTATTACATTAGGAAGTTTACCTAATCCTGATAAGAATGGAGCTTATTCTAAGTATGCTGAAGACCATAATGAATTATTACCAGCCTATGATAATTATGTAAAATAGTTTAAAGCTATATATGATGAGGGAGGGTAGAGAGAAATAAATGCTCCTAAAAATTTAATAACTTTATTAAAACATACTAATTCTTAGATTCCATTTTAGAAAGTTAGACCATAGTAGACTTGGAAATGGGAACGCACTATTAATGGAGAAACTTTTAAGGGTACTACTGAAGGAACTTTAAGAGATGCTGACACTATAAATAAAGCTGCATTAAAAGATAGAGGGTATTTATCAGTTTCTGAACCTATCGTATATATGGGAGGAGCTAATAAACTGGAAGGAGTAAACCCTAAAATGGAAGGTCAAGTAGTATATTTAGTATCTAGTTTACCTAATATGAGTACTGAGGAATTAGTTCAAATGTATTGTAGTAATAAATTAAATACTAGCTCTGATAATCTGGATAGAATGAAAGTACGTATGATAGTACCTACTCATAGAGGATTATCTTTCTAGGATTTAACTAATTAGGTATGGTAGGATATGTACACTTTAAAAGCTACTGATACTGAGAGTGCTAATAAATACCCATAGGATTAGACCTAGTTAGGACTTAGAATGTATGCACATTTATGGAACACTAGAGCTAATTTAAAAAGAGTACTTAATGCTTTATAGGTTAATCCAAATGATGATTTACATATATATAATTAGTTTAGAAGACTAAATCCAGAAGGATTAGAGAATAAAAGTCTTCGTTACTATATAGGATGGGATGAAAAAGATAGAAATGATGCTTTCTTTAAATATACCAATGGTGTTTATAATTGGAATGATGATGCCCCAGTAGTAGAAACTTTTAAAGAAAATTTTATAAGAGAGTAGAGAGAGTTAAAAGAATCTAACCCTAACAAATTAAAAAGTTATATATACGCTACTCCTGAATATATGTAGCAAATGCTTAAAGTAGTAGAAGGAGCTTTAGCTCCATTTAAAGACTTTATTAATTTAAAAACTTTTAATAATGATGGTACTACTTCTGAATTTGATGAATTAAATTATATAACTTTTGATAAAGAAGGTAGAACTAATGATATCCGTAAATTATTTATGCATTCCTTAAGAGATTATTAGGAAAATAGTAGAACTTATTAGTTTGCATTTCCTACTTATAATGCTAATGGAAACGAACGTACAGTATTGGTAGAATTAAATCAAGATGTAATTAAATCTCAATAGCAACTAGCAGAAGCTAGAAATAATTAGTATAAACCTTGGAGTATATTTAAAATAGTTCCAATGATATTAACTAAAAATTATAGATTTGTATCAATGGCTATGTCTCCTCAAGGTAATAAACTCTGGAATAAAGATTCTAATAAATATAAATATAAATATACTGACTCTGAGGGTAAATCCCAAGTAAAAGTATTACCAATGTAGGATTTAATAAAAGCAGGTCAAGATATAGGGAGTACTACAGAATTTACTAATATTATAGATTTAATATTTCATGGTACTACTAAAGTTCAAGATCCTAAAGTTTTTAGAGAATCTACCGCTCCATTTAGATGGGGTATATGGGCATATCCTAGAGTAGACTATGAGTAGGGGTCAGAATTATTATATAAAAAGAGTTTAGCAGATAGAGGAACCGCTTATTTTAGAAAAGTTAGAAATACATCAGGAACTAATAATATAAATAGCTTATATATGTCAGATGTTATTCCTATTCCTTTAGCTGATATATCTTTAGAAAAACGCACTGATACAATTACTAAAGAATAGCCTACAGCAGCTGTAATTTCAGGAGATACTAAAAAAATTAATAGTATTAAAAATATTGGAGTAATTACTGGAAGTTATTCTACTGTTTAGGAGGCTATAACCGCCCACAACTCAAAGTTATCTACGTTAGATTCTACTTTATTTGGAGAATATCCTCAAGCATCTTTAATATATTTAGAAGATGGTAATTTAAAATATATTGATTTTGATTCTGAAGAGATTACATAGGGTTTTGACTTTAAATCTGGAAAAATCAAAAATATATTTAAAAGTATAGATACAGGAAAATATTATATTATAAGTAATGATGGTATAGTAGAAGAATATAAATTAAATTCTGATGATTCTAGTAAAAAGAAAAAACTTATAGAAGAAGCTGTTAAAGATAAAAAAGTACTAAGTAAAATATACGATGAATTATTAGATACGACGGCTTATGAGGAAGAGGATATGTCTACAGATTATATATCTAGAGATGATTTTATGAACTTATCTTCGGTAGAAGATGTTAAAAGTAAAATTGAAGAGATATTAGATGATACAGCTACTGATGGTTTATAGTCAGAAGGATAGTATATAGATAATATTATAGATTATGAAAATTGTTCTATTAATTTAGTATAATAAATGGCTTGTAGAGAACTTATAAAAATAACAGGTATTGATAATATTGAATCAGTACAATCCCTATTAGAGTTTTTAACTAGATTAGACTCTAGACAATGGAAAAATTTAAAAAATGATGATGCTAAGTTAATGAAAGTTATATCTAAGTCAGTGTACTTACCCGAAGAGGGTAAGGCACTTACTTAGGATGATATTATTCATTTAAAAGCAGTGCAGCAATAGATAAATTTACTTGCTAATAAATTTGAAAATATTAAAGGAGATGATTTAAATAAATTATTGAAAATATTTGAACCATCAACTACATCATAGGACGAATCTATATCTTAGGAATAGAATATAGATACATCCACACAATAGATATTAGATACTATTAAAGCTTAGTAGGAAGAGTTAGTAGTTACTAATAAAGAACTTTTAAATATTGCTTATGTAAATAATAAAGGATATGATAGATTAAGAAAATTTGATTTAACTAGAAATATTATTAAATCTATATTTATATCTCCTAATAAGTATGAATTAAATTCTAATGAGTGGGCTATTAATAGTAATATAGTTAATTTAAAAAATTAGTGGATGAATACTATTAGTTTATATCTGGGAGGAGAAAAAGCAGATATGTATACTAAAGTAGGAAATTCTTGGAAATATAATCACAAAGCAGATGATATTATAGAAGCTTTTAAACATAAAATTTATAAGAAAGAATTTAAAAGCTCCTTTAGTTCTGATGAGAAGTATAGAAATGCTATAGCAGCCTTCTTTAATCTTATAAATTTTGATGACGATATTAAAGAAATTATAGGTAAAAATTTAAAGGTTGTTGGCAACTCTAATCATAGTTTTACCATAAAGAATATGCCTTATACTTTAAAGGGAGAGTCTTCTTTACGTAAAAGTTGGTCAGATAATGAATTAATAAATGGGCTTACTAATATTTCTTAGATGTCTAAATCTTTGTTTAAGATTATTCCATATATTAATTCTAATAACGAGGATGAGTCTCAATTTATAGATGATATATCAGCTATTACTGCTTTTAGTCATTTAAGACAAGAATTGGCAAGTACTAATAATTAGTATTTAACTGAGTTAAAGTAGCGTGCTCAAACATTTAGAGATAACTCTAATAAATTATTATATGATATATTTAATAATCCTCATATTGAAGATATAATAGGAACTTTTGAATAGAGAGAATAGGATATATTGCATTCTATAAAATAGTGGGGATTCTCTAATGGAGGTTTATATGAACTTCAACTAGGAAAAGTTACACATAAAGCTACAATATTAGATTGTATTGTAACTTCTTTAATATCATTAGACCCTATGAATTATTAGCAAGTTTATATTGTAAATGAAGGCAATAGAGTTAGTTCTAGAGTGGCTATTAAAGATAGATTTAACTATAATAGAGAAACTCTAAATACTACAGAAGTTATTAATAATTAGAATGACAACGTTACAACTATGGATAATTCTATGGTTATTCATAATAATTTTGGTAAATTAGATTATATAAATCCTGCCGGAGTAGCTGTTCCTAATTCTTATTAGATTAAACATGGTAATCTGTTAATAGTTGTAGGGCCTAATACTAAAAAAACTAATCTTTAGGGTATTTTATCAACTAATCCTAGTAATTTAGATATATATATATTTAAAATTAGCGGCAATTAGCGGGAAAATGTCACTAATCAATATATAAATGGGGATTTTAATGAAAAAGCTATTATTAATGGAAGTATAGATAGCAGATTCGTTGAAATGTTTGATTTTATAGAAGATTCTTTAGACTTAAAAACTATGTCTTAGGATTAGTTACATAAATAGTATGCTTAGATGTAGAAACTCTTTGGTCATGGTACTTATAATGGATTTACTGGTATGTTAGTAACAGCTGTTCGTAATGAAATAGTAAAACATATAGTAGGATATTATAATGATTTCGTAGAAAATTATCCATAGGCAGCAGCTTCTCAATTATCTATAGCTAATTTCTTTGATCCTAACACTAACCCATTATTACCTGATACATATAGTAATATAAATTTAAAAGCTACTAGAGGTTCTATTGCTAGACCCGGAGAAACTGGTACAGAATTTAGAGTTGCTAATGCTTATCTTGATAACTGGTTATTTGCTTTTGGACAATCAAAGAAAATTGTTGAAGGAACTAATGTATCAGCTGTAACTTCTAATGCTTAGGGATCTAAAATACCTAATTATAGACAATATTCTATTGGTAATAATATTCAAGAATTATTAAGAGAATAGGTAAATTCTGAAAGTAGATATAAAGGATAGGAAACAAGAACTAGTGCCTCTTCACAATTATTGTTTGTAAATAATTTAATTGGAGGAACAAATTTAGTTATGGAGCCACGATTAGATTTGGAAGCTGTAGATGTATATGGCAAATCTAAGCAATTAAAAAATATGAGTTCAGCAGAACTCTTATATCATGGTATCATAGATAATTTTTATGCTCATTTGTTTGATGATTCAAATCCTTATGTATCTATAAAACCGGCTGATTATTCTGATAAAACTTCTGATTTTATATATCCTATAAGAGCGGGAGTAAATGTAGTTAATATAGGAGTTTCTTTAAATAAAGCTACTAGATAGGATATTCAAGACTCTTATAAAGCATCTATTGGATAGTTTTATAAACGTTTACTAAATAATACTTTATATGATTTAACTAGAGCTATTAATAGATAGCGATTTCCTTCATTTCCTCTAACTACAGGAGATAATACTATAAAAGGTTGGGGAACAGATGGTTTGTATCATATAGGTTACGATATGACAGAAGATTAGCTTTTAGAAGCTAGCAAAATATTTGATAAATGGATTACTTCTGTACCTTCAAATCCTACTATTTAGATAGATGGTCATACATTTACTATTTCTACATTACTAAATACAGATCCAGAAACTATATTATATTAGAATGATTTAGGATAGGATGTTACTGTTTCTTAGGTTCTAGCTCAAGCTGAAAAAGGTTTAAGGGAAACTGATTTAGTTAAAATGGCACAGTAGGCTGGAGCAAATTTATATGTTAATGTAAATTATGTAAAAAATAAAGATAAAATTAAATTAAATCCTTTAGCTGTATATTTGGGAAGTTAGTAGTTCAAACCTGATAATTTTATTAATAGATGGTAGATGGAGTAGGCAAGCTTTCTTGATACTTTACTTAAAAAAGGATTCAAGGTAAAACTTACTCAAACTATTAATATAGACCCTGAGGGTAATTACCCCCCTATAATTAAATCTTTACCAGCACAATAGTTAGTAACTAAGTTTTTTTAGAGTGATAACCTAAAATCTTGGAGATAGTATACCGATGATGAAGGTAATACTAAAGAGTGGAATTTAGAATAGTGGGTAAGAGGAGATTATATGGTTCTTGGCAAAGCTGTTGATGAAAATAGTAAAAGTACAGACTTATTATTTGATTCTTAGCTTCCAAGAAATGCTAATAAAATAATCATAAATCCTATGTTAGAATATTTCTTTAATGTTGATAATTTATTATCAGGAAATATGAGATATACTATGTTGGGTACTGAATTATCTGACCCATTAAAATATAAGGATTATGATTCTGCTAAAGGGGCTTTTATTAATAACATTACTAAAAGAATAAATTCCGAAGAAGATCCTTAGGAACAACAACGTTTGTAGGCTATAAAATCTTAGGCTATGTCTATAGATTTTAAAAATGGCTCTATTCAAAATATAGAATTTTTATCTGAAAATGTTCCAACACTATTCCATGAATAGGAAGCTAATTTATGGAATACTAGTAATAAACGTGCTAATATAGTATCTGCTACTATGATTCCATTTATGTTAGGAACTTAGCAAGGTATTAGTAGAGATATAAATGCCGCTACTATAGAAGATATTGGAGCACATGTTTGGAATTTTAGAGGATAGAAGGATAGTGATATTGATGCTATGGATGGTTCTACTTTTATTAACCCTATACAAGCTGTGTTTGAATCCTGGTCTTTAGGAGGGTAGACTATAGGTATGGATAAGAAAACTATTGGACATGCTTATGATAATAGAACAGGTTCTGTAGTATTATGGAAACATGCCACATACGCTATTACTAATGAGAGAATGAGAATGTCTTCTAATTCTGAAATAAAACTTACTAATATATTTAAGAAGATGTCCTCAATGAAATTTGATGGCATTAATGATATAAATTTAGTAGATGGTAGAGGATATAAATTTGATAATTTATATTATGAATCTGGACCTAATTAGTACAGAATGATTTGGTCTTTAAATTATGACGCATCAAACAATTTATATTATACTAAAGAATTTGATGTAGACATAAATGGTAATAAAATAGATGATACTTTACATATAGAATATCAAGTATTTGATGCTACTACTTAGGAAAAATTAACTCCTGAAGAATATAATAATAGAAATGGTAAAAATGTGGAAACTATAAATTCAGTATATGAATTACATAGAGCTTTAGGTGGAATTTATAGTAAAGAATTAACTCTTGATACCAATACTTTAATAGATTCAGAGAATTCTAATATTGCTTCTGCATAGATTTTAAATAATGCTTCTTATGTAGAAAATAATGAAATAATTCAACCTTATAAAAATAAAATGATACATTACCTAGCTAATAAATCTGCTTCTAAAAGAGCTTAGGGGAATGTAAACTCAAAAGCTCTATGGTTTAATAACGAGCCTTTAACTTATGTACATATGACTATGACTCATTATGGAGTATAGTTGGATGCTGATCACGATAAGGATGCAGGAGAAATTACTCAGCCTACATAGGCTATTACAGCCCTTGAACAAGGAGGTAATTTGCATTATTTATCAAAAAGGGTTTATTATGAATTAGGCTAGTTAGCTATGGAAACTTGTAAATTAGAATTAGATACTGCTAATAAATTCTTAGAAGCATATAATGATGGTAAAAAATTAACTGCTTAGGAAGTCCAAGAAATAACAGAAAATATTGGCTAGTTAGTTGCTGCTAGTTATTCATAGTAGAGTGACGCTGAACTAGGAGACATAATTCTACAAGGAATTTCTAAAGTATTAAAATCTAATAATGAGGATTTAAAACAGAATTTTGCAATACCATTTAGCGATGCTACTTTATATGGTAGTTTATTGCCATCTATAGCTACAGTAATTAATAATAAAGGAATTAAAGGTAAATATAAAGGATTGGCTCTAGTATTAACTCCGGGATTTAAATATGTGCAAACATTTAAATATGGCGGAGAGACTCATATGAGTTCTGATGTATATAATGATGCCATAGCAGCCATGACTGATGGGACATTTAATCCTTTAGATTATCGTCCTGTTATTAATGGTAAAAATAAAATAGTATCATTATCTAATGATTAGGAGACTAGAAAATCTCAAATTATTGATAATAATAATTTACAAGTTCTACCTCTATCTTCAGATTATTAGATTAGAAAATAGTAGATAATTGATTGTTATTTACTATACTAGTAGTAGTTAGAAGAAGCTAAAGGTAATGTTAATTTTGAGGAATTTGTACCTTCTGACGTAGTTGATGTAGTATATAAAGTTTTAAATAGAAAAACTAAAACTTATGTAAATTACAGAACTCATATAGCTTTAGATAATATTGATACTTATTATGACTTTATTGACGCTAATACAAATGGAACTTTAAAAGAGTATTTATTATCCTAGGGAGCTTTAATAGATCCTAACTCAGAAATAGTATCTCTACATTAGGATGTTATGCATGGTAGAGATTTAGCTCCAGAGCGTGTTGTATTTGATTATGGAACTATTAATCCTGATGGTATTTTTAATAAAGTAGGTCATACTAATATTTTCTTAATTGATGGTATTAGAAATAATAGAAAAAATTCTAATATGCGTAAATAGGAATATTAGAAAATTCTAAATGACTTACATAATGGATAGGTTACTATTAACGGACAAACTTATGTAGTTTAGAATAAACAACTATAGGCAGCTGAGAATGTTATGCCTAACATTTACAGTAAAATATTTGGAGTAGATAATCTATCTTTAATTGAGGCTAAAAAGTTATTACAAACTAAGATAGGTAGAGCAGATTATTTTTAGCCTAAAGTCTTTAAAGGTAATTATGATGTAGCTTTTATTACTGGTAACAATAAACATACTTATTTAAGTTTTTCAGAACCTCTTATTAAAAATGACGCAGGAGTATTTTTTAAAGAAAAAGATATTTCGGGTAATATAATAGCTAAAAAAGAAGGTGAATTAACCTGGTTATATAAAGTATCTAGAGATAAATAGTTATTATACAAAGTAGGTCTACGTACTAGTGAGGGAGATATATAGTTAGTAAAAGAATATAATGTTACTTAGTAGGGAGGACAAGGTACTGCTTCTAGATATAATTATTATTATGTAGACATCAATAAATTAAGGGCTCTAGGAGTAGATGATTTAACTATTTCTAATATTATTAATGACATATATCATCAAAAATTTTATTTAGGAGCAGAAATTAGTGATTCTTAGAAAAATTCACAAACAGAAGTTGATTTAATATCTGACTCTTTTAGAGATCCTAACCTTAAATAGTTTATTAATAATTAGTTCTCTTTGATTGGGGTTGTGTTAGAAGATGCAAGAAATGAATACTATCAAAATAAACAAAAGTATTTAATGGCTTCTTTTGAAAAAACCTTAGACACTGTTGCCGACCGTATCCCTACCGCTTCTTTACAATCTTTTATGAAGATGAGAACTGTAGGATTTACTTAGATTAATAATAATAGAATTTATGTCTCACATTTTTAGGCATGGCTTTAGGGAGCCGACTATGACGTAGATAAAGCCTACGTAATGGGCTTTAATTTCGATGATAACGGACAATTTATTGGATGGAGTGATTTATTTGATTATTCCTCTAATGAATCTTTGGAATCTTCTTGTTCATTGCCAGTACCTAGAAATTCTAAATGGATAAAAACCAATAATGGTATAAATATAGAAAGATATGCTGAAGAAGCTTAGAAAGCATATGATTCTAATAATATTATTTTAAGAAATGCTCTTATAAATAAAGTATTAGATAATATAGATTATAGTCCTAATAGTACTATAGAAGTAAATTACTCTAGCCCAATATTAAATTAGTTAATTAGTGATATTAATACTCATGAGAGTACTTAGTTATCTGGTGATAATAAAATATTAGCTTTTTAGAATGCAGTATCGTGGACCACATAGGCTATAGTAAATGATGAGAGAAACTTACTTGATTCATACAGTCCTACTAACGTAGAAGGTATGAAACAAGTAGTAAGAGATAAATAGTTAGCCAGTGATAGTGGTACTTATACTTAGTGGAATCCTGCTACTAAATGGGTATTATAGGAAGAGAACTTAATTGGTAAAAACGTTATCTCTGTAGCAGCTAATGCAGAAAAAGTTTATTTTAGTTTATTACATTATTATAATGAAATTGTAAGACATCCTGAGAAATATAACAAAGATTTATATACTTTTGCTAAATCTTTTGAGGGGGTATTTATGAAGATTGATGGTACTCCAGTTATAAAAGAAACTATTGGAGGTATTAATTTTAATAATGACAATAGATTAAATAAATTATCTATTTTATTACTTAGCTCTAATTAGGAATTAACTGATATTAAAAATTCTCTTATTCAAGAAATATATTAGGGTAATACTTCAGAATATGAGCAAGATTTTATAAATGCTTATAAAAATAATGAATATTCTAATAAGCTACAAACTTTATTAAATAGTATAGATACTACGCTTAGTGAAGATGAAGCTAAATATATGCCTCTAATGTAGTCATTAATTAATAATGCTACAGATCCATCTGATTTAATATCTCAGTTACTTAACTCAGCTACTGATAATGCAAAAGAGCTTATTTTAAATAAGATAAATGCTGGTATGAATTTAGCAGGAGTACATGGGTATCTCATGATAATGGGATTCCCATTAGATTAGATTGTAGATTTAATGACTTCACCTGTAGTTAGACTTGTAGACAGATTAAGTAAATCTGATATGTTCTCTGATATTGGAGTTAAAAGTAATAGTGTTTAGAAAGTATTAGATTAGTTAATTTCTAGTAATCCTGATAAACAAAAAGATTGGTTTTAGTATGTATTAGATCCTACTACTATTAATAACTATGACCCTGGAAGAGATACTATTGTAGGTCAAACTTTAGTAAAATTATTAAACGATACTTCTATTACTTCAGATAACGGAACTACATTATATTTTATAAATGGTATTTATGTATAGAATGATAATAATCCTGTAAATCCATAGATTAAAACTTATAAAAGATTAAAGGATGCTCCAAAATAGTTTTAGAAACCTTTAGAATCTCTTCTTAGACAAAGATATGATGGGCTATTCTTTAATAAATTAAAAGGATTTAAAGCTGTACATAGAGGTGCCAGAGAAACTACAGCAGCTGCATAGTTACTTTTTAGCATGAATTAGGGAATACGTACTCAGTAGAATGAATAGCTAGCATTTGAAAATCGTTTTAATAACTTTATAAAAGGTTTTGATGAAATACTACCAAGTATTTAGGAAATAAAAGATTTAAAAACTAAATATGCTGGAAAACTTTTACCAAGTTCTTTAAATGAACAAGGCACTGATTTAGTTACTGACTTGGAAGCTTTATTCAATAAAGTAAAAGAATTGCATCCTAATTATTCTAATAGTTATATATATAGTATTGTATCATAGAGTTTAAAAGCTGGAATTTATAAAAATTTCAGTTTTTATGAATATATGATAAATGCCCCTATATAGATACAAGAATTGGACGGAACTATTAGAAATACTGATTATAGAACTTTAGCTACAGAATATTATAATTTAATAAAAGATTCTATAAATATATTAGATGTTATAAATCATTCAGATTAGTATAGTGTTTATTTAGAACTACAAAAAGCGGCTACTATAAATACTGATATAGTATCTAAGAAGAGCTAGTTAGTTAGAAAATTTTATGAAATATTACGTAGAGATAGGGGGTATATTGACTCTAAAAAACTTAATTAGATATAGAGTTATATTGACTAGGCATATATTTAGTAGTATTTAACTAATATTTAGTTAGCTGTAAATAATGAAATTTTACCATTTTCATTTCCATTAAAGGAGGGTCAGAAATTATTAAAGGATCAAAGACTAATTAAAGTAAGTTCTAATACAGAAATTATTATGAATAGTAAAGATAATATTGCTACTTTTAAATATTGGTTTCATAAATATTTAATACCTTCTTTAAAAACAGGTTCCTATTGGGATGGTGAGAAAATGTAGGAATTTCCTGAAAATAGATTTATTAATGGATTACAAATAAGAACAGAACAGGGTAAACCTGTTTTATCCTTAGATATTGATATGCTTAGTATTGATAAATCTAGAGAATCTACATTAAAATATGCGGCTTATGAAGAAGATTTCAATAAACTTATAAATTATAAAATAGGTTAGTTTAATTTATAGGATATATTTATGATTTATAATTTATTTGTAAATGGTAACAAATATGGCTATAATAGATTAACTACATTATTTTAGAGTAAATTAGTAGAAGATATAAATAATATTGAAAATCCTTAGTATACTCCAAGTGCTTTAATGCAATGGTATAAGCATTTAGGATAGGCTGATAAAGCTAATATATAGCAAACTATTGATACTAAAAATTTACCTATAGAAGATTCTATAAATGCCTTAGGAGTTACTCTTAAAGGATTTGATATTTATTCTGCTCCATATGTAGAATCTCTTTAGTAGTCTGGAGATAATAAAGTAGTACGTATAAAAGATCCTAGAAATTCTCCTACTAAAGGTTTAGTTGTGCTTTATGACACTAAAGATCATAAATATATAAATCCTTTTACCTAGATATCTGAAGGATATGATAATTAGAGAGAACTTATTGAAAGATTAAAAATAAATAAAGAATATTATCCAATAAATATTGATTTACAAGAATAGATAAATAAATTAGAATAGATGTTTAAAGATATTGTTTCTGGAGGTACTAGCCTATACAATATGACAATATCTGGTAAAGTTAAAATTAGAGTTAATTGTTAATGAGTTGTACTATCACATTAAATATTGGTAGTAATAAAATTACTTTGGATGGAATAGAAGAAGATTCCATCCAAAGTTTTTATGATTACTCCAATCTTATATAGGAAATAAATAAATAGGGTAAAACTGAAGAATTTATTAATGCTATACGTGCTTAGGGTATTAATAATACTTCAATATACGTAAATAAAGATATGGAAGGACTTACTGATAGTAAATAGTTTTTTCTTCCAAATATGACTTATAGAGAATTTCGTAATAAATTTCCTACAGCTCCTGAATTAGAAAATATAAATGTATTATATGTAGACGAAATAAAAACTAATGGAACTGATACTCCTTTAGTATATTCTACTAAAGATGTTTAGGGTAATGATTTATATATAGTACAAAGAGGTGGAGAAAAATAGTTTATAAATTATTTAAATAAGCTTAAAACAATTTAGGATAACGATATTCCAAGTAATTTTATAAATTTTATATAGGAATTAGAGCAATCTGACGAAGCTTGGTTAAGAAAATTTTCATCATATTCTTTTACACAATCTTCTAGTAAAAAAGCCAGAGGAGAATACGAAGGAAGTATTAAAACTGCCAGAGAAGTGCTTGCTAAATATCTACAGAATCCTGAAAGTTTTTATGAATATTTATTATCAGGAAAAAATGCTAACTTTAAACAAAATGTAGAACGTATTAGAAAAATAAAAGAAGCATTAAATTCTTTAAATGATTATGACTCTCCGAGAGAGTATGGAACTCCTTTTGCTAATGCTTTAATGATGCATACTTCTTATAAAAAATTTAATGGAATTACTTATAGAGCTGTCACTTTATAGCAATTAAAAACATTAACAAAATAGGCTTCTTCTGAATTATATGAAAAGTATTTTTCAAAAGATAATCCTGATCCAAGTGCTATATAGATTAAAGTAAATTCAGTATTACGATAGTTATTTTGGAATACTGAGGGCTAGGAAAATTTAAGTACTAAAGGTATTTAGATAGAAGCTATTTATAATGGTAATATATATTTTAATATTTAGCCTTCTACATTTGAAACTAAATATGGATATACTATAGCATCTAAAGAGGCATATCCTCATCAAGAATAGGAATATAAAGGTTATAACATATATTCAGCAGTAATAAATGGGACCACTAAGTTCATGGTAGCTAGAGGAGTTTTTACTGATTAGAATGTAGGAAAGACTTACGATAGTTTATAGCAAGCTAGAGATTTTATTGATAAGTCTTTTAAAGAAGATATTCTAAAAAAAGGATTATTATTAGACTTATATATGCCTAACGAACATGGTGTATAGTTTAATTTATCTACTCATAACTCTACTATATTACCTGGTTAGGTTATTAGAGCTATAAATGTCTAGATAAATTCTAAAGCATTTACTAAAGAAATTTAGAATTATAATGCTGAATAGGGGTTGAAGTTTATACAAAAACATAATGATACCGTAGACACTACTTAGTTAGATAGCTTAGAAAAAATTTTATTAACCGCAGCTAAGGTACAAGAAGGTATAGATAAAGGTATGTAGGAGGATTTAACAGAATTTATTGATAATCTTAATAATTATAATTATTACTACGTTAATAATGTAGATTAGAGTTAGGGTTTATAGTATAATATATAGTTACAACAAATACCTAATGTAAGAAGTGCTACTAGCAGTCCTATAGGATGGGTTTCTATGCCTCAGAGATTAACTTATTTTGCCAATAAGATTAAGTCTAGATTTGGGATACCAACTTAGGTATTAAATAAATAGGCTATATCTGAAAATTATGGTGAATAGTTCGTTGATAAAAAGGCTTTTATTAGCAATAATGAAATTGTAATTAACCTTGAATCAGCTACTAAACAAGATGTAGCACATGAATATATGCATGTATTTATGGGTATTGTAAAAAGCTAGCCAGATTTATAGGAAGATTATTTTGATTTATTACAAAATTTAGTAGAAAACACTGAATAGGGACAGTAGCAATTATAGGAATATCAAAATGTTTCTGAATATTCTGACTTAGCTAGAATTGATTTATATGAAGAAGTTGCTGCTAACATAATGGGAGAATATCTTACTTCATTAAACCCTAATACATACTCTAAAATATTTAGAGATTTTAGAAAATTTATTTAGAATAATACTTTTAATTAGGATTTAAAAGAAAATATTTTAGATTTTACAGATTTTGCTGTAAATAGTTCCTATAAAATAAGTACTAATAGTACAGAACGTTAGATTACTAATTTTTTAAAGGCAGCATTACAAAATAATATTATTTAGGAGATTTGTTGATGAGTTGTAAATATTTTTTTAAAGGAGTATCTAAAAAATCTGATAAATTATATCAGATATTTAGTAAACTAGCAGGGGATGAAGGGTTATCTTATTTTGAATTACATAATTTAATATCTGATAATATAGATTTAACTAAATATAGTGATACTTTATTTTCGGCACAGACTGATGTATATAATAAACTAGTAAGTCTAAAAGCTAGTCCTCTTATTTTTGATAAATGGGGTAATGTAGTAGCTGATGATCCAGAATCAGGAGTATATAATATTTAGCATTTTTTAGATAGTTAGTACTTTGACCCAGATTAGAAGTATTATACTAAAATGAATGATGAGAATTATAAAGATGCTTTAAGAAAGCGGGGCTACACTGAAGACTAGATAGCTCAAGAGTTTGAAAGGTTTAAATTAGTCGGAGCTGATGCTTATGTAATACATTATTTAGTTAATAACTTAGAGATTTCAAATGTAAATGACCCATATACTTGGAATGTACAAGTATCTTTACTTATTGGTAAGTAGATAACAAAATTAACTGAAGATATTACTAAACGTAAGTTGAGTAATTTAAGTACTGATTTCTAGGAATCTTTATTAAATAGTTTTAATAGAGTTTTACAAAGTGTTGGTAATAATAATAATTTAGGTTCTCAAATTTTATAGTCTAGAATAATAACTGCTAGAGAAAATAAAATGGGAACTAGTACTAGTCGAGTACGTAATATTGCAATTACTCATGCATTAACAAAAGATGGGATAAAATTACGTGGACACATAGACTAGGTAATTGTAGATAAATATGGAAATATTGCTATATATTAGAATATAGTATCTAGTTAGCCTTATGAATCTTGGATAAAAATAAAGAAGTAGAAATTTGAATTAGAACTAGCTTTTTTAAAGAAAATATTATAGGCTAAGGGATTTAATGCTAATAAGATTAGTTTACATTTAATTCCTACATAGATAGTATATAATGATGATGGTTCTATAAAAGATATTCGTATGGATTATCCAAAAAATATCTAGGTTCAAGGAGAATACTAGTTAGGGGATATAGATGAAGCAGTTGAAGCCTATATAGATACTCCTGATTTAAGTTTTGGTAATATTGATGATAAAGTATAGACAGCATTAGATAAAACTAATTTAATGTTTTTAAATGCTAACATTACTTAGAATAGAATTACTAAAACTATTGATAGTTATATCGCTTAGCAGTATAATCCTAGAACTGGTACTGGTGATATAGTAAAACTAGAAGATGATCCATAGGGATATAATTATGCTGTAACTATTGACGGTGAAATTCATAAAATAAAAGAAGATTCTCTACCTAAAAATAATATTGAATTAAAAGAATTATTATAGAAAGAATTTGATAAAAAGGAAAAATAGATAAGTACAGTACTTGATACTTTAGTAAAATAGATTTAGGTAGCAAGACATAATCCTCAGAATACTACATTTGAAGCTTTTAAAAGAAGTAATTATAGATTAGTTTCTCTACTTAATAAATATATCGAACCTACTTATATAGGAGGAGATCCAGTATATGAATGGAATATTATTGATAATGAGGCTTTAAGAAATGCTCACATTTTATTGTTTCAAAATAGTAAAGGATAGATAGATGTAGTATCACTAGCTAATTATAATCTATATGAGGTAAATAAACATAGAAGTAATGGTTCAAATATTATGAATAGTTATATTATGGATAATCAATCTGGTAATCTATATAATTATGACTGTTCTTTTGGACATATGGAATAGATTCGTACATTAAATATATTAAATGAGATATTACCACAATTAGATGGTAATTTTAAATTAGGTAATATTTAGGTAATATCTACTTATGGCAGAGGTTAGGGAATGTATAGTACTGCTTCAGATTTAATTACTAAATATTATTCACCTATATTAGAAGTAGTAAATAAATATAATAATGGAGTAAAGTTAAATAATAATTTTGGTAATATCAACTTTGTAGATTAGTATGAATTAATTACTGATTATATAAGTAATTTCTTAACTACTTCTTCTTATTTAGAAACTAATCCTATACGTTATAAATTAAAAGATGCTAAGGAGTAGTTAGAAAATGCTAACTCCGAATCAGCTAGAAGAGCTGCTTTACAATCTTTTCTTGAATATTTATAGAATAATCCTGTAATAAAAAACCTACAAAATGGGACCTCTGATTTAACTTATGCTAATGATAATACTAAGATGTTAGCTAATATTTATAATTAGACATGTTATGAATATAATAAATTAATGGGAGTTTATGTAGAAACTAAGTATAAGCCTTTAAGCTGGTTAGAAAGTAATATAGTAAAACCTGACGCTAATTCAGACAATAATTATAGAACTATTAAACAAATTGTTACTTAGACAACTTTTAGAGCTAACGAAAGAGTGATGGATGCTGCGAATCCTATTCAAAACTTTACTAGAGATTATTTTAATTAGGCAGGATATTCTACAGTAGAAGGGTCTTTAATAGGAGATGAAAACAAATATTTTGATAATATGTTTATGCATAATGAAAGAGGAGAAAAAATAATGATGTTTAAAAATCCTTATAAGAATGATGCTGCTAATTACATGAATTCTAACGAAAAACTTTTTCTTAAAAAAGCTTTATTCGAGCTTGCTAAAGTAACATATTCTATGCATAATAAAAAATTTGATTTTACAAGCTATGAAGATCCAGAATTTGCTAAAGCTGTAGAAGAATAGGAAGTATTACGTTATGTGCCTTTAAAAAGAGCTTCTCCTACTTTATCAGTGAAATCATTAAAGAATGGTGTAAATCAATTTTTTGATACTATTAAAGGACTTGCCTCTAAAGAAGACAATGTATTTGCCAAATGGCAACAAACTTTAGATAAAGAGGGGGTTAATGTATCTATGAGAGATAGGTTTGAAAATGGAGTAACTAATCCTTTTGCTTCTAGCATGTCTTCGGATAAGAATGTTAGATAGGAAATATTAAATCAGCATACAAACGATTATTGGGAAACTAATATCCCAGCATTACTGTATAGTTATATTAATGCTAATATATTAACTCAAGAATTTAATAAATCATTAATATTGATTAAATCAGTGATGTTTTAGGCTAAAATGCTAGCTTTAAATTCTGGAAATCTTAAATATCTTGAATGGTTTTAGAAAGAAGCTGATAAATATTTAACTGTAAATGTATTTAATGATACTATACTAGAAGACACTTCTAAAAAATTCTTCACAGTAATTAATCCTGTTAAACATTTTGTATCTAAGATGTTCTTAAGTTTTAATATTAAATCTATGTTTAGAGATACCTTAGAAGGATTTCAATAGAACTATATTAAAGCTGCTATTAAATATGGTACAGATATTTCTACAGCTAATTTAACAGCCGCTTATTACATAGTAATGAAGGGTAGTTGTACTAATGTAAGAACTATCTCTTTATTAAATCAATTATGTATTAAATATGGTTTATCTAACTTAGACTTTGCTAATATTGCCAATGGATTAAGAACTGATAAAAGTGGTATTAACCATTGGGATGATATAGCTTATAATACTATGAAACGTCCTGATTTTTTAAATAGAATGACTTTATTTGTAGCAAGAGCTTTATAGGATGGTGTTTGGGATGCTTTATCTTTAGATGAGGATGGTAAAATTAAATATGAATGGAAAAAAGATAAAAGATTTCAAGATATATTAAAAGCTCCTAAAGATAGTGAAAAATATAATAAAGCTAAATCATTATATTTTTCAGCTATACGAGCATATAATAAAGAACATATTGATTCTCCTATTGGATATAATAAAGACCTTCCATCACCTTATTCATTAGAAACTATTGATAAAATTAAACAAGTTGCTGATAGTATATATGGTAATTATGATAGGGGTGGTAGAATGATGGCAGAAAACATGGCTATAGGTATGTCTTTTGCCCAGTTTACTACATATTCTAATGGTATTATCGCTAACTGGTTTGGTAAAAAAAGAGTTATAAAAGGAGATAAATTAGAATAGTAGAAAAATGAAGCAGGACAATTATTATATTTTACTGAAGATGGAACTATTACTACAGAAAATACAGGAGTTCCAGTAATGGATAATATACCTATAGTAGTTTAGGGAATATTCTATACTTTCGGAGATATATTAGGAATATTATCTGATACTAACTAGGATGATAAAATTAAAAAAATAAAAGAAATGATAAATGCTAATCCTAATGATGCTGCTAATCTTAGAAAAGCTTTTGCTAGTTTATTATGGGCTGCTTTTATGAGTATTTTATTTAAATACATATTTGATCCTGGATATAAGGAGATAATGAAATCTTATAATAGTGATGATGTGTTAGCAAGTGCTATGACTTATGTAGTATATAATGGCGGTAAATAGTCTACTTAGAATTTCCATGAATTTGTAGTTATTCCTGAATATTTTGCTGGTAGTGGGGCAAGTAATGGTATGACTATTCCTTATTAGAGTTATCCAACATAGTTGGTTAAGAATATGTTCAATACTGCTACAGACCCTGAAAAACATTGGGGCGAGTACATTGTAAATAATATTCCATCATTAGCTATGTATAAATAGGCTGCTAAAGCTTATTATAAAGAAAATTAAAAAAAATAAGGGGCGTAACCCAGGATTTCTCCTGAGCTACGCCCCTTTAAATGTTTAATACCAATATAAGGTATTAATTAAATTATTTTCTTCTACTAAATCTTGTAATATACCGATATCTATTTTTCCAACCATAGTAATTTTAGCATGCTGATTATTAAATAACTCCGGATATATTTCTTCTGTATAAACATATCCTTGATCAAAATAATCACAGCACTTTTGTGCTTCTACTACATTTACGTCTAATAACTTTACTTTAAACATTAGTCTGTCATTTCTTCAGATTCTTCAACATAAGTATCTCCTGATGATTCATACCATTCATCTGCCATTTCTCCCTCCCACCAATTTTTTTCAGCTTCTTCTTGGGAGTCAGCTTCTATAATATAAGATGTATATCTAATCACATCTTTACTAACAGTTACTAAATACTTAGACATTTAATTTTATTTTGTAAATCAGTTATTGTTCCATTATTTTGAATAATCTTATCAAAAGTATAGTTATCTAATGCTGTTTCGCTAATATGGTCCATTAATGTAATATTAGGCCTTTCTACTCTCCATACTTCTCCTCCTAAATCTTTTATCATTTTAAATTCATTAGGATAGCGAACATCTGGAATTAAAATAGTATCTATAGAGCCATTCTTTTTAATAGCTGCAATCTTACCAATCATAATATTTACCCAAAAATCTTCAGTAATACTTTGTCTAAAAGCATTGCCAACATCTTGAAGTAAATTTCTGACAGTATAATTCTTACCCATCCAAGGAATAGTTAACTTTTTAGTCTCTTGTAAAGACATATCATAAGTTCCAAATGGGATAAGTAGCCCTTGACAACAATCTTTTAAAGAATCTGCAAAATGTAAAGTAGTACAATGTGCTTTACTAAATCTACTATAATAATTAGCTACAGTGTCTTTACCTGAAGTAGCTTTACCAGAAATTCCTATTATTACCATGTATCAATATCAGTTATATCCTTTTCATTCTTACAAACATTACATCTTATTCCTACTAAATTACCTAGTCCAAAAGGTGAGAATATATAACTAAATTTTGGACAACCATTAGCTCCTGAATAAGGAGTGTCGCACTGCTTATTATGTTCTTTTATAAACTCTTTAGCTGCTTGACACTCCTTATCTGATAATTTAAAAACCAATCTTTCTTTGTTCTTTTTTATTGAAATCTATTTTATCCCTATTATAAATCTCTGCTAAAGTTTCAGCTTTATCATCCCCACATATAGCTTTAGTTTTATCTTTATTTAAAGCTTTAAACTCATACTTTACTTTGAGTCTTCCAGGTCTTAATAAAGCTTCATCTATGTCTGTTAATGCTGCATTAAAAGTACATAAAAACCGTATATTTAAAGCATCTCCAACTAATCCATCTGTAATATTTAAAAGAGAATTAATCAGCGGATTTTCATGAGTATCTCTACGTTTTAATATATACTCACAATCTTCCATTATGATTACAGCATTCTGTAATTTTAAAAGGAAAGATAAAAATTGCCCTGAAACTATATTTTGTAACATAGAAAAATCCATTATATAAAAATTAGTATCAGAACAATCATAGATAAGTTTCTTTATAAGACTTGTCTTTCCACTTCCAGCAATTCCGTACATTAATGCTAGACCAGAACCATCCTTTTCACAGAATTCTTTATATTTATCATAAGGTAAATCATCATTGTAGTTCTTTTTTACATCAATATCAATATTTCTAGAACTTGTACATTCTGTGGTACTGAATCCTTTATCAGTAGATACTACTAAATCATAAGTTACAATCTTATTAGTATTTTCATCAGGTAATGGTTTTACAAATTCTAGAAGTTTTTCAGCTTGCTTATAGTCATTATAATTTACTTGGATATAATTACTAAATATTTGAACTTCTCCATATGTTGTAAAATAATGCCCTATTTCATCTTCATCAATATAAATACCATAATCTACATTATCAGAAAATTCCTTTATGAAGTACTCTTGATAAATACGAGGACTATCAGTTACACTGTCTAACTCTAATTTATCTTCATGTTTTACTACTCTAGGATTAAAAGCATTTAAAAGTTGTGCTTTATTATCCTTATCTAATATTATAAAATAAGAACGTATGTTACTATACATAGTATACATCACTGCCGGTTTAAATACACAGTCATGTACTTTATATAACTCTTTTAATGCTGCCTCTATTCTAGCTTGTATTGTATTACTGTACATTAATATAAAATATTGTTAAAGATTTATCGAAACTATTTTTAATAGCTCCTAAAGTATCTATATTAGTTTTTCTATTAGAGTATACCGCAGTAACTCCATTAAATTCTGGTAGAATATTATAGGATGCGTCTGAAGACATTCCATCCATGGCATCAAAAGGTTTTCTTTTATATGATAAACTAATAGGAATTGATTGGTTCATTATTTTCGTCCTAATCTAATTAATTTATAAAATTTTTCATCTAAATTCAGATGTATGACTATATCCAATAATAATGTTAGTTGAATAATTAATTCTAATATAAATAAACCAGTATTAACTACTGGACAAAATACTAAAAATAATGTCCAAGGCTTTTCATCGAAAAAGTCATCATCATATCTAATACTTATTATAGCTCCTATAATTGATGCTATGTATATTATAATTAAAATAATCATTCTATTTTAGTCAATTCAATGAATTTTTGGTGCATTGGATTAGCTATCTCTTGTGCCATTGGGTGTGCATCTGGAGCATCTCTTCTCTTAAAGAAGTTTTCCCAAGCATCTTTAAATCCACAAGAGATAAGTTCAGACTTAATACTTAAAGGGAGTACAGAACGAGCTTGTTGAGGTGTCCATCCTTCAGATAAAAGAAAGAAATAGTAATATTCTGCATATTGAAGAGCGTCAATAAGTCCTGATTCCGTTGCTCCCATACGAGGTAGCCTATCAGGAATATAATCTGGCGTACCATAGTCTCCTTCAGGAATATTACACCAGCATGGTTTAATAAAGGTAATCTCATTGCCAAATTTATCTTTAGAATAATTACAATAACGAGTACTTTCAGCTAAATGAGACAATCCTACATGAGTTCTGAACTCGTCCATAACTCCACGGTCAAGAACCATATGAGCTGTGTATCTTTTATAATGATATTCAGTAGGTTCACAAAGATACTTTAAATCTTCTTCTAGATGATTTTCTACTATAACCCTATAATTAGTGGTGACATAATTCAATACAACATGTGTATTAGGATCATATTCTGCTTTAATAACCTGTTTACGTATTTTAGTCCAAGGATTTTCTGTATATGTGAAAATATTACGTAATGCATTTGTATCATCCCCACGCAATGTAAGGTAAACAGTACCAAACTCAAGAGGTCTGTCATGTCCTCTAGATTCTAGCATATTTACAAATTTTTCGTAAGAGGTATCTGTAATTTTATCTTCGCTCTTGTAACTTACTCGTGCACATCTTTCAATATGCTTTTTGATTCCTATTAAAGAGAAATCTGTCTGATTAATAAATTCAAATGACTGTTTAATTAACTTCATATCACTTAACTATTTTTACATATAATGTATCATGAGGAGCTGTTTTATTAGTTCCCTTTACAATATCTCCAATTTTTGAGAAGTTCTTATCAAGAATAATTACATCATCTACAAAGTAATCACTTTCTCCTCTATTTTTAAATACATTCTTACATCCCCAAACTTGATGGTATTTAATTTTAACTTTCCAACCCTCTACCTGAGCTTTAGCTAAAGTATTAATAAGTTTTTGTTGGTCGTTACGATCATTATCCATCGAAAAAGCAAATGGTTCTCCACTAGAATTCATACCAGTTTGGGTAACATTAAGTAATCCATCCCATGAATCCCAGAAAACTCCTGCTTTACTAAATTTAGTTACAGTACCAACACGTTCTCCATTAGAAAACTGTTCTTTACAAGACGTTAAGCACGCCATAGCTACTAGAAAAATAAAAATTTTCTTCATTTTTTATTGTTTTAAAAAATTTTCTTCATTTTTTATTGTTTTAAAAAATTGTCTAGCATTTTTTATATATTTTTGTAATTCTTCTTCACACAGTGCCTCGTAATAAGGGCATTGGGAAGAGGTTACATATTTGCTATACCAAGGATTATTTTTATCTCTTATAATTATATGAACATTAGATCTATTATATAGTGGATAGTCATCAATTTCTATAGTAATATCAGGATATTTACAATCTTTTATTTGTTTAAATATATTAGAATATTTTTTTAAAGACTCACTCATATTAATATAGTTATTGGTTAATTATACATATATAACTGTAGTTACTTCCTTTGGAAATACTTCTATTAAATCTGCGTCTTCATCTACTGTGTCTTTAAAATCCCAATATGGACTTTGATAATAATCAAAAGAATAATACTTATTATTAACTTTTATAATTGCCTTGTATTCAACATAACCTTTTTCTGAATCAATATCAAGAATAGTATATTCGAGGTTTATTACTTGTATATATGAATATAATTTTTTTAAATAATCATATACTTCATCTGAGTTATGGGATTCACAAAATTCTAAATATTTGTCTGCGATATCATCAGGCATATAGTCTTCTATTTCTTCCCACCCATAATTTATATTAAGTATGTAATAATATTCGTCTAGTCTTAATTTCATAATTCCAAAAAGTCTCTAACGTCAATATAATCTATGCCAAAATTTTCAGCACATTTCTTATCTGAGTCTGAAAAATCTCCAGGTTTACCAGAGGCATCACCTATCATAATACATTCATCTTTAGATTCTACTTTATACTGATAGTATAATTGTTCTAACATTCCAGTATTAGGTTTTCGATAAGTATCATTCTTATCCATAGAACAACAATACAAGTTATCACTATAGGAAAAATTATTAAGGTTATTAATAAAATAACCATGACATATACCTTCTACAGCCCATATCTTATAATTAAAAATACGTTTATCTGTAAGAGTCTTTAAACCTCCTTGATTACTTACTATAAAAAACATCTTGAGATTAGACATCTTTTCTATTATTTTATCTAATACAGGAAGTTGTACTCTAAAATCAGTAATATCTTCAGGAAATGTTTTACCTGATACAGTTTTAATTAAAGTACTGTCCAAATCAATGAACAGTACTTTTTTATTTTCAAAATCAATCATCTAAATATTGTTTAAGTAACACTTCATCAGGTGAATCATCCAAATATTGCATGGCTTCACCATAATTTATCCAATTATCTACTCCCCACTCTTCTAATGTTGATAATTTCTCAGAATTCTTAATTAACTTTAAAAGAGTATCTTTATCAATTTTTACAGTATTACCTATATCAGTAATAGACACTTTACTATTACCCCATGGGATAGATTCTTCTTCTCCTTTTTCATTTACAGGAACTTTACTTCCATCCCAACAAGGACAAGGCATACTTGTATCCATTTCTAAGGCATCATGTACTGAGCAAAAGTTATTTGGATCGTTTACAAGATACTCGAAAGTTTCTTTTACTTTATACATTAAGCAAGAATCTTTTTAAGATTAGCTACAAAACTATCTGCCTGAGTTTTAATACTTTCAATATCCTTAATCTCATTCTACAACTCTTTAATAGAGTTTTCTTTAGATGCGATTTCAGTGTTCATTCGCTCTATAAGGGAAGCTGTTTTATCATGAGTAGACTGAAAAGCAGATTTAATACTAGAAAGTTCGTCAGTAAAAGTCTTATTAAAAAACATAACAAATATTATTAAAATTATAAAAATAATTTATCTAAGGATATAGATATACTATCCCATTTACTATAGTAGCTGCTATACAATATATTGCCGTAGCCGTTATAATCTCATCTGAAGAAGCTTTTGTAATTAACATAACTACTAAAGCTACACCATAGATAATTACAATAATTATATCAATTATTAGAAGCCCTAATATCGTCATAATAAAGTACTGATGGATTATCTTTGTGTATATCTATATTATCTAATTTAGCTATAGCTACCTTTTGCTTAAATTGCCCTAAGTCAAATCCCAGAGTAATTACATGAATACCATTTACTGTAGGAACATAGTATAATATTATATTTGTGTAAGGTCTACATTCCCTAACTAAATCTAAATATTTATTTATAAGACTCCAATCTTTAGTATCAAAATCTAATATCCATTTAGATTTATAATTAGAATTTCTTCTTTGACCTATTGCTTTAGAGACACATTTAAATAATTTCTTAGAATTACATTCTATAGCTTCTAGAGCCTCTCTAATTATCTCGTATTGTACTTGTTTACAATTTCTGGGATTTACCCAAAAATATGCCCGAGCATTAAAAGTTTTACATAATGTAACTATTTCTTCTTTTTTATTTAAAAAAGATTTTTTATCAAAGAAATGATAATCTTTAATTACATTATTATTACTACCTATATTACATTCTTTTTTTCTTTGTATTACTTGTACAAAGTAAAAATCTCCTTGGTCTGAGAGATTATCAAACCAAGGAGTAAATCTATTAAAATTATCTATCGTCATTTAATTACAAATAAAAATAATTTTTACACACCATAAATTGTATGTAATTAATTGATTTAATTTATTACTATTTTTTAGCCAATTAAATAATACGATACGCTCTTCTTGAGATAGACTTAAACAAAATGTGTTGCCACAAGGTTTTGGAGCATTACTTACTAATAAGCATATTTTGCCTCGAATTGCCTCAATTACTGCTTCTTCATTTTCTATCTCTATTTTATTACCCTCTGTAGGTGTGTTACAAAGTAATTCTTTTGCGTTTTTATAAATTTCTGTTACTATAACCTCCATAATTAATTACCATTTAAAGGATATTTATCTTTATAATTATTATAAAAGTTTCTAATTATCTTCTCAGAAACTTGTACATCTCTATTTTTATCTCGTTCAATACATACAGATAAAGGAGTATCAAAGAAATCCTTAAATTCTATAGCATGATTTCCATGAGCTATAACTAAAGCACGATAGTTATCTAACACTTTTTTATTTAAGTTAGTATTATCAATAACTATATCATAACCTTTAAGTAAGGCTTCAATTAAAGCTTCTTCTTGTATATGTTGTACAAGAGGTTCTCTCTTAGGAACCCAATACTTGCCCAGCATAAGTCGAATATCATCTTGATTAATTCTAACTCTGTGTTCAGGGTCTTCAAGAACCCATTGCTTAGCCCAAAAAGTTTTACCTGATGCAGGTATACCTCTACATATAATTAATTTACTCATTCTTTTTCTAAATCAAAATCATCAATGCTCCATCCCTCATCTAAAAAACGATTTTGCAAAGACTTACAAACATCTTCAACATCAGTTGTGGAAATTTGTTTACTTATACAAAAACATATTGTATAATCTTCTTCTTTCAAAGGAATATCTGTATTAAGATTATCTAAAAATCTCTCTTCAGATTGCATTAACGTTGGTGAATTACTAGCCATAATTAAAATTGCTCAATATAATCAGCTTCAGGGAATTTTGCATATACATCATCCCACGCAGCATCTACTTCCATCTCGTCATCTTCTTCATAATGGTTAGAATACTGAGTTCTAGAACCATCTTTATTAGTTATAATAAATGTCATATATTTATTACATATTTATCAACAAATTCTCCATGAGTTTCACAATAATCTAATTGTTCATACTCGCCCATTCCAGCGCAAGCAATTTCCACAAATCTTTGTAAAACTCCTTCGGAAACTTTATCTACTAATTTATGACAAATTTCTTTTTGTTTGTCGTAATCTATATCAACGAATTCTTTGCCGTCGATATATAGTGAATAGTCGTTACAAATGTAGGTTATTTCCATTTTAATGAATCCAATAATTAGGTAATGTCCCATCTTTACATCTAGAGATATCTGCATCCAACTTACATCTAGTACAAAATATTTCTCCTGCTCTAACCATAATAGCATGGAGTCTAGTAGCTACTTCTTCAGCTATTTCTACAGGTGCCTCACAATTAATTTCATCATAAGGGGTGACAGTAATTAAAACCTTATTAAAAAGATTATTTTCTACTAGCCATTTAAAGAAATAAATCATACTTACTTTATAACATAAAGCTCCAGTATGCTGTATTCTATAATTTATACTATTCCTTTCACACTCACCTTTTTTCTTAAAAAAGTCTCGCACTTCTTGCACTGTATCACAGTTAGGAGATTCTCGCTTCATTTCTCTATAATACTTCCAAAATTCCCTATCCTGCATTTTTTCTTGCATGGAACGTAAAGATTCAAAATCATATATATGTGCTCTATATTTACTTATAGGATTTAAAAGTATATAACCTTTTTCCATTACTATTTTTCTACAATACTCTTGATATTTAGCTAATCCTGAGAAACCTGACATATAATTTTCATATATTTTTTTAGCCTCTTCTATAGAGATACCTAAATTCCTATGTATAGTATTAAAGTCTCCACCATAATTGAATCCAAACTCAATTTTCTTAGCTAGCTGTCTAAGATGATGATACTTTTCTTTAATTTCTGTTATTTTTGTATCTCTTGGTATTTGATCAGGATAACTCATATAAGCAGTTAGAGCATGTAAATCTCCACTTCCTTCCATTAATTCATGGATTAAAGCTTTATCATTAGAAATGGAAGCCATAATAAATGACTCTTGTCCTGAATAATCTATTGAAATCCAAGAGTTACCTTTCTCTGCAATAAAACAACTTCTAGTTTCTGGGTCTGCTGGAAGATTAAGAAAATTTACATATTCTATTTTAGCACTTTTATCTTTTCCACCACTAGATATTCTAGCAGTATTAGTACCTAACTGGTTAAACTTAGTATATATTCTACCAGTTTCTGGATTTATTTGGTCTAACCAGTTTTGTCCATAAGTAGAACATACTTTTTGAGCTTCTTTATAATCAAGATAAATAGGAAGAATTTCAAAATCTTTAGCTTGAGGTTTTAATATGTTAGCATCTACAGAATCTTTTAATTTCTTTGTTTTACTGTCTACAGTAGAAGTATTTATTCCTATAGCTTTAAATAATGGAATTACTTGAGATGCACTATTCCAATTTATAGTACATTGTGGGTCAGTATTAAATCCTGAAAATAAATCTCCTTGTAAATCTACCTTAGTAAACCTAGAGTCTTTTCCATAGTGTTCTACTACCCAATCGTTTAATTTAGTTAGAGCAGCCTTTAAACGTTTATCATCCTTTACCATTTTAGCTTTCCATTTTTCTATGTCTAATTTTACACCACACCATTCCATATAAGCCAATGGGACAACAAATCTATTCTCTAACTGGACTGCTTTTACTAAATCTTCTTTTTCTAATGCTTTTATTTGGGCATTCATTAAATCTTCCAAATCTACTACATCATTAGCTGCATAAACTATTACTTCTTCAGTTAGACCAACTTTAGTAATTTTACCTCGAACAGTTTTATCTATATATTTATTAAGATACTTATATTCAAGAGTTTTTAAGTCAGCATGGAAACTACCTTTAGGATATCCCAAATATCTAATCTTTTCAGCTAACATTACATCCCATACTTTAGATAATATAATATTATGTTTAAAGAAGAATTGAATATCAAATTTAGCATTAGCTAAGATATACAAAATATTGGAATCTTCTAATATATCTTTATATTCCCAAATATTTATAGTAGTACAATCAATTACTACTTGATTTTCTTTAGTGCCTATCTGAACTGTTAATAATGCTTTGGTATGAGGATTTAGTCCCATAGTTTCAGTATCTAATCCTCTAATTTTTTTCATAGAATTAATAATTTCCTTACTTCTTTCTACAGAAATACATTCATATTTAGAAGATTTGAATAAAGCTTTAACCTTGGTAACTAAATAAATCATTTAAATGTTCTTAAGAATTTTTCTTTTTCTAAGTTTTTTGATTGCTTCTTTTCTAATTTGTCGGATACGTTCTGGCGTGCATCCAAATAAAGGAGATATAAGTTCAGGAGTATATTCTTGTCCAGTAAACCCATAACATAAAATTATTATATCATGTTCTTTATTAGAAAGTCCATTTAAAACTTTGTTAATAACGTTAGTCTTATAAGACTGTTCTATATTATTATCTGCTAGAGGACTATTATTGTTTTTAACAATATCTACTAAAGTAGAGTCTCCATCATCATCATTACTACCTAATGGAGTATCTAAAGACATACATACTTTTTTAGCATTTATAGCTCCATTAATTTGTTTCATAGTTTTACCAGTAGCTTCTTCTAACTCTTCATCTGATGGAGGTCTATCTTCAGTTTGCCAGTATTTATTTATAACTTTAGCAGCCTTATTATAAGTAAGTTTTTGACTTACAGGAACCCTAACAGTATCTGCTTTATAATGAATAGCTCTACGAATAGCTTCACTTATATGCCATACAGCATAAGTTATAAATTTAACATTATATTCACTTTTATATAAATGACTAGCATGAATAAGACCTACATTTCCTTCAGCTATTAGATCCGATAAAGGTAATCCTTTATTCTGAAACTTTTTAGCTACAGTTACTACAAACTTTAAATTAGCATTTACTAATTTTTCCCAATCTCCAGTGTCAGCACATTCTTTCTCTTCCTCTAAAGATAATGGAGTAGAATGAGTAATGTTATTTAAATAAGCTTGTAATGCTTCACTATCGTCTGTAATTAAATTATACCCAGCCATCTTTATACCATGTTTTAGTTAAATAACCTTTTGTGTAAGTTCTATAAAAAGTACATTCATAATTATCTGGATCTAATTCTTCTGGCAATTCATCATACTCATAAAATTTATCACGATATAAGTAACAATTAGTTATTTCAGTACCATCATAAGGTTTATACGGCATATTAGAATAATCTATTATATTATATAAAGTATCATCTACATTCATATAATCTGTAGTATAGATTACTTCATCAGGAAAATTTTCCCTCAATTTATTAAAATCAGTAGATATTTGTTCTACATGAGGACCGAAATGAGAATCCTCTATAATAAAATAAATCATTAGTCTTCTTTTATTAAAGTTTGATCAAATTTTATATTATCTACAGAAACTACTTCTGTGCAGAAGGAGCATGATGATTTAATGGCTTCTGATATAATCTTAGATAATTGATTAAGAACTTCTTTAGGAAGTTTCCCAACGAAGTTTCTTTTATCAGTCCTAATCTTAGCAGGTATTATTGGTTGAAGACTAGTTTGTTTAATTTTAATAACTGCATCGTAGGATACTGAATAATCCTTAATGGGAGAAACATATTTAACTTTAGGTTTACTCTCTACTACTGGAATTGATACCTTCTTTCTTGGCATATTTCTTAGTTGTTTCATATTCACACATTAACATTGCAAAAGTACTAGCAAGCGATTCATCGCCTCCAGTATTCCACAAATAGTTAAAGGCGTGGAAAAGTTCATGATAATATGTGTTAAGAATACATTCTTTGGATAGAGGCTCACCATTATATTTAAATATCTTGATTCTAATGACTTGTTCCTCATAATCAAATTGTCCACATAAGGATTCGTTTTCATCGTATAATTCTTTGTATAATTGTACTTTGAAGGTGTGACATCCGAGAGTAAAGGTCTCCGGAATGTATGATAATTTTTCATTAGCTATTACGTCTTTCATTTTAAATGTTCAAATATAATGGTTTATAAATCTCTTTATAGTCATTATCTAATATAGATACGTTATATATTTCAGTATCATCTAATTTTAAATATTTATCTTTGCAAGTATGTAAGTGCCCACAAAATACATATCTAGGTTTTATTTTACAAATAGCATCTGCTAAAGCTTTACCTCCAGCATGAATAGCTTTTGGATTCCATTGACTAGGAGGTAGTAAATCTAAATCCCCCAACATTGGAGTATCGTGAGTTAAAATTATATCAGTATCTTCTGGAATATTATCATAATAACCTTTTAACCATTCCTCATTTTGCATAAATGCCCAACTACCAAACCTATGACAGAAAGGAGAACCATATATTTTATAATGTTCAAGATTCTCAGCCACATATTCATAAGTAGTTCCAATTAAATATGTAAGTTTAAAATCAGTTTTAATCTCTACTGCATGAGCTATAAAAGAGGATCTTTCTAGAAGTTTGTCATGATTACCTGCAACCATAATAACTTCATTACAAGGTAAAAAATTAATCCATTTTGCAAATGTATCTAAAAACCATATAGTAGCTTCGGGACTATCAAATTGAATATTTAAAGGAACAATATCTCCTGCTATTAATACTAACTCACAAGGTTCAATTTTTGGTAGATGACCATGTAAATCACTTAGTGCGCAAATTTTCGTCATTATAATAAAGAATTTTTTATTTCATTATACAAATGCTTATCATATTCACTTAATACTTCTGAATTTATTTCTTTTATAATAGGATATAAGATATACCAATAATATTTAGTATCCAAAATATCTATAAAAGCATTTATTTGTGCTCCGTATCGAGGACAATTAAGTGAAAATAATTTATAAATACTGGGAAATCTTTGTCTATCTACTATCTGCCAATCTTCTATAAGAATTTTAGCTAATTTATGTAAAGATATATTAGCATATATATAATTCCTAAGTATTGTGCCATTACTTCTGTTAGCTGTAGAACTCATTAATATAATTGTTTAATAGAATCATCCAAATCATCTCTTCTAGCTTTGAAACTAGGCTGTAATGGAATACCATCTTCAGAATAATAAAAGAATTTACATTCTCCAAAATGTCCTTTATACTCAGTATCAAAGTTTTCTACATAGTATTCTTTTAAAGCTCTATCTCCCCAAGGCTTAGCTTTAAAAGTTCTACCATCAGGTAATTCCATTATAAATACCATATCTTCAGAACCTCTTAGTCCTAATTCATAATCTACAATTTTAAAACAATCATCTTTATAATTCTTAAATTTAATCATTACGTTCTTTCTAGATCCGAACTCATACATACCTTCTGGGTCCCTACAAACAACTCCTTCCCAACCTTCAGCTACATATTTATCATGTAATTTCATAATATTATCATAGCCAGTAACTTTTACTTGAGGTAATATTTGTAAATGTAATTCAGAATCACTAAAATCTTTATTAGGATTAAATCCGAGTTTAAGATATTTAGCTATTCCAATTAACATTTTTAACCTAGTTTTAAAAGGTATGTTTGGAACCATTATGTCATATATAAAATACTGTAGTTCATCACAATCTACAGCATTCTTTTCCATTCTAGCAGCACTATTTATTTTAGCTAGACTCCAACCATGTTTATAAAGTTCTCCATCAAGTTTAATTGACGGATGTCCTTTAAAGAATTGAATTAGTAACGGATGTTTTCTTATGTGAGTAGTACCAAAATCATAATCTCCACCTCCTCTAGAAGCAGATTTTATTTCTTTACCGTTCCAATAAAAAGAACATCTAAGTCCATCCACTTTTCTACTAGCATAATAATAAGGAGTATTATCAATAGTTTTCCTAGCTACTTTACTAGATTGTTTAGCCAACATATGTTTAGGAAAACCATTACCATCAGTATTATACTCAGGAAGAAAATTTAAAATTATTTTTTCATCTTTATTATCAGGGTCTTCTTCAACTTCTTTATAACCTTTATCCTTATATTCTTTAAGCTTAGAATTAAACTGGAGTTGAGTTTGTTCCCTAAGAGTTCTACTAACTAAGCCTTTCTTTATAGGAATATCTGGATGGTCTAGTCTCTTACCATTTAATTGCCAAGACTGTCTTTTAATAAGATAGGCATGAGCGGAATCACTCCACTCATACCATATTCTTACACATCTAACTTTACCTTTAGCATCTTTAGATACTAAATAAGCATTTGTTTGAAATTCTTTTTCAAATAAGTCAGACACGGTTCAATTTCTTTAAAGCATCATAAAATTGTTCAGGAGTTTCTACTTTTACAAGTTTTCCATCTATAACCCATTCTTTTTCTACATCTTCATATAACCACCATTCGATATCCTCTATAGTTTCGGAATCATTATTAGCTAAAGCTCTTATTAAATCAGCTATAATAAATGATTCAGATTCTCCGATAGGAGATTCTCTTAATACACAATTTAGAATATCCTCAAGTTCTTCTAATTTCTTATAATAATTTAAAATATTACGTAAAGAATTACAGAATCTTTCTTTATCGTAAGTTCTAAAAGTATTATAAGCGTCCTCTGCTCCTTGTAAATAATCTGATATTATAATATCTTTAGCATCTTTATTTTCAGGATTAAGTACTATATTATTAGCATACTGCTTACCTAATACTCTTATTTTCTTTAAAAAAGATTCTTTACTTATCACTTTACTCCAGATTTGCCATAACCACTATCAGATCTATCTGTTTCATCCAAAGATTCTGCTTCTATAAGATTAGCCTCTTCTACTTTATTAAGCACTCCCTGTGCAATTCTATCACCTTGTTCAATTATAAAAGGTTCAGTACCATCATTTTTAAGAATAACTCCAATATTACCTCTATATACTGCATCAATAGTTCCTGGTGTATTCAGTACGGTAATGCCATGCTTCAAAGCCAGACCACTACGAGGACGAATTTGAAATTCATAACCTTCAGGAATTGCCATATATAAACCTGTTGGAATAAGTGCCCTACCTCCAGGATTAAGAATTATTGTGGTATCATTAAATTTAATAGCATTAAATAAATACTTATTATTCTCAATTTCTTCTATATTAGCTCTAAGATCGAGTCCTGCATCACCTTTATGTGCATACTTAGGAAGTTCATTACTAGATTTATTAATTACTGGAATATTAATAGTTGTGCTCATTTAAATAAGATATTAATTTAGAAATTACATTATCTTTATCTTCTGCATAAAAGGCTTTAATAACCTTATCATCTTTTTTCACTAATGCAAATGGGGTTTGATTACTGCCCCATTCTTGCTGTATCTTATAAGCTTTACTACGTTCTACTTTAGAACCCCTATCTAAGAATTGTAAAAAAGCTTCCCCATTATAGGAGTTTTTAAACAATTCTACTAATGCTGGATTATTATGAATTAATAATACATCAATCATAATAGCATAGTTATATCGCTTCTAGTTCTAGACATACTTACATATTGTAATTGTCTAAGAGTCTCTCTATCTTTAGCTCTAAAGATATCTTTCATATCTATAAATACATTATCATAAGAAGACCCTTGAGAACGATGGGTAGTAATAGCATACCCGTATTTAAAAGTAGCCTTTCTTATACATCTACCATCAGTAAATAAATCTTTAGATGTACAAAAACTTCCCATTAAAGCATAATATATTCCCCACTTCTTTTTTCTATCGTATCCTTGAGAATTTATTGCTTCAGTTCTTATAGTTTCTATAACTATAGCTAAATCTTCATTACATTCTTCTGGAGCTAATAGTGGAATTTCAAAAGAGGCATTGTTATATTCATCATATAGTTTAACTAAGTATCCTTTACACTTAGTATAATATGGAACATCAATAATAGTAGGAGTAAATTTTTCTACTATATAATCCATAGAATTAGTTACTTCATAACCATCTTTTTTGAAATTCTCATAAGCCATTAAAATTTCTCCTTTATGAAGAAAATTGTTATCATTCCATAAAAGTTTATGAATAGCTTTATTATAGTTACTTACACGAGCATTAGTATAAGCTAAAATTTTAGTATGTAATATATCCTTAGCTTCTATTTCGTATTTAAATTCCGAAACTGCTTTTCTACAAAAATTTTCTAATTTAGACTCTACAAAGAGACTTCCGTCCTCACCTTCACAGTTATCCCACTGTTGTATTGGGGACTCTCTAAGCGTCTGTAAAATGTCTTTAAGACCACTTTTTTCAGATTGTCTATATATTTTAGTCAATCTAAATTGATGTTTACATCTAAAGACTTTTGATTGTTCATCTTCTTTTACTGGATTTAATTGAGCATAATCATCACAAAAGATAATCATAGTACCCATTAAGCTACATTTTTCTACTAATAAATCATATAAATCACTACTTACCATAGATGCTTCATCACAGATGATAATTCCATCATAAGGTATAGACATTTTTTTATCATTAGTAGCAAAGAATCTTAATTCTCTAATATCCAATTTAAGAATATCTACTTTAGGAGACAATGCTAACATACTATGAAGAGTAGTTGCATCATAATCATTATACTTTTTAAGTACTAAAGCTGCTTTATGAGTAGGGGCACATAATTTTACAGGAAATCCTTTAGTATTTATCCACTCTAAAAGAAAGCTAGTACAAAGTGATTTACCACATCCAGCAGCTCCTCCTAAATTAATAGGATTTAAAAAGTCTCTTTGTTTAAAATTATCTAATATAATATCAACTATATCATGTAATACTTGTAATTGCTCTTCTCCTAATGTTATCTGTTTTTCTTCCTCGATAAATCTTAGCCAATTATTTCCTTTCACAAAAGGATTATCTATCATATTAGGTCTTTCCGGAGACCCATCGAAATTATCTATATAAATTAATCCATCACTCATATAAATATACTCTTTCTCCTTTAGGAGTAAGAAATCCCTCAGTAAAAGCGTTTATTTTTTCTTTATTACAATTCTCCCAAGTATTTCTATTTACAGCTTTTTTAAGAGATTTATTATAATAAATTATATCTAAGATTGTCTCCCAATATACATCATTATTATTAGTTTGAAAAGTTAATAATAGTTGATATTTCTTAAATAATTCTAAATTTATTTGAGGGACAAATTCAAATCTAGGACTATCATATTTATCTTTCCAAGTAACATCATAACTATGTAACTCAATCCATTTATTAGGAAGTCTACAAGGTAACCCTGATATTATAGGTCCAAAATAAATGGAAGGTTTAGGAATTCTAAACCATTTCCTAACCTTCCACCATGTTTTAAGAGGATTCTCCATCAGCACGTCTTAAATAAGGTAATAACTTTTCTTCTATTGCTCTATAAAAACGCGGACAAACTTCCTCATATACTAGAGTTCCATATAAAGCTTGAATAATTTCTTCTTTATTTAACTGCCACTCTTCCATATAAGATAGAGTGGATTTAATAGACATATCTGAATCAGTATGTAAGAATTTTATATAATCAAATATATCTTTAATACTTACATCTAACTCATCTGTCGTGAGATATTGATATGAAATTTTCATGATTCTAAAGATAATTTAGTTATATATTGTACAACATCGTCTATAACTTCTCTTAGACCAGAATCTGAGGGGTTATTATTTTTATAACCCCGTAATTTTAAAAATCTATAAGTATAAATGCGAGCCTCTGGCATCCATTTATTAAATACTTCTACATCAGATAATGTTGCAGGAAATAAACTTTTAATCCAATTCCAATATTCAGAAGTATCTATCTTTAAAGTTCCTATGAATTTGATTTCCATTCTTTTAATTCGTTAGTTTCAGTATCTAATACAAATGGTTTACAACAATCTAGCATCGCATATTTATCTGTAATTACAGGTTTAGTTCTGCCTCCCCAAGAGTGTCCAAATATTTGATAATAACCTTTATATGGAGTTTGTAAGTGAGTTTGTATTTGAAAATCATTTAAATCATTCCAAACACAAGAACCATATCCAGCATAACCTCCTCTAGAAAGAGGAATTTGGTCTAACGGACTAAGATTAGTTATATCTATATTATCTAAGTCTTTTAATTCTAGATTATTATAGTCTAACCAATCTTTAGTAATACCTGCATGAGAGAATAAGTATTTATGAGGTTCTTTAGTAGTCAAATCTTCATATATGTAATATAATTGAGGACTTAAGCCACTAATTAACTCTTTTACTTCTTTTTGTTGCCAATAATCAAATCTACATTTACCATTTCCATTGAAATAGCTTAAATCCTTTTTGTTTAAACTAGTTCGTTACTCTAGTCCCAATTTTATCGCTGTAGCTTCATTTAACTACAGAACTGACTATATCTTCATCTTCGCCCACTTGCGTGTCGTTAAGAGCCTAGCATTTCGAATCACTTGATTCTACTCCCATTTCAGGGATAGTCGATGAACCTTCCTCAATATTAGAGGCTTGGCTGCTGATTACCATCTCAGGCGTTCCAGCAATTAACTAGGTGTCCTTTGAAGATTTCTCTTCAAACGCACAAATTTCTTCAAATTTTAATTTTTTTCTATTTCCCCAAATAGAAGCTCCTTCATACATATAATTATAAAAAGATTGCATCTGTTTTCTGCCAGAATACTCCATAGTACAAACTTTATCACAAGTGCTATTATTAGCATTTTTAGCCTTGCTAAAATTAAGTTTAGTTTTCTTAAATCCCAACATTTGTACTAACTCATCTTGTAAACTATTAATAAATGTCATATTACCAGTTATTGTAAATTTAACATTTTGAACTATGCGCTCCCGAAATCCACTTGGTCTCGTCTTATCTTTAACAGTCATTATTTTTCTTTTACCTATCCAAACACATCCATCACCATCAAAATAACCTCTAATGAAATGTCGAATTAGAGATTTATCTAGAAATGTTGGAAAAGTACATGCTAAAGATTTATTTCTAAAACATCCAAGATTAGTTAAGTCTGCACACATATCTATACTACTATAGTATAATTGACATACAGTTTTATTATTTGTACTCTGTAATTTTCTTTTTATTTGATTATCTGCATCTAGTGCTTTATTTATCTTTTCTAAAATATCAACATCTTGTTCTAATTGGGCTATAACTACTTGCTTATCAGAGTTATAGCCATCAGCATACAGAAAACCAAGGATATAAGCTTTTTCTTCTGTATCAATAGTTTTAAAATAATTGTGATTAAATTGATGCATAGCTTAAGTATTAATTATTAACACTTAAGTATACATATTTTAGAAAAGATTTCCAAGGAAACCTATGTTAAAATTTATGATTGCCTAATAGGCATATAACATCAGAAATTTTACGTCTATTCTCTACAAAAGTAACTAATTCTTTAAGATTGATTAAAGATTCTGTTTTATCAGGTTCTCCAACTACATATTCTCCATAAGGGTCATGATAATCTCCTAAGAATATAATTTTACCTGTCCAATTATTGCATGGTTCTTTCCAAAAACCACGACCATGTACATCCGGAATTACTAGTATTTTAGTCACCTAAATATAGTTTAAATTCTTTTATAAATTCTTCATTATCTAATAAATTAGTGATATTACAATAATCTACCTTTTCATTAATGTCCATCATTGGATATAATATAGTAAGAAAATCTTCTACAAAATCTTTTAAATTAGTATTTAGCCAATTAATTACATAACTTGAATAATCTACATTTTCTGGCACTATTTCATAAGTATCGAATAAATCTGCTAATGCCTCGAATATTTCGTACTTTGTAAAAGTATCACTTTCATTCAATGTCCATTGTAATTCAATTGTATCATCCATTTTCGTACCATTCTTTAAATTTTTCTAAGAATTCATCTTTGGTAACTAACTCTGTAATATCTTCAGCATCTATATCTCCATTAGAATAATCATAAGGGGAAGCTTCTTTAATTAATTCCTCTATGTAATTTTCTATATTGTCTTGAATGCCTTCAATAATCTCGTCTATGCTATCATTTTCATCTCCTATATAAGTACGATATACGTAAAGTAAAGCTGAGTAAAGAGTGTCTTCTTCAACAAACACTTGTCGAATTTCACGCCATGTTAAATCTATCATTTTTGAAGTTCTTTTAAATATTTAGTATAATAATCTACTAATTTATCTCCTGCTACTTCTTTTATCTGTTCAGCAATATCTTCAGGATACATATTCTCCACAACATCTGATTCTATATCAAAATTTTTTATAAAATCATCATACCAAGAATCGGATTCACAGAAAATATCGTCTACTATATCTTTAGCAGTAACTTCTTCTACTCCTCCATATGCCTCTATAATATCATCTTGATCGATATAATTTTTAAACCATTCAACTATAGAGTCTACATTATAACTATATTCACTAGCTACATTTATTTGTTTCTTATATATAAAATACATATTAATATGGTTTAAACTGTTGTTTTATTAATTTACCTTCTTTATATTCAAACGTTCGTTCACCCCTTGCTGAATAATTATCAGGCTCATATCCCTCATAATAGTATTTACCATCTTTGAAAAATATATCATCTTCTACGATAGTACAATTATAAGGAAGCCAGTCCGCATCCCAATTTTCTTCAAAAGGCATGTAAACATTACATACTGATACAGTTTCTTTAGTAGTATAATAAACATCATCATACCATTCAAAAGCTTTCGAATTATAAGAAATGTCAGTAATAGCCTCGCCATCCAATTTTCCGTATAACTTCATTACAGTAAAGATTTAAATATTTTGACAATAGTACTCTTTTGAGCAGTAGGGAATCTATTTTGAACATCTGCAATAACACCTTTAGTATCTTTAATAGTGAGAGTTGTTGCTTCCATTAATTCAGCAATAAGTTCCTCAATCTCCTGCTCTGAAGGTTCTTTAGGTATAAATTCTTGGATAAGACCTAATTCTTTAGCATCTTTATCTCTTAAATCATAACGTCCAGCTTTATCATATATAGCTATAGTTTTTACACGGGTTTTAGCCATTTGCTGTAGAACCTCCAATTCAGAAATCGGTTTCTCAGAATACTTATTGCGAGATAATTCTGATTTAATTAATTTTACAATCTCTAAAATACAAGTATTAGAAGTTTTTCTAGCCTTCTCAATAATTTCATCAATATTCTGCTCTAACTCAGTTCTACTTTCTGATTCTGTATTATTTTCTTTCATCATTAATTGTAATATTTTTATTAACCATCCAACTTACATCGCTTAGATTAAAGTCCATATAACCTAACCAAGTCTCTATCTCACTATCATACATATTTAATCTAGGCAAAGTATAAATATAAACTTCACCATTGGAATAATCTAATATAATTATGTCATCCATTATTTTTATAACGTAGTGCTAAAGTTAAATAGTTGATAGCTTCTAACTCACTATCAGATAGAGTTATTAATTTACCATTAATATCAATATCATACCCTTCTCCATTAGCCCATTCCGTTATAGTTATATAGTCTGATTCTTTACCACTATACGTATATTTTTTAAGATTATCAGTAACCTGATTTACTTTCGTTATTTCCATGATTTAACTTATTAAAACCATAAATAATTAATTCTTTAAAATCTTTTTCTTCTTGTTTTGTTAAATCTAAAGGTCTTTCATCTATCCATATAAATTCATAAATTCCTTCGTGATCATCATATTCAAACTTTGCTATAGCATAACAAGTTTCAGGATTTTTAAAACAACTCTTATGTAATTTATGCCAAGAAAAGTTCGGGTCTCTGTACCAATCATTATCTATTTTTATAAAATCAGACTCATGACCATAATAACAATTAGGCATATATCTATTTATATGGTAAGCTTTAATTTCGGGAGGATTTTTTAAAAGATAGGTAGCAACCTTAAATTCTAAATTATTTATTCGTTTAGTCCCTATCATCCTTTATATCAATTCTTCCTTCTTTAATCATAAATTCTATTTCATCTTCTCTGTAGCCAAGGACATCATATAAATAAACTTCTACATCATCAATATCATCTGGAACTGTTACTAAATCAACACTTCCTACACCATAATTTAAAATTGCACACTCCATAAAAACTAAAAAAGGAGGCTTATTCAGCCTCCTTCCAAAATATATCAGTACACCATATCATTATATGGGCATTTCTATCTATCTTATAAAATTTTTGATTAGTATTCGGATTATTTAATGGTCCAAATTGTTTCATATAAGGACCAAGTTTAATATAATCAAAATTATCAATATCTATGTCATTATCAGCTAGTAATTGTTTGCCACTATACCATCCAATATGTAATTCGGGATAATTTTCTCTAACCCATTTAGCTAATTTATTTATTTCTTCTGGATCAGAATCTCCTCCCATAAATCCTACTAATGTAATCCCCTTATTAGATTCAATTAATCCTTGGAGTCGTTCCAATGATAGCACTTCTCCAATATCTTTTGACAAATAAGGCGAATGGCAACCATCACAGCAACAAGGGCAATTACTGATGTTAATACACAGAGAAACTTCATTAGGAAATTCTGCAAAAGTAACAGCAGTATCAACATATTTAAGCATAGAACTCTTTAATTTTGTTCTCAAGCATATCAGCAGTTAGAACTCCAGAAGTTCTTCCTACCTCTATATTATCTTTTATAAATACAAGAGTTGGGAGATTCCTAATATTATATTTAAGAGTAGTTTCTTCCTCTGTCTCTATATCTACTGTAATTAAGGTAATATCAGTATGATTTTCTAATACTCTTTTTAAAATAGGTGCTAAAGCTTTACATTGTCCACACCATTCTGCTTCAAATTTTAATATTTTTTTCATTGTGCTAATTCTATATTAATTTCTAATCCATTTTTTCTACTTCTAGTACTACCTTCTAATCGTCTAGCAGCACTCCAGTTAGAAATTTTTGTAAGATAACCGATAATTCTATCCCATAGACTTACATGAGTACTGCCGCATTTAGGACATTTACTGAATGGTTGTTTTGCTATAAAATGACACTCTTCACATTCACAATTAGGAATATTAAAAGTAACATATTTACAACCTACTTTAGCCATAAATTTAAGTAAATACTCATATTGTTTCTGACTCAAATGTTCAGATAAATTAAGATGGCAAGCAGAACCTCCATCTAATTCATCAGCAGCGAACTCAGAACTATGAAGTATAATTTTATCAAGTATACTTATATGTGTATCATTAGGTTTAAATATATAACTAGCATACAGATTAGTATCTGTAGGAACCCAATAGCCATCAGCTTTATCTCTATTATAGAGTTTTACTGAAGCAGATTCTGCTGGCACTTGTTCAGTATTAAATTGAGCTGTTTTAGTTTTATGTTTCTTATTCTGTTCTTTTATAGTACTGAATATCAATCTACAGAATGTCTTATAATAAATATTATTATTACATTCCATTCCTAAGTATTCAGCAGCCTGATTTAAACCATTAATTCCAATAGTTAAGTACTGTTTATCAAGATTAATAAAACCAGCATCATAAGCAGCATATAAATGATGGTCTTTACACCAATGCATTAAGTCATTGTAAGCATACTGATATAAATAAACTCTTTCAAGAATATTTTCTATATATTTCTTAATTCCTTCTTGGAAGTCTTTATGTGTAATCCAATCTACTGGGAAGCAACATCTATTAGTATCAACATCAATATGGTCTTTATAATCAGACCAAGTATGCTGCCAATCCTGAATAATTCTATTTAAATCAAGGGTAATAACATTCTTACTACCAGTCATTATTCCTATCTGACCATTAGTAGTATTAAACGTATTTTCTTGTACTGCATTCTGTAAGCGACAACATGAGCTTAAACTATCTACGCTACGAGACATGTAAGTAAAGAAAGAATTTCCTTGAGCATATTCATTGCATATATAATGGAAAGTGTCTAAATCTTTAAAATTACCTTCCTTATCAGTTAAACAAGCATAGCTACATACAGGGAATGTTAAAATACATTTTAATCTTTCTTGATTTAGCCAATGTAAATAACGTTTTTGTAGCCAATTAGTAGAGTTCCATTCTGGCTTTGTTCCATCTGGAAATACAAATTCTCCAAACATACCTTCAAAGAAATATTTATCGAAGAATGAAAAATTTGTAAATGGAGACTGCATTCCTCTAGCTCCTGCTATTTGATTAATAGAATAAGTTACCTGTTGGAAATACTGATCAATTTGACTACCAATAGTTTTTTGTTTTATACAATAGTCTGTAGTTATTTTTACACTTGGTTTGAGATAATAATTATTTCCCCATTCTTTTCTACAGAAATAATCCATATACATTAGGAACTCAGGAGTAGCTACTGCTCCTTTAATTTCAGAAGCTAATGCAAAGTTTAAATTTACATAAATACCACAGAATGAATCAAGATTCTTTGGAACAGCTGATTTGCCTCCTAATTTCTCTAATCCAGACAACAAGAAAGGATACATAGAAGCTGCCATACAATATGGTTCTCCTACTTGAGAAGATGAGTCATGAGGATATAAAATAGTTTTAAAATCATTTCTCATAACTTTTATATTAAAGTTAGGATCTCTCTTCTTTACAAAACTTTCCCACCATTCTGTATTAGTGAGTTTATTATCGACTTTATGTATTTCAGCGTTTAATACTCCAATACCTTTAGTTCCAACATTACTATTGTCGTCAATAGTAGCATTAGCAGTATTATCAGATTTTACAAAATTATGAATAAATTTAATATCCCTAGTAGCATGATTTCTAATATCCTCACGTTCTTTACGATATAGAATATATTTTTTAGCTACGTCGTGATATCCTAAATCCATTAAAAGTTCTTCAATTTGGTCTTGAATATCCTCAATAGATTGATCTTCAGTCTCTACTACAGAATTAGTTATCTCAGTAACTGCTCTGTAAATATCTTCATCTATTGTTTTACTAGAATTTTGGGTAACTCCAAAAGCTTTTAGTACAGCATCTCTAATTTTGTTTCTGTTAAACTCTTCTTTAATTCCGTCTCTTTTTATTACCATAAATAACATTTATAAATTAACATTTTAAATCATCTACGAAATAAGCACTATAATACTAGTACTGAACTAATAATATAGTGCTTATATAGTTATTTCAAAATATTATTTACAAAGTTAAAATGCTGTTTACTAGTAAAGTTTTCTCAACCTGATTCATAATATCCTTTTTCATAGAATCAGTTATAATTTGAGTGAATGCATTATATACAGTAAACATATTTGCGTTATCATCTGATATAAGATATGGACTATCTTTTTTATCAAATAATAATTTATAAGCATCAATAGGAGTTGATGTAGCTAATTTCACTTTACCAAAACCATTATCAACAGATTCAGACATACAGTTACGAATCCATCTACCCAAATGTTCATTTACAAAACTTTTATTGGTATAGTCGAAATCTGTGTCTGCAAAACGTCTGAGAGTAACTCCTATCTCTGTGGTTTGCTCTACAAGTCTTGTAATTGGTTTAAAATTAATTGGAGTTTCTGGCTCTATCTCATTAACTACTAAACTGTCTGGATTAAATACACAAAGATTTGTACATGCAGAATTCAGAGCACCTGAATACATTTTTACAACAGCTTTTCTAGTGTCTAGACCATATACCATACCAATTACTTGCTGATGATTAGCATATTGATATTCATTTGGTAATACTGCTTCTAACCATACTCTATTAAAAGTTAAATCAGCAGTATCTATATCACCATTTTTATTATAAGTGATTTGATCAGGTAATTTTACATGTACTCTAATATCAGAAGTTAATTTTTGAACTCTTTCTAGGAAAGGCTCAATATATCCTCTAGTAGGAAGATAATCTTTACCTTTAATACTAGTAGCTTTTCCTTCTAATACTTCTTCTAAAGTAAATTCAGTTGGCATTCTCTCCATTGTATGTGAAAAACATTATATTATCAATAATTTCTTTATCTAATAATTTTTGTACTAAATTATGAGGAGTATCTTCCGCATAATTAACTTTATTTATATCTACACTAGTAATATATATCCACTTACTCCCGTTGTATAATATTTGTCCACAGGGATATGAATTTTTATAGCAGATAAGCAGTGTTTTGTTATCTTTAGTAATTTCATTAGTTACCATCTTAATGTAGCGAGGAATTCTTCATCAGATACTTCTTCAAAGTCTCCGTCCCCATAAATAACATCTGAGATATTATATTCTACTATTTTAAATTCTGGCTTACCATGAGTATGCCAATATTCTTCAACATGTTTTGCATTACAATTAGGACTAGGACCTAACGCAATACTACAAGAAAACTGATTAGTTTCATAGCAATGTCCTTTATAAAAGTTTTGACATTTCTTTATATAGTCAATAATAGTATTAATTTCTCCTGGACAAGTAATAACTTCTTTTAATGGAAGAACTTTTTTATAATCCCTATAGGCTGGTCTATCAGCAGTGGCTTTTTTATAATCATCTTCTATACCTCCTTCTAAGAGTTGCTTAATTAATGTTTCAAAAGTATCATCCCAAGTATCCTTAATACCATATGCATACATATAAGTATCTCTTATATAATTAAAATTATCTTGAGATAAATAATGTCTAGCATATAATGGATCTTCTGTACTATCTTTAAATCCATTCTTAATAAGCTCATCTAAATCTATAGAAGGCTGAGCCCATCTATACATTTCTACAAAACACTTATGTAAAGCCTCCTGTAAAACGTCTCTTCTATCAATCATCGTCGTTAGTATAAAATTCTAATAATCTAAAATTATCTGCTATATGTTTAGTATCTATTAATTCAGTAATTAATTCTAATAATGTATCTTTAATTGTATCAAATTGAGCATTATCTATATTGTCACAAAAATACCACATTTCAGTATCTGAACAATATGAAATTCTTCCTACAGCCATACCTTCTTTATAAGCAATAATTATACCTTTATAATTACCAGTAATAGCTGCTAAATCTATAGTAGTATCACTACTTTTAGGAATATTAATATATTTCATTATTTAAAATCAACTAATTTAAAACTATCGGCGTAATTACTAGCTATTACGTTTCTTAGTAAAGCTAATAAATTTTCGTCTCGTTTGTAACTACAGTTTATAGTAATATCATCTAAGTATACCCATTCATTATTATCATCGTCATATCCGATAAATCCTATTGGTTTATTACCTTTGTATGCTAAGATAATACCTTCAGTATTTGTATCTATAGCAGAAATATCTATAGATTTATCAGACGTTTCTGGAAGTCTTATGTCCTTCATTAATTATTTCCTTTAATAGTTCCCATTAAAATATCTTTATCTTTTACAATAGTATAATTAATACTCCATTTAGTATGCCCAAAATTAGCTGTAATATAATTACTACTACCATACATACTACCTACTGATATATAATCAAATCGTTTACCAGTAGTATAAGCATAATTATGTAAATCACCTTTTACAACATAAATATGAGGACTACATATACCTTTTTCTGCTATATAATTAGCAAAGAATAATTCAGTCTGAGGATTTAAAGTGAGAGGAAATTGTCTAGTTTGAGAATTATTATCTTTACCATGAGCATACAGGAATTGATGGTCTCCAATGATAAAATTATCAATAGGATAGTTACTAATATAACTCTTAACATTGTATTTAGTTAAATATGCAGCTAAGAGTTTTTGGTTTAACCATTCAAAATCCCCACCATGATTAGATTCTCCTATAGAGAGATAATTAAAATCTTTACTCTTTACTTTTACTGTAAGAGTAGCAAAGAACTCCATCATACACTCTATAAATGCTTCACTAATTTCTTTATTATCAAGAATCTCAGGAAGTTCATGGCCTCCTCTAGTAGTTTCTTTATTAAATCCATCAATAGAATCTCCAAGATTAACTACATATACAGAATGATATTCTTGTCCTACAAAAGATTCCACAATTCTAGATAATCTAGATTTAATTTCTGGAACATCATAAGAAGGTAACTGTACAAAACTACTATATTTAGCATTATAGGCTCCAATATGTAAATCAGATAACCATATAATTAAATCAGGATATTCTGCTTCTTTATTATTAATATTTACTGGAAGTTCTTTATAATCCTTTACTGTATTTTTAATAGTAGCTTCTATAAGTTCCTTATTTAAAGATTTAGAAGTTTCCTTAGTTAACTTAGTAACTAAAGCTCTTAAATCTTTTACTTCATCTTTCTCTATTCTTTTTAAGAAATCATTCTCTTTTTCTCTAAGATGCATTTCTTTTAATTCATCCTCAGTGTATTCTTCATACATATGAGGAGCAAATGGAGAAGATGCTTTAGTAATATTAAAAGCTCGTAAAATTCTTTTAAAGTCAATAAGAGAATAGTCTGGGAAATATCTGCTGACAATCTGCTGGGTTAAACCAGAACCGTAATAAGTATACATTCTATATACACTATTCATTTCGTTTCTAGTAAAGACTCCTGTGATTGCGGGCTTATTTCTTCTGAAAATCTCAAATTTATATCCAGTAATTTTACCAGTCTCCTCATCTCTTATTTCCCAAGTATTAGAAGCATCATCTGTATCTTTCTTTACTTCTTTTTTCTTAGTATTCTTTAGTCTATCATATAATTCCAATATCTTCTTATCATCTGCATCTTTATTTTCTTTCTTTCTAAGATTTCTCATTGTCATATATACAGTGTTTATATTTTTTCCTGATATAGTACACTGAGCTTTTAAAGAACGATTATTATTGATTGCATCATTAAAGAACTTAATATAAGAAGATTTTGTTGTTTGTTTCATACTTTTTTAAAAATTAGATAGCTGTTACGCCTTTATAAATAAAAGTATCTAGTAAAATAAAAGGTATCTAAATTAAAAAAGGCAGATACTCTCACGAGCACCTGCCTTACTTTTAAAAGTTATGGATCAAATTAAAATTCCAAACCAAAGAACATATAGCGACCATTCTTAGTACTCTTAGATGGAGTATAAGTTACAGTAGCTACTACTGGGTCAGAACCAATAGACTCTTTACCCTGAACGATATCAATCTGACCCTTAAAGCCCTTCTTAATAAGTTCCTTAGCCATTTCCTTAGCTGCGGTCTTAGTAGGACGAATAACCTTTGTATCTGGCTCAACACGACCAGTATCGTTACCATCCTTGTCAAGAATTGCCTCACCAGCCTTCTCGTTCTTTACACGCTCAGACTTCAAAGTCTTCAGTACTTCCTTTGTATCGTGGTCTACCAAATCAAACTTCTTCTGAGTATCACGCTTGCCCTCAGTCTTAATATCAACAACCTTCCAAGGACGCTCACGTGTACTTACAACAGCACTAGAAAGAGTTACAATGAAACCACTACCAGGAGCATTCTTAGTCTTTTTCTTTAAATACTCCAGCTTAAATTCCTTCTCATCATTAGAAGTTACTTTAGCATTCTTCTCATGGAACTTCTTCCATGCCTGTGTTGCATCACCATTAATATGAAAATTCTCTTTCTCTACCTGTGCTACTGCTGCTTCCTTTGTTTCTGCACTTACTTCAAAACTCTTAAAATTAAAAATTTCACTCATTTTCAAAAATATATTAACATTAATTCTTATTATCAAATCATCTGCGATGTTTTTTCTTTATCTTTGTAATGCTAATATAATCTATATTTTTTGCCTCCAAAAAGAAAATTATAAAAAAATTAATTTTTTTAGAATGGAAGAAATTTTCCCATTAATTCTCTTATTTTTGTTGGCATATCTTTTGGTTGCACGCCAAATGTTGGAAAATCAGTACATCCATATGAAAAATCCTCGGTGATGATAGCAATAGCTTGTATTGTATCCTCATCAAGACCTGTTTTTTCTGCTAATTTAGCAGTTACTTCATAATAAGTAGTTCCAGGTTTTTTCTTCTTCATAGAATTTACTACATATCCAAGTAATGATATAAGTGCAAATTTTAAATTTATACTTTCCCCTAAAGACCCTAAACTAAAGTATTTACGATATAAATCGGAAAGTTTAGTATAATCAGGTCTCTTGAGTAATTCCGAATCCCTCATAACCATGCATACAATAGAATGCTACTAATTTAAGAAGGTGAGTAAACTCTTTAAATCCTTTATTAAAAAGTTCTCTAGTCATAGGAACTACTTTAGTATTGAAATTTGGAATAGTTTCTACTACTAAGAAATTACTTCTAATTTTAGGATTTTCAATGTTATAATTCTTCTTAGCAGCCATAGTTAATAACCAACTATATAAAGCCATTTCTCTATAATAGTGATAGTCAATAAGAGCTCCTTTAGCAAAGTTATTTATTAAATCTCCTGTAGTTTTTAAATCATTTACAGTGATTATTCCTTCTTCTTTATCTATACTATAATTATCAAGTTTAGACTTAATTTTTAGTATAAAAGGTTTATGCCCTGGAGCCTCTACTAAAACATCTATAAGGAAAGCTATTTCATTACCAATAATTGGTTGTTCTAGTAATCCTTCAGGATTTAGTAGAGATTGAATTTGTGTATCACTATTCAGAGCTTCTAAACATATTTTTAGTTTAGCGTGATTTTTAGGGTCTGTAAATATTGGTGTTCTAGTATCATTATTTTCTTCTTCAAAAGCTTTTCTATCACACCAATACTGGGCACAGTCTGCTAATACTTTTTCTATCTTTTTATCTGACATTTTATCTTTATAATAATCACACTTATCAGATGCTTCTAATATAATATCGTTAGTAACATTGATACCTTGTGTTTTCTTATAAATATAATCTGCCATTGATCCCATTTTAGCAGTAGGTTTGCTAACCTCTGTTAGAAAAAAGTCATTAGGCTGTAAAACTAAAGTATGTAACCAGCTACCAAATTTTAAGCTAGCTGTATTTAATTTAGTCTTACCCCAATTATCAAAGAATTCTGTTGGAGAACCATCTTGATCTGGATTTATCTTAGATAATCTAGAGTTTGAGATATAATTATTATACTTTTTTGAGAAATAAGTATCATCATCAATATCTTCAATTCTCAAAGTCTCTATCAGAGGTTTAATAGAAATTTGACTTAATTTCACGTAAGTAATTGTTAAAGTCTTCCGACTCTTTTATACATTCATACCCATATTCTATCTCTTCTTTATCTAAACTATAAATCTTACCATAAGGACCCCATTTTTCATTAGATTCAGAAGCTATTAATAAGCAAGGTAATCCTGCTAGATTCATCTGAATAAAATTATTAATAGAATCATCAATGAAAATATCAACTCTACCTTTTATATACCGAGCTTTATTAGCACGCTGGCACAAGACTTGATAAACAGGTTTACTAGGATACCCATTATTCTTTAACCATGTTTTACTATAGTCTTTATTGCACACTCTTTTAGTACAATATAATTCAGGTATAAAGTTTATTTTATTTTTTATTGGAAGATTTATCCACCATTCTCTGTCTTTTATTAAAACTTGTTGTACATTTTTTGTTATTTCTCCATCAGACTTAGGATATCCAAATCTTTTTAAATATGGATTCATAAACTCATTTAATGTATCATCTAAATCTAAACCAATTCTTAATTTCATAGATTAAATAATTCCTCAATGTCTCTTATATATGTTACCCCAATACCTTTCTTAGCCAATTCAGCTCTGATATTTATCCAGCTATCATTGTTATCAAGAATAGCATATGTATCATCGTCCAAATTTAAGTACTTATCAACTTCTTCTTTAGCCTTTTCAACAGCTTCCTCATATGAAGATGCTGTTAACTTATGAAGTTTATTTTTATTACTCTGACAAATTGCAAAAATATAATTATTCATTTGGTATTGTTATATATAATTATCATTATTAAAATAAATAATATCATTACAGCAATTGGAAGTGATAAAAATATTACCATTATTAATATCATCCAACTCCATAATAATACTCCAGAAATCTTAAGTAAAATTAATATTATACTTATTATAAAATCTATTACTCCTAAGGCTAATAGTTCTCTCATATTAAATTATTACTTTTAGAATAACATTCTAATAAAGTATAAAAGAAATCCATAGGAATCATTGCTATTGCTCCTGGACTAACACTTCCTTCTGTTGGAGCTTTCTTCCAACATAATACAAAGGGTTTATCTTTATAGGGACAAGCATCTTCTATCTTAAAATATGCTGGAGTATTAGCAGTATGTTTTGCTTGAATATTTACAGGTAATTTTCCCGACCTATCAATTAAGTCAACTTTATTATTATCTGTAAACTTACTCTCTCCTCTAGCACTTACACACTCAGTGTACCCCATATCTCTAAGATGATGAATTATATCTGCTTCCCATGCACTTCCCTTATTTCTAGACTTTTTAGCTTGGTAACTCTTTTTAGTATGGATATCTATCCATTCATATAAAGTGCCATCAGCCATTTTTCCAGACTTATTACATCTAATTTTAAGAGCTGCTTGACTTATTTTAGTTTTCTCAGAACATTCCTCTATAGATGTATAATCGTGCACATCGCCGTTCTTATATGTTATTCTAATAGCAGTATTCAGATTCTAATTACTTTTTGACATAATTACTTAATTTTTTTATATAATACTTTATAAATTTTAAAGTATTCTGTCGACCATATTTTTTATAAAAATCACTTATATCTTTTACTTTGAATTTATGAGGTATAAAGAAATAAAGTAATTCGGGATGACTTCTTCTTATTTTAGCCATATTAAACATTCCAGGTCTATCATTATCATAAAAAGTTACTATATAAGTAAATCTTTCTTTTAGATCATTTAACATATTTTCAGATAACCATTGTGTCTCACTATTTGGAGCACAGGCTGTTACACCTAAACCCTTTAAACACATAGTATCTTTCATACTTTTAGTTATGACTAATAAATTACCTTTTTTAGGTAACTGATTATAACCTTGAACCTTTTTAGAGGGCCAATTTGTTAGAAATCTATACTCCTTACGTTTAGGATAATAAATTCTCCACAATTCTTTATCTTTCATTGTCCCACCATAATACCCGAAGATAAAGTTATCTTTGGTCTTTATAGTTTGAATATTACCATTTAAAAATACAGTACGACAAGAATATACTTTATATTTATTTAGTAATTCTAAAGAAACTCCTTGTTTACTCCACCATTTTAATTCATCTTCTGAGAAGTCTTTTATTTCTACTCGTATATCTGCGGGCTCATTTGTTTTAACAAAAGAAGTGTTTGATTGTATTACAGAATGATAATTATTTTGTCCTTTTAATAAGCCAAAATCTTTAGCTATAATGTCTAATGCTTGATGGTATTTACAAGCATATTTAGTCATAACTACAGATATAAAGTTTCCATAAAAACTTCCATTAAAATCATGGAATATAAGTTCTCCTTTAGAGTTACGAAAAAAGGAAGCCGTGGGATTTTTATCTTTACGTAAAGGATTACAAATTAATTTTTTTGAAACTTTTACGCCAAGATAATACTCCATATAGGCTTCCTCTGTGTTATATTTAAGTAAGTAGTCCTTAGTAATATCTGGTTTATAAGAAAAATCTAATTCCATAAAAACTACTTACTTTATAATTACTACATATCTGCCAGCATAGCATCGAAGTCTTCATCTTGAGCCTCCTTGCCTTCAGTAGAGTCGATAGATTTAGCCTCTTCTGAATCAGCTGCTGGCACAGGAGCAGTAGGCTTACGCTTCTCCATATCCTCTTTCTGCTTAATCTCATAACTAGAGAATGACAATTTATCTTCCTCTAAGCTAGCAAAATTATCACGGATATAGAACTGTCCATCACTATTAATAGCTCCAATATCAGGAATCTTAGCAAATACATTGCCAGTTTCCTTTGAAATTCCCTTTTCATCCTTTTTCTTTTCCTTACGACCACTGAGCTTTAAATAAAAGTTTTTATTCATACAATGCTTAGTCAATACTGCCTGGAAAAGCTGCATGAATTGGTCAGTACTCTTACAAGCAAGAGCTTTAGTTACAAACAACTCTTTAGCCTTATCACCTCCTACTACTGTTATAATATGCAGCATAAAACCCTTAAGCTGTTCAAATGCTGAAGGAAGTACATATGGGAATTCTACACCCTTAGAATCCTTTCTCTTACCCTCATATCTTTTAGCAGAACTTTCATTAGGATAAAACAATGATTCTTGATAAGTTCCTTGCTCTCCTTCAAAATGAAGTACCAGAGATTTCCAAGTTGTATTAGGGTCTTGTTTACCTTGACCCTCCTTAACTTCTATACTTTTTAACTGAACGAGATAAATTCCATAAGGACGAAGACCTTTCTTACTTGTAGGATTAATATCACCAAGACCACCAAAATTCAAATTCATATTGTTATATTATTAAAGATTATCGAAATTAAAATCATTATCTGAGATTTCTGTATCATCTGCGTTGCCGTCAATAAGACTAGCCATTTCGTTATCTAATTCATCTTCTGATGCAATATCCTCTGCTTCAGGAACTACATCTTCTTTAATCTCAGGCTCTCGATTACCTGTTAATATAAACAATCCATCAATTTTAGGATGTGGAGTGAAAGTAAACTCATTACCATGCTCAGCAAGGTTCTGGTTATTCTTTCCTCTATATGAAACTGCATTCTTCTGAGTTAATTTATTACCTGACTGCGTACCAAATGTTTCAGCAGCTCCGATAACTAAGCATTCCTTCTTATTAAGTTTCTGCTGTTTAATATCTACTTTATCTCCTGGTTCTACACCAAGAGCCTCAACAGCTGCCTTATTAAGAATATACTTATTCTCCTCAAGAATTAATAGTGGATTAGGATTTGTGTCATCTACTTCTGGGTCTTTCTTTTTAGAAGAAGACTTACGAGTAGATGGCTTCTTTACAGAATCATCCTTCAATTCACGTGTGTCAGTAAAAATTTCTCCAGTTTCTTCATTAAGCCACTCGGACTTAATTGTCATTTTAATTAGCTTCATTTAAAATATTGTCATCATTATTGGTTTCATTATGGTCATCTGCGATTTCTTCTTCCTCACCATATTCAAAGTTATGGATAGTATCTAAAACCTTTTGCATATTAGGTTCAATCAGTTTATCTTTAAAACATCCATCAACACTACGACAAGTATCGTTACCATTGGTTTTAGTTCTAAAGAAATAACTAATATTGCCCTCATCATCAACCTGGCGTTCAGTATATAAAATATAAGAAAATAAACCATCAATATTTACGGTTCTATCCAACATTTTACCACTAGAATATAACTGCCAATGTTCATCGAGGTCAGTACCAGCATTAATAATATGACTAATGAATACTACATTGAGATCTTCACGTAATTCGCTAGCTTCCATGATTAAATCATAATAATTTTTAGCAAACACAACGTGCTTATCCCAACCTTTTTCAAGTGCAGAATCCATTATATTATTTGAAAGACAATAATTAGCATCATCTACAACTACTGTCTTAATATCCGAACGTAATTTATCAATAATCTTCAACCACTTACCAATAGTAGTATAATCATTAGATACAAGCCAATTTCCAACTGGCTTCTTATTTACAACTTCAGCCTTCTTATACTTACGTCTAAATCCAGGAATTTGAAGCTGCTTGTTAGTACAACTAATAATAAATGTTGATTTATAATCCAAATAACGTAAAGAAGTGCTTTTTCCGGTACCACTCAAACCTGCTAAACCAATAATCATAAACTATAGTCTAATTTACTTTTCACTTTTTCATCTTCAATATTATCTGTTAAATTATTATTATCTGTAGCTCGGTATTTAGAATAATCATAAATCTCGGAAGGGGGAGGTAATTCTACCCATTTATTTACCATGCCATCAAAGAAACAACAATCAGCTACTTGATTTTCTCCATATCTTGATTTTAACACAAGAATACTTCTGAATCTATAACCCATTTCTTTTACTTGATATCCTCTATAAGAGGAGCGTTTATCAACTTGAGGATTATAGACAGCTAGAATCAATTCTGCTGCTTCACTTGGAGTACCAGTTTCCTTGATATCCTCAACCATTGGTTCCATGAAAGCTTCATTTTTCTTTCTTTCCATGTTAGCCACACTTCTATTAGACTGCATGATGAAAAGAACAGATAAATCAGTTTTATTTCTAATAACTACAAGTTTATTAGCACATTCGTCAATCTCTCCTTTTTTAGTGCGTCCATTAGCAGGTATTAAAAGTCCCGCATGGTCAATTACAGCTAAAACAGTTTGTTCAGGATTATTAGGAGTATAATGACCATCTTCAAAAGTACCCTCTTCTTTAAGAACCTGCATAATTTCAGATATTATCTTATCAGAAGTATGGGCACCATCAAATATAATTAATTTTTTATATACTTTTTCTAGCCATTCATATCCTAATTTTACATATTCATATATATCATCTGGTAAAGTATAATCTTTACCTATAGAAAGTATCTGTTTAGCAGATATTCTAATATGATAAGTATCATACAAATACGTACTTAATAGTTTAGCTATAATAAAGGATTCTTTCATCTCAAGAGCAAAGAAGATAATCTTAATTTTATCATCTTCTAGATGCTCTTTTAATGGAATATAAACATATGAATATAATGCCGCAGAACTCTTACCAATACCTGAACTAGCAAACAACAATGTGAAGGTACTTTTAGTAAGTCCACCTGTTATTTCTTCTAGTTTAGGTAATCCTACACTTAATCCATGATTTCTTCCTAATCTACCGTTTTCTACTTCTTTCTTAAAACTCTCTAAACTCACAGAGTTGCAACAGTATTACAATCCATTCCAGTGTCTCCATTCTTTAAAGCTTCAAGATCTTCCCATTTTTCATCCACAATAAATGTAGCTAAGCTATAATTAATAATACCATTATCAGTATTAGCTTCCCAATCTAGTAAGTCAATAATCTTTTTATGAAGTTCTTCGTTCCAATGAATTTTCTTTCCATAAGTTCTATAAGCATCTTCAAGACTATTAAACTTTTTAGAAACACCTAGCATACTAGTTAAGCATCCATTAATATTTCTAAATCTAGGATAATGTTCTCTAAGTTCTTTTCCCATTTCAAAGGAGCTCTTAGCTAAACATTTTAAGAAGTTTTTATTAAATGGTATCTCTTCAGGAATTAATTTCATTCCTGGAATAATTTTATAACTTTTAAGGATAAGACCTTTATCTTGTAAAGATTTAAGTACATCTATAAAACTTCCTACATACTTTTTATCAATAGCTAAATACCTACGAAGATAATCTTCTGAATAATCTTCTATATAAGCATTTATAGCTTTAACAACAAATAACTCAGTAGGAGTAATATTATATTTTTCTAAAATTGTTATTTCTTCATCAATGTTTAAATCAAACATACAGTAATTCGGATAATTAAAAGTCTTCCATACTGTAATTAAGTTAATCTCTTCTCAGAGCGATATTAATACATAGATTCAGAATCTAAAATCAAATTTAGGAACTATCTTTTCACCTGGGGTAAAGTCTTTACCTTGTAATACTTTATCCAATTCTGATTCGTCTATAGTTATAAAAGAATCTCCTTTATGAGAATCATAAAACCACTTAGTCTCTTGAGTCCTATTTAATACTATATTGAATATCTCTGCTGTCTTACCTTTTTCAAATCGGATTGATCTTCCTCTTCGTTGACAAGCTCTAGTAGTTGAACTATCTAATCCAAATATAATTGCTACAGAAAGACCTTTTACATCAAGTCCTTCATCAGCTTTTTTTACTGTAGATAATAGAGTTATCTTTCCAGAGTTAAAATCTTCAATAGCTGTAGCACTTCTCTTTTTAGAAGTTCTACTAGAATATACAGTAGCATTAGGAATTTTTTCTGCCATTTTAATATTATTAGCAAAAGTTATTATTTTTTTATCCTTTCTAGCTTCTATAATTTTCTTTACTATTTCAATTTTCTTTGGATGATTGTTTATGAAAGCTTTCTTTTCATGCATAGTAGACCAAAATCTGATAGCATGATAATTTATATTTTGTAGTACTTCAGATTTCTTGTTAGGATCACTACACATAGAATCTCTTAGGAGCAGTTTATTTCGCCAACCCATAGGACCAGCTAATTTATTAACTAACTCCCAAGAGAATCCGAAGAATTCAAAATGAGAAATGAATTCTTTATTTATTTTTTCATATTCTTCTAAATCATCAACATTTACTAAGACTAGATATTCTTTATATGGGCTAACCCAACCATTTGCAAGACAAGTATTAATATCAATAGTATCAATTACTGGACAGTATTTTGCTAATATTTTATCTCTACCATCAAGACGCTCAAAAGTAGCTGTAAGACCTAAGATAAATTGGTATTTTATTACTTCAAATAGCCTTACAAAAGTCTCAGCTGCATATCTATGCGCCTCATCCAGTACTAAAAGATCATATTTGGCAGGATGTTTTATTACAGTGTTTATTATTTGTACATCACAACTTAATCCTAGCCCATTAGAATCTATATGACCACACCATTGTTTTTGTAAAGTTTCTGTTGGTACAATTATTAGTACTCGATATTGAGGGAAGTGTTTTAGCACTGTCTTAATACAGTTTAGTCCTATTCTGCTCTTACCAAATCCAGTAGATGCAACTATTGTCCCTACACAACGATTTTTTATCCATTTTCTACGACACTCTTCTTGTCGTTCATCTCTAGTGATTTTATGAAATAATTCTCCTTCAATCAGAGAGTTTGTAGCCATTGTAATCAGCTACTGCTTTGATTTGCTTAATACGCTTCTCCCATTCTGAAGCTTGCCATCTAACCTTATTTTCGAGATGCAGTAAAACTTTATCTCTTAAGGTTTCTAATTGCACTTTAGTCAGATCATTATAACGCTTATCATATTTATCCTTACGGAATGTAAGCATTGCACTAAACTCTTTTAGAGTTAAGCCTTTTCTATCATCAATTTTTAAAACAAGACCCTTTCTATCTTCAGGATTCTTAGGATCTCTTAGTTTAATATTTAGAAGTTCAGCAACTTGCTTAATTCTATCTACTAAACGACCATTCTCATCTTTCTTATTTAATTCTAGTAATTCAGAACGTGTAAACCACAATCCCAGCTCAGTAATGAATGTAAGAGTAATATGTTTACGGATACACTTACCTAAAGCAGATAAACAAGCTTCTCTAACAATATATAAAGGCAATGAAGCAAACATAGTAAATGAATCTTCATCACTATTCATAATATCATTAAGAGTCCATTCTTTAAAGAGAGTCTCTGCAATAGCACTAACATTTGTTTCTCCCTCACCACTTTCTGCATTCTCTTTAGCAAACTGTTCTGCCTGAGCAGTAATCTGCTGATTGAGCATATTAAAGAAACTAGTTCTTACAATACCTTGTCTAGTACTGCCTTCACCTGGATATAATAGCCAAATTAAGAACAACTCAGCGTTGCAGCGAGTTCTTTGGTCTTCAATTTGTTCCAACAAAACTCGTCGTCCAGGATTTTCATAGTTGTCACTATAAAGCATTGATTCACAATGTTTATATGCTTTACGTAATTCCTCTTCAGTCATATCTACCATTTTCACGGAAGACTGAATACGTTCACCATCTACAATTTTTCTGGAACCTTTCCAGAGAAATGTTTCTACATCATTATTCTTAGCTTCAAAAGCTTGATTGAGTTTATCACCTAAAACTGTTGTCATAAATCTTAAAGATTATTTATTGTATTATTATATCATCTACGTTTTTAGGTCTTTGAGGGACAAACTTAATAAACCAGATATTATTATATCTGTATTTCTGTTGTGTGTCTCCATCGTACCATTCATCTATCCCTGCTATTACAGGCTTCACTTCGAGATAACCAATATCCCCATAATTTATAGTAGCAGCACTCCAATTAGGAGGTTGGGTACACATAAGGTATTTAGTCTTTTCTCTAAGCTTATCCTCATTATCTAACAATTCGAATACATATATTACATAGCCTAAGCTATCATTAAATTTCTCAAGTAATTTACTATAAACAACCATTAATTGATAAATAAATTTCCGCAATAATATGGTAATCCTTTTTCAAGGCGTAAATATTATTTATCAATTTTTAGTAATTTTAGTTATCTAGGATTATAATTTCTGCATCCATACTTAGCAAAATTACATTTAAGCATGTCCATATTTACTAAGCATTTATATCTTTTACAATTCTTACAATCTCTATCTGGAAATTTAAATTTCTTACCGTCAGTATCCTTTATGTAAGTATCTAATGTATTAGAGCACATATTATAGATAATATACTTATACCTCCAAATAAATAATTCAATTTTGATAATTTTTTATTTTGTATATACAATTCATTATTTTTATCAGATTGAATCTTTATTTGATAATCTTTATATGTTAGCGTACTATCCAATGTATTTACTAAAGATTTGTAGTTATTTATTTGAATTTTTTGTAGACTATCATTTACTAGTAAATATTTATGCTCATTAAAAATAAGATTAGTTATTTTTAATTGATACGGTGTCAATAAGAAGTTTTCCCCCGACTTCTTGAATGTAGTTTGTGAAAAACTGCATGTCGCTATCAGGAGACTGCTTAATAATATTGTCCTTCTCTTTAACATAGATAGTTTTATTATAGTAGATAGCAGTATCACACTTATTGATATCAACTTTAATAGAATTTTTCTTACTATTTAATGAGTCTATTTTTCTTTCTAATGTATCTGTAGACATTACAGTAGTAGGTTTAAATCCTCTATATAAAAAGATAGTAGCCCCTATAATAGTAATAAAAATTAATATTAAAATTAATCTATCTAAAAGTTTCATTAATCTGCTACTGCCTTATTATATAAAGCTGCTTTCTGAGTTAAAGCTTCAGCTTTCTCTTTAGATTTTTCATATTTATCTTTAGCTTTAGCATAAGACACACTGTACTGCTCAGGATATTGCTTTACGTGATTGACTTCGTTATCAAGTATGTATTTCACAGTATCAATATTAAGAAGTCCTGCTCTACCTAATAGTACATTGGTATTTCTATCACTAACACTTTTACCATAAGCAATTTTCTTACCAAGCTCATTGTTATGTTTATCTACTGGATTACAGAAAGATACTCCAAAACTAAGAATTCTAGTAACATTTTCAAATACAGTACTTTCTCTAAGAACAGCACATACTACGAAATAATGATCTTTGCCTTCAAAGTCTACAAAACTGCCTTCTCTGTAATCTACAAGTTTCTGTTTTACGTTTGTCATAATTTTTTAAATTTGGAATTATTAATAATATAATCTAGAGGAGCTGATACTAAATCAATGGATTTTATAATTCTATATCCAATCTTTTTAGTAACTTGCACTCTCTCTTTAAGAGGTTTACTTGAAGATATAAACTTACTACCTAGCAATTCTTCTCTATCTTTATAGTGAGCATATGCTGTAAGTTCATAGACGAACATCTTAGAAACCGTAATGTCTCTATGATGTTCGTCTCTCCAAGTAGTTATAGGAATGGATTTAATCATTCCTCCATCAAAGTAGTATTATTAGGAGTTTCCCCCACAATATCATATAATCTATGAAGTTCTTTTGTATAGGAATCTAAATATTGTTGCATAGTTAAAGCTTTTTCAGGATTAGCTTTAGCTACTCTATATCTAGCAATTGATGCCATAGCTCCAGATAAGGTTAATCCATATCCTGCTAAAGTAAGTTCCTCTCTAGCCTCTCTAGTTTTAGATTTGGCATTAATAGTCTTTATAATATATAAATCCCAATGAGGACAACTTTCATCATTTGTTGAAGATTTTAATTCAAAATCAGACTCTTTAATTATCATAGATTACTTTGATCCAATACCGCCAGGTCTTGTTGATGCATTTTTTACTGTCTGAGGGAGCTTATCCCACCATACCTGCTTCTGACGAAGTCTTTCAAGCTTTGCCTTATACTTCATTTTAACTAGAATTGAAAATTAAAAGAAAATTAATCATCTGTGTAATATTAAAATTATCTAGGTAAAATACCATAATTTAGTTATAGACACATCTAGAATAGCCTACAAACTTCTAAATTTAGAATCATGAACAATTTATCACTCTAGAAATGAAAACGTCTTAGAGAGACTCTGAGACATTACCCTCAAAGTGCTCCTCAGTATACTTACGAGCATCTTTGATATCATCAAAATATCTACTTGGTTTTAATCGGTCACTACGTTTTACCGCAATTTTACCACCAGTAGTACGATAAATAGTAATAGTGTCTACCGTTGCTTTTACAATTTCTTTAGCCATAATTAATTATTTTTAAAAATTTTACTTAAAGTTTCTGTTAACTCAGGGTACAGATAATATAGTGCTAATAATGTATTTATAATTGGACATAATAATATCAATATTGATACTATATTCATAGGGACGTTATTACTAGTCCACCTGTTTATAACAGCAAATGCAGATCCAATATAAATAGCTGCACCAGCAAAAACAATTATTATTGATAATACTAAATACATTACTCTAATAATTCTAAGCTAGCATTACTAGCTAATTCATCCGCTAAATTATTACCAAAACAATCTTGATGTCCTCTAACATGGGTAAATTTAATATTTTTTATTAAAGATTTAACTCTTTCATATTCTTTATCTAAGATATTCCAGAGTTCTACATTCTTCTTTTTCTTCCAACCTTTAGTAAGACATCCTAATACATATTGACTATCACTTATAAATTCTACTTCATCCATTGGAGTTTTAATGGACTTAAAAGCACATAGCATAGCAATTAATTCCATTTTATTATTAGTAGTATGTTTAAAGCCTTTGGAGTACTTTTTAAATACTTCATCATCCTTCATCCATACTATTCCAATACCTCCTTGGTCAATAGAAGATTTATAAGCACCATCAGTATAAATCTGTAACATAGTTATAAAGATATGTAATCTGCATATTCAAATACTATTCCATTCTTTTCAGGATCAAAATACGTTGTAGACATACAAAAAGTATCAAAATTATGAGATTTTCTATAACCATTCAATAAATCTCTGACGTATTCTTCAGTATCCTCTATTGTGGAAATATAACAGTGTCCCTCACCTTTAATAACAATTCGTACATCTGAAGCATCATCTAAATCTCCAGTACTAGAACTAATTTCCCAAGTTCTATTATTTGTAAATAACGCTTCTAACTCTAAATTAATGTCATGAATTAAATTAGGGTCTAATTCATTTTTATTTATAATGATCATTTTTATTCCAAAGTATTAAATAACAACGTTCTCCTTCGAAATTTGAATACCATAATATGCATTGGTTATCTGTAATATCTAATCTTGGATCAATTATAATTATTACCAAAATAATAGTTATAATAAGTCCTAAAACATACATCAGATAACATTAAGCATTGTAACGTTCTCAGGAAGATTATCCCAATCTTTGTAAGAATTAGTAAACCATACGTGGTTAAAGTTTTCTGACAGATTCTTTATACCATTAGGATTTACCATATGAGTAACTGCAATATTTAAACGCTCTTTAGGAATACCTAAAGCATTAAATGCTTTAGCAATACCACAGAAGGTTCCACCACCATCACATAAATCATCAAGAATTAACAGAGATTTATCCTGTATACTTTCAGGATTATCTATTTTAATCTCTAAGATTTTCCCAGTAGTTAAATCTCGAACTTTACTACAAGTAATTCCTACGCGATTATATCTGAATTCATTTCTCTTTACAGCTCCGGCATCTGGGAAAACTAATTGAAATTCTTTCCAAGTATTATTAGATGGATTCTTTTCACCATAGAGAGGCATAAATTTAACTCCGAATCTAGGATCATAATAAACATCAGAATGAGGTTCTAAAATTTCAATAGTCTCTGCATTACAATTTTTTAATATATTTAAGACTATTTTTAAAGTGAATGGTCTATTGAAATCCATTACTCGGTCCATTCTCATACTCATTAAGTAATAGATATTTAACTTATATAGAACTTCATGTCTATCAAGAATATCTAAAACTTGCATAAGTATAAATAAGTCTTCAGCATTAGTAACTCTACATTTTACTAATACTTGTTCCTTATGACTGAATTCTTCTAAGGAAATTTGAACTTCCCCATCAGGAAATCTAGAGATAGAATATTTAATATCACTATCTTCTAGATGTACTAAATTTAATTGTTGCATAATTTATAAATATAAAGAGTCATTGTTGTATCATTAGCAAAAAGTTCTTGTAGCATAGGATAAACTACTCCATCCCAATCTCCTCCTGCTAATCCATATCCTAATTTATAAGGAATACCTATCTCTGTAATCTCGTTATCTTCACAAAAGTCTTTTAAATCTAATAAAGCTTTTTTAAGAGCATCATAATCAGTATGTCTATTTTCATAAGGAGCTACTGATTCAGTAAAAGAATATTCTCCAAATAAATTAGCTACGAGATTAATAGGTTCATCTCCTGTTATACATACTTGACATTTTCCTAATAATTCTTTAGAATATTTAAGAAGTTTACAAAAATTAGCGTATTGTATATACACACTATTCCATTTATTTTTAATAGCTTTAGCTATACCTGCTCCCATTACTCCCAAACAATTAGTTTGATGAGCTATAAGAGGTAAATTTGATTGGAGTAAATCTCCATCAACAATTTTTATCATATTAATGTTGAATTTACACGTTCACGAATTTCAGAAAGAGAATATTCTCTTACTAATTCTTCATCTATAAAGACTGTTTTAAAACAACCTTGCAGTTCTGCATCCTTAGTCTGCTGGTCATAAGCGACATACTTGCCATTCTCTTCTTCAACTCTAATAAGACCTTTGAGAGAGTTCTTTGTTCCATCGTCAGTTTTTGGATGCTTATAGATTTCTATAAGTCTTCCATTAATTATACAAGCAGTTGCTTTAACTGCGAATCCCAAAGAATCACGAGACTTAAACTGATAAGTATAAGAACCAATACCAAGAACAAGATTACAAGCTGCCATATGAGCATTCTCTAATCGAGCATAAATATCACGCTGACGTTCCAGAGTGATAGAATCTCCATAAAGCAATCCTACCTTGGTACTTGGATAACGATAGTCGTTTACAGTAGTATTCCATCCAAAGATTTTACCTAGCATATAATATGCTCCATAATACTGACCTTCAGATACTTCTACATAATGACTTTCATCATCATCCATAAATGGATTAAAATCACAGTAGTACTTACCTTCTTTCATGGCAGTATGATAGTGAGGATTTGTACGAAGACCACAAATAATATCTACTGGATCACCACTATCAGGGCGAATTACTACTCGACCATCACGTTTCATAATATCTGCCTTAAGCTTAGGTAAAAACTTTTCAACTACCTGCCAGAAATCCCAAGTATCAGATACTATTGAGATAATACCCGTTGGATATAGGTCATTAATAAGACGACGATATGTTTCAATCTCATCATTTTCACCTCCTGCACACATTACGGAGTGTTCAGTTGCTGGAACAGTCGCAGCTACAAGTTCTTTAGTAACATCTGCATTGTAATAATGCTCTACTGCTTCAATAGCAGGAATTGTTTCACTACCACAGAATGAAGTCATATGAGCCATACCAGAAATAATAGCAGCATCAAGTCCTGCCATACCTCTCATAGAAAAATCATGACAGGCGAAACCTAGATTTACATCTTCTGGGAATCCAGTCTTTCTAGCATGTTCCATAAGTCTCTTCTTATAAAGACGAGCACTTGTTGCAGAAGTACAAGGAAGCCATAGAGTACAGCTAATCAAAGTCTCCAAATAATTAGTCAACCAGAAGAAGTTTGGAAGAGTATTCTTAATAGTCATCATAGGTACTCTTATAGGACAGATGGAACCCTCAGGAAGAGCTTTAATTTCGATAGGAAGATATCCTAAATCATAAAGTTCCTCAATATGCTTTGTTCCAACCTGATTAAGGTCTACAAAGTTACCTACACGATAAGCAAATTGCTTGATAGCTTCTTCCTTAGGAAGAGCAAACCATTTGTTAAATTCCTCGATCAAATACTTCTTAACAAAGTACTGAATACCAAATACTACAGAGCCTTCTGTGGCTTCTGGGAAGTAACGATTACTTCTAGGAGTCCAGTTACTATAGACCATTTGTGTACCCTCTGGGTACATACGATGATGACCAAGCTTATAGCCATCAGTTGCATTAATAATTTCCATTAATTGATTCTTTTAATGTTAAACCTATACTATATTTATAAAACACTTCAGTTATATAACTCTTAGTTTTTTTGTGGATTTTCATATGAGGCTGTTGTTTAAGCCACCATGTATATTCCCTTCTAGGGTCAGCTCCATATGTTTTAGCCGCTGCTAAATAATCACATATAAGTTCTAGAACGTATTTTCTAGGCATTTTAGCAGGAATCCCTCCATTATCTAAGGAATGTATCCAATATTCATAGTGATGAGGATTTCTTCCTCTATGATGAAGGAATGTTTGACTATATCCTAATATTCGACACTCATTCGCTAAGGAGCTCATTTTATCATCCCAGTACTTAATAGCTCTTGAGAATTCTGTAAAACTAAATTTAGACAAATCATGAGTAATACCTTGCCAATATAATCCTATTTGAAAGCAATATTTAGCAACATAATACTTATGAGTTAAAATTCGCTTTGTTAATTTTAACCAAACTAAGTTCATAACCCTGATAATTTATTTATATAAATATCTGAATATTTCTTTCCAAGTTTCTGCATTATACCATAGAAACTTCTTCTAAAACTACTATCTTTCATACATAGTATCTTTATATTAGAAATTAAATCTTCTGGTATATGTGCTTCAGAGTATTCTTTAGACACTATTTCAGAAGATTTAATTAATTCTACTAATAGAGATACTTGACTAGCTTTTTGGTAATTCATAAGTGAGAATCTCTAATTGCTGTATAATATCCTAAGATAAAAAAGTTTTTACATTTTTCTAACTCTCTACTAGACATTAGTAGGTATGGAGATTCTGCAATTAATGATTTCCAAGCTTCATCTGCTTTTACCTCAAATATATCTATATTCATAATCCTTCTTTTTCTAAAGAATTCCAATAGTCTGCTTCTAGATCATTCCAATAATCATCTAGATCACTTATAATATCTGTTAGATCTTCCATCAGGTATACAATATAAAATTAGCCATATAATACAGAGTATGATTATGAGTCCTATTCCTATTAAGAGTGGGCTAAAAACAATTAACCACGAAATATCTGAATGTAAAAGAACTTTAGCTATCAATAAAATCAGGAAAGACCCCGGAATAAGCGAAGTTCCACATCCAAAATCAATTTTTACTTTTTCATTTGACATTGTCTAATAGAGATTTTATATAATCAATAGATTCCTTCACAGATAAGCAGCCCCCACTCTTTAACATAACGTAAGAGCTTTCACCAACTTCTTCTATTAAGGAAATATCATCTACGGCTATCAAATATCTTCTATTAATACTGTCATTGTCTAATGTTAAATCAATAAACACATTTAATCATATTAATAATTTTTATACTAATAATCATCTGCGTTATTATAAGTAGAATAATATAATACTATAAAGATTTAATCCTAGTACAGATTGTTTCTACAGCATTATTAAACTCTTGTTTATTACTATCTAAAATAGTTTCTCTTAAAAAATCTAAATATGAAGTACTGCGACTAGTAATAGAAGGTAATTTAAGATTTACTACAATACATTTATTACCATCTATTCTAATTCGTAATGCCCCACACTTTTTATACTTAACCATTTAAATTAATAAATATTAGTAATGCTAATACAAAAATAGGGATTAATAAGATAAACTTATTAGTCCCTTTCTTCTTGCCATCAAAGGCTTCCACAATTTCTTTTAATGTCATCTGTTCATCATATAATTAAAAAATTTATCTTTTGGAAGAGTTCTTAATAATTTTAAAGTATCACTTGCATAGAAATATCCATCAGTATAATAGTGACTGCCTTCAGGAATTATAAATAAACCTATAGTATTAACAGGTTCCTGTATATTATAACGATTATATGGACTTCCATAACAATCATATCTCCCAGCATAAGGACTTAATATACGTATATTATATCCAAAAGAATGGAGTCCTATAGATATAGATATACTATTTCCATCTAAGTATGATTTATAAGTCTCTCCTATATCATATCTATAATTAAATATTGGTGAATAATAACCGTACCCGCCGTAACTTATTAAAGCTTTCCACACATATATATTAGAAGTAGCTATACGTTCTACTTTATCTCGTAAATATAAACACATTATTTAAGAATTTTAACTTTTACATGCTTGATACTAATTCGTTTAGAATCTTTTGGATGTATTAATATATCAATACGATGTTTATGTCTTTTATTCATAACATCTTTTACTTCATATATTCCAAATCCTTCTATAAACACTTTTTTAGGCTTATTCTTTGGAAATAAATAAAGTAAATCACGAGATATAGCACACCATTTGATTTTATTATGTTTTAAATGATGTAAATTAATTTTAGAACCATCCGCTGTAATTAATGGCTTATTATCACACTGACTCTTTACTGGCTGATAACAAGTAAGAGTTACATGAGTTACAGTTTGTGCAATACTTTTAGTGCATAAAAAACATAATAATATTAATATAAATTTAAATCTTCTCATTATAAATAATCTTTTTAGTTATGGCATATATTACCACTCATAGTACTAACATTTCCACCAACATTACCACAAGTAACATCGCCACTCATTGTTAATACTCCACCTTTAACGTCTTTACAGGATACATCACCACTAGCTGTATTAATAGTTGAAACATCTCCTGTAATTGAGACATCCCCACTATCAGTACGTACACTAGCTACATTACCCTCTATTTTCACTTCTATAGATGGACTTTCAAGATCTTCTCTTAAATTTCCATTTACATAAATTTTACCATTATTAATACTAATGGTTTGTGCTCCTTCTATTTTAACATTGTTAATCCAAGTAGCACCATTAATACCATTTAATGTTGTTTCAATTGTGTTAATTATTCCCATAATATATAAAATTTTTAAAATGTATACAAACAAAAAAAGTCGAGCTTATTGCCCGACTCAACATCAGTAAGTACCCCTTTGGTACTTACAAATTAAATAATAAGATTAAATCATTGGAGGCATGTATAATCTACAATACTGATTAGCATACCAAGTCCAACCCTTCTTAATGGCTTTTAAAGTTCTTTTTAAAATTTTCATCATAATAAATCAAATTTAAAGTTTAACTTATAAAGTATCTAGGAGGAGAATTTAAAAAATTAAGAATCCCAGGTAAATCGCCCCTGTCAGAGACAATCTTATGGTCTCTGTTTTTATTATTTAGGATTCTGTAGGAATGCAAAAAACGTCGAACCATTCCAGTTCGTAGGTTCTACGACACCTAATAGGCGAGTATGCATCGTTGAGAGGCACCCTATAAGTTACGTTGCTCCTGTGACTAGTATTCTAGAGCTTTGTTATAGTGCGAGATGTGGGAATCAAACCCACGCAAGCCTTCTGGTTGGAAGCCAGATATGCGCCTTCAGCTACACTAATCTCGCATTTATTTATAAGATATCTTTCCAACGCATGAAGAATAAGAAATTTGTTTATTATTATTTTCTAATATATAATAATAATCCTCAAATGTTTCTTGAATACCTTTAAAAACATATTCTTTATTCATATATCCATCCACGTAACAGGTTTTTCCTACATTAAGTAGTTCTTCTTTTACCCATTTTGGAGCATCCTCAGGAACATCGTCTACAGAATAATAATTTCCTATTACTTCATACATTAATTTATTTATTAATTGTTGGAAAGTCTTTATTAAAATAGGAACATCTTCAGTTTTATACTTTAATGTTTCTAAATTGTCTGTATCAATAATTATTTTCATAAATATTTAATTTAATAGTGGACCACGGTGGGACTCGAACCCACGACATCTACCTTGCAGAAGTAGCGTTCTAGCCAACTGAACTACGAGCCCAAATTGGAGATTACTCTCCAGTTAATTGTTTTATTTTAAGTTTAGCTTGTGTTAATTTATAGATTAAATCAGATATAGTATTTTTATTATCCTTAAGCTGTTTTCTAAGACCTTTATTAGCTAATCTTATACTATTAAAGTTCTTTAAATTATTTGCTATAGATTCTAATTCTTCAAAAGACTTAGTATCATCAAACAAAGATATATTAACTTTAGCTTGCAATTCTTTAATTTTAAGTTTTTGTTTTTCAATTTTATTTTCTAAAGATTGAATTTTATTATTTAAAGATTCTATACCAAGTCCATTCTCTAATTCATCTATATAAGATTCTAATTCTCCAATTTTTTGTTCTAGTCCAGCATAATGCTTTTTTCTTTCAGCATCATACTCTTTAAAACTATTTATTTTTCTTTTTAAGACTGCTATAATAAAATCCTTTTTATCATAAAAGTTTGCATCTGATTGATAATTAAAAGTCTCTTTCATATTATTTATTTTTATTAATTAGTTGTCTAGGAGAGATTCGAACTCCCGACATCGAAATTAACAGTTTCGCGTTCTAACCACTGAACTACCGAGGCGAAAGTCCTGATTAATCAGGACATACAGTTGAATCAATTTCAGTAGTATCAACTACTGTGGTATCAACATTAATAGAATCATTTGAAGTTGAATTTACTGAATTATTTGAACCAGTAGAACAACTCAAGAGTGTAAATAATACACTAAGTACAAGTAATTTCTTCATTTTTTATTTTCTTTATTGTATTGACTATTATAAATCTAAATTTTACTATTCAAAATATAATTTTAATAAAATTTAAAAATGAACCGAGAACTTCCCAATTCTCGGTTCTGTGTACTAAGGTAAGTACGACCCTTCCAGTTTCATGTTGAAATCTTCAAAAAAGTCAGTATATTTATAGATATATACATCTGGGAATCAGGTTAATCATGAAATTCGTAACTATAACAGTCCTAACCCGTTTGTGATATAAATATAATTTAATTATAAAAATTATAAAAGTTAATTTTTGTTTACTTTATTATTTTTAATTAAATTATTTATTTCTGTTTCTGTGAGTTCTATCTTGTAATCCCCATAACTTAAAGAATAATTAAAATCAAATAAATAGACAAATTTATTATCTATATATTGAGCACATTGTGGGAGTACACTAATATTAGTAACTGTAAATTTGATATTGTCTAAGACAATACTTTCATACAATTTAAATTTGCTAGTCATAATAAACCAAAAGAGGGAACTCTAAATAGAGTCCCCTCAAAAGATTGAGTTTCCTTTTAATTATCACGACTATAATTCACGTTTCACAACGTTCAATAAGTATTCCTTATTACTGAGGTTATTATAGTTGTGAATTTTTTTTCTAAAAATAAAATCTTAAAAATTTTAATTCTTAATCATAGCACGAAGCTCTTCGATAGATTTATTCTCAAGAGCCTCGTCCTCCTTCTTTGCGATAAGCTCAGCAATACGTTTGTTACGAGCATCAACTTGTGCTTTATCAATATTGTCTTTACGAGCCTTTAATTTAATATTGATTACATCTTTTACGATGCTGAAACGAAGTTCATCATCATTTTCTTCAGCTGGAAGCTCTTCAATGAAAGACTTCTTAGGAGCCTCACTGACCTTTTTATCCAGCATAATAGCTAAAGTGTTAAGATTCTGCAGAGATAAGTCGAACAAATCTTCTGTAGTAATCATACCCTTGTTTGTCTTAAAACGTAATTTCTTCTGTAATGCTTCTTTGTACATTGTTGTTAATTATTAAATGTTTACTTTATAAATTTTACCTGAATCTACTCTAACCATAATTTGGTTACGAGAAGTAGCTATAAATCCTAAACCACTCATCTGATTATCATTATAAGGAGTTAAAGCTTTAGATGCTAATACTTCAAATACTCTTTTATGATTCTTAGTGAGTTCGTCTTTAAGATACTCATTAAAATATCCACGAACAGCATCTGGATTCTTACAATCCTTCAGCATAAAGAAATAGTGCTTAGCACCTACTTTATTATTTCCCCAGTAATTTGGAGATAAGCATATAGCAGATATTTCAACAAAGTTTTGAGTCTTTACTCCCCAAATTTCTTTAGAGGCTGTAGTACTATTTAAATATTCCTTAGTAAAGACAACTTCACGCCCATTAGAAGTAAAGTTTAATACTGGAACATTACTTTTATAAGGGATATCTTTGTCATACGTATAAGTATGAATAACTCCATTGAGTTCTACCTCTACTTCAAATCCTAAATCAATATTCTCAACTTTACTATAGTTGTTAACAAATACTTTATAAGTACCTGCTACAGGAATTCCTGAGAAAATAATATTTTCTACAGCGTTACGAGAATATTTCTTAGGATTACTACGTTCTGCGGAAGGATTACCTCCACAGACATTCATATCCACATCAAGCAAATTACGCTTGTTATTATAATAAATATGCCCATAAGGACTTTCCATATGTAAATCCAAATCATCGTAATTATACCAATGAAGAGAGATTCTCATATAGCCGTCTACTTTACCTCCTACTTCTTTGACACGCTGCTTAATAGCATCAGAGATATTACCATTATATGCCCAAGCAAAACCATTAGTCCACTTAAACATAGAAGGAGCTTCCTTATTAACTGGGGCAGTAAGAGTTACTAAATTATTATTTAACTTATTGTCAAAGAATAATTCAAGCTTACTAGCCTTAGAAACAATATTATTAAGGAACTCTTCCATAGTTGTTGGGATAGCAGTCTTCTCAAAATCTGTAGCAACTTTACTAGTATTAATAGTTTCATTCATAAGAGAATCAAATCCTCCTGACATTCTCTTACGAGTTTCTCTATTTACAAAGATAACATCTTCAATAGATATATCTTCTACTTTAGCATGACGACGCTATAAAGAATCTTCATAGCCAAGTTCTACTACAGTTTTATAAGCATTTTCTACCTGAGTTTTGGTGATGATACCCTTAGGTCTCTTATAATTATAAGGAGCAACCATAGCTTCAAACTTCTTAACTGAACTTTCAACGTTATTAGTATCAGTTATATCTTTAAGAAGCTGACCTATAGCACTATTAAGTATATGTGTTACAGCATCAGGAAGTATACAAGAAGATACCCAAGCATAATTATCTACCTCAAAACCTTCCAAATGCTTGCTTTCTATCGTATCAAAAGCAGTCTTTAAGGCACTTACTTGACGTAAATAAGTATCACCTCTGTAAAGATTATCATCTGCAATTAAGTCTAATACTGTTTGTACAGAATTATAGTTAAGTTCAGATAAAGTTCTTAACCATACATCATGTGAAGATTTAGCACCTGCACGGAATGTTGGAGTTTGAGACTTATCCATAATTAAATTACTTGTAGGAGTAGCATAAAAATGGTTCCAAGTAATTATTTCTTTAGAAGGTAGTATCTGCTGATTACATTTACAACCCATTGTAGTCTCTTCTGTTACAAATGCATTTCTAATTTTAGTATTTTTGAGCACTTGTAACATATTGTCTACAACTTTAACAAACATTCCTTCAGCATGAACATCCTCCCAGTAAGAATGTATTTTATAATTCTCATCTATAGAGACTAATGCTCCATAGCGAGTAATGAAATGTTTACAATTTACACAGTTAAATTCCTGACGTACGGCTCCTTCAGGAAAAGATTCCATATAAGCCATCCATAAAAACTCTTTTTGGGTGTCAAGAATAAAGAGATGTTTGTTCTCTTTAATCATCTTATTACATGCTTCTGTAACAAGATTTCTAAAATCTAAGTATTCCATAAATTTTTTTAAAAGTTAGAAAAAGAGGGAGAGAATATTCCCTCCCTCTGTGATACTTAATGTTTACACATTTACGTTGGTGTTTTCTACATCGCCATTAACGTTAACATTCTTGTTAACCTTAGCATCAATGGTGTTAGCCTTCATAATGTCTGCCATATCTACACCTGTGGCATCTTTTACAATGTCACGAGTCTGCTTGATAATAGCAGGTACATTACCAGAAATACCAGAAGCCTCAGAACCATTAGTTCCATAAACTGTCATACTGCCAATCTTACTCATAGGCTCAGCAATATACTTAGCCATATCAGGAAGAACTTTCTCATTAAGTTTAGAAAGCATGTCAATTACAGCAATAGAACCATACTTACTGTATGCTTCAGCCTTCTTCTGCATAGCTTCAGCTTCTGCAAGACCCTTAGCCTTCACACCTTCAGCTTCTGCTAAAAGTTTAGCCTTAGTACCCTCAGCTTCCGCAGTCAAGGTCTGCTGAGTAGCATATGCTTCAGCTTCACCTTTAGCACGAATACCTGCAGCCTCCTGCTCTTGAGAATAACGACTAGCTTCAGCCTTAGCCTTTACAGCTTTAGCTACCTGCTCTGCCTTATAAGCTTCAGCTTCAGCTTCACGTTTCTGCTTCTCCAAAGCAGCCTGAGCATCAATCTCTGTCTGATACTTATCAGCATCAGCCTTAGCATTTACATCTGCAAGATACTCATTCTGCTTAATCTTAATCTTCTCCTCAGATAAGGTTTGCTCCTTACGAGTCTTCTCAATATCAGCATCTACAGTCTTGATATTAATAGTCTTCTGCTGCTCCTGCTGCTGAATTTTATATGCAGCATCAGATTCAGCCTTCTTAATATCAGACAATCTCTTCAGTTCAGCTCTCTTAATAGCCAATTCATTATTACGTTCAGCAATAATGGTATCAGCCTTTACTCGTGCTTCATTAGCCTCATTGTCAGCTTCAGCCTGAGCCTTAGCTACATCTCTATCAGCATTAGCGCGAGTAATCTTAGCATTCTTCTGAATAGCTGCTGTATTATCAGCACCCAAATCACGGATCAATCCCTTCTCATCAGTAATATTCTGGATATTGCAGGACAAAATCTCAAGACCTAACTTAGCCATATCAGGAGCTGCCTTCTTCTGAATTTCATCAGAGAATGCATCTCTATCAGTGTTAATTTTAATTAAGTCAAGAGAGCCTACCACTTCACGCATATTACCTTCCAAAGAATCTTTTACCTGAGCAGCAATCTGAGCAGGATTCATATTCAAGAAGTTCTTAGCTGCAAGTCTAGTACCATCTGTATCAGGTTTTACCCTAATTTTACATACGGCATCTACCATTACATCCAAGAAATCATGAGTAGGAACTGGTTGTGAAGTTTTAACATCAACTGTTACTTGACCAAGATATACTTTATCCAATCGTTCAAGTACAGGAATTTTTACTCCACCACCACCGATAAGTACTCGTGGTTCTTTACGAAAACCTGAAAGAATGTATGCCATCGAAGGAGGAGCCTTAACATACATTATAGCAATAATAACAAGTAGTACAATAATAGCAACTGCGATAACACCAATAAGAACTAAATGTTCCATAAATTTGTAAATGTTTAAATAATAAAAATTAAATATCTAAGAATTAACTGATGTTAATTCCAAGGGGGCATTTATTTTTTATAATTCGCAATTTACAAGACCAGTGGCTTTACTTGTAGAATAGCAGCTATTAATTAAATACATTCTAATATATCCATAATCAGTCATAGTTACTACATATTTTTCTTTAATACTTACCATTAATATACGATCCTCTTCGAAACGATCTCCAGGTTCCAGATATTTTAATTCTTTATCTTCAGTAGTGGAACCATAATCCTCACTGAATTTAGTAGACCATTCGTTATATAATTTTCTTTCTTCACGAGTATATTTCTCCCAATTTTTCTTTTTAAGTTCTGTAAACTTATAAAAAGTTTTTAATATATCCTTTATATTTTCAGGAGTAAATTTCAAGTCACAACGTCTGATTTGTACTTCTTTATACATATAAGTAAACTTAGAGAACTCAATATTAAAGGTTTCTTTAATATCAGGAAGAGCTTCTACTCCATGAATATTAATTTCAGTTGCTATAGCCTTAATTAAGTCTATAGTAATAATATTCATAGAATGAGTTAACTCTATAACTTTCTCTATAGCAGTTTTATCTTCCAAGATATCGTTAAGAATTTCTTTAGTAACTTCCTCGGAAAGATTACTGAAAGACTTTTTATATCTTATTCTAGAAGGTCTGCCGAGAAGATTTGGATCTACTTTTAACTCGTTAGTAGTAAGTAAAAATACTTTACGATAAATAGAGTTATAAGTGCCATCCATAAAAGAGAGAACATCAGAAGAATCTTTGAATTCTTTTTCATATTCATCAAAGAAGAAGATACAATCAAAATTAATAGTTGTAGATAAATATTTTATTAGTTTATCATTAGAATCACCCATTGATTGTACTAAGATCACAGGGAGCTGTAAGTTATTACAAAGTTCCTTTGCAGTAACTGTTTTACCAGTTCCTTTGATTCCATCTAGCAGAACACCTAAATTACCTGTAGTGTTCTCATATGTCTTTAAGACATAATCAATAAATTTTTGGTTTAGACCATACAGTTTGTAATCAAACGTAAAAGACTCAGCAATTTTACTTAAGTAAAATCCAGTCATTGAGACTTTTACTTCATAAACACCTTTCGGTAATCCTTCAGGATGAGATACTGTTGTCGCACTACCCTGACTAAAAACGTTGCCATCTTGCAACCAAATTTGTTTACTCATTTTAATAAATGTTTAATAATTACTATAATAAATTTATAAGAATGTCTATGTTGTGTAACATATCATCAATTATTTTAATAAAGTTACTAATATGTTCTTTCATATTTATTTTATAGCTCTTAACTTTTTATACTCTTCAAATACTTTATCTTCAGCTTCTTCTCCCCACATAGTATATATCAATACTCCATAAGGACAATATTGAAATATTATTGGGTCCACAGCGTGAGAAACTATAACTGTCTTCTCTTGTAGATTTGATTTTGGACAAGCTATAAACATTGTGATTGTAGGTACATAACGTACATCTAAAGAAACTCTATCAGCCCATTCCTTATCTTTAAATTCATCTATATCACTCATACGATATAAATAATCGGGATAAGAAATAATATTAAAACTATAATCAAAGTATTTACGAATACTAGAGTCACTCTTATCACTGAAATTATGTATACGTTTAATTTTTATTGTATGTGCATTTGTACGTAATTTTGTATATCCGCCGTAATGATCCATTTTATACATTATATCAGATAATTCTTTTAAATTAGCCTCGGGTATAACACCAGTAAACTCTTCAAGATATCCAATAGATAATTTGTATTTATGACATAATTTATAAAAAGAATCTCTACTAACTAATATAACAGAATCTCCTAAAAACTCATTCATAGTTTTTATATAATCTAATAACTCACGAGCTCTTATGATATTTCTATTATATGCATTAATATCACGTATTCTATCTTTTAAGAATTTAGCATTTGCACTATTACCTAATCCTAAATTACATAATCTGGCATATTCTCCAGACATATCATTAGACTTTAAAGGAATTAATGCTGTGCCTTCTGAAACCCCTACTAAATCTACCGCTAACTTAGATAATTCTTTATCTATAGTTATTAAAGGTTTCTGTTCTTTTTTGTCTTCTTTTAAAAAATTACTAAAAATTCCCATAATTAACAGTTAAAATTAAACAAAAATCCCTGAACTATAATAATAGCCCAGGGATTAAAAACAAATAATAAAAACAGTTCTATGAACTAGTGGAGATGAGGGGAGTCGAACCCCTGTCACTCCGATTTGCATCAAAACATTCTTACAGCATAGGTTTTAGAGACTATCCTTGTCTATTAGGGTTGACAAGATTAACATTGCCAACTTCCACCACTCTGTTCCTAAAGTATACAGAGAACTTACAAAAGAAATGGAAAATAGTGCACCTTTCTGTTCCTAAGCAAGTGCTGCTCGGCTTCTCAGGCAGCAGCCTGATAAGCAGGAGTCATATTAATAACTCTAGCGATTATTGTTTTGTTGTCTCTCCAACTGTCTTGCTGTGTTCCTTATCTCCTCGAAGTTCAAAACCAAAACATCCCCAATTTAAAAGAGTCCTAAGTTAGAACTCTTTTATAAATTAGTGTCTACCACGTAGATAATTGTAATTATCATACCAATCATCTGGATCTATTCTATATTCTTTATCCATAATTTAAAAATTAATTAATGTTAAAAATTAAGTTGAATATTTCTATTGACATCTAATAATCCCCCATTCCAGTTAGATTGAAAATCCATACTAAACCATTCTCCATTTACTGTTCTAGTAAACCAGACAAGATGGTTATCATATCTAGGAATGTAACAACCCACGAAATAATCAGTATCTCCATTCCATATCCAATCATAATCAAGAGCACTATTAACTAAATGTATCTTTAGATGTATATTAGCTTTATTAAAAGGAATTACTTTCTTTACATAAGCTTTATATAATCTACTTGATGAACATTTACCGTCGTCAAAGAAATTATAAATCTGTCTCTTTTTCGGAATCATTTTCCAAATAATATAATTCTGTTTAATATACTAAAAGTCCTTTTAACTGCAGGTATTTTAGAATCATCTGGATGTAAATGATAATTCCGAATAACTGCATTAGCTTCATGTAGTTTCTTGATTTCTCTTAAACTATACATAAATATGACTTTATTATTCTTTATTAATCATACATTGTCTTAATATAGCTTCATTAACTATATTATCGTTTGCTCTTGCAAGTTTATCTAACAATTCCAGATTAAATTCTTCTTTTTGAAACTTAAATTGAATCCAATTAGGTTCAAATTCTCTGTAATTTAGATGAGACAAAGGTTCATCTGTATTCAATACATATTTAACTAATCTAGTTAAACGTTCTCCAGCCAGTTTAGATACTACAAAACCAGATAAATCATAACCTACACCTCTACTTCTCCAATATTCACCTACTTCAGGTTTAGAATCTGGAGCAACATAGAACATTTTATAATAGTCTGAAGAACCTAAAGTTACATAAGTTCCTAATTGACTACTACAACATATAGATAATCCTATATAAGAATATAAATTCTCATCATGATCTAATGTAAGAAATACTGGGACTTTATCAGGGTCTAAATTATTAATCTCACAATTACGTAGTGCAGTGTGAGCATATTCAAGTAACTTAGATACTGATATAGTACTTAATTTAGTATCTTCTCCATTTTTGTTCTCTTTAATGGCAGCATCAGAACATCTAGTGTGCCAATTTTTCCATTTATCTCCTTCTAAATACATAGTAATTAACTTATATAATATAATAAAAAAGTCATAGAAACAATTAATATTCCTATTATAATAAAGAATAGAATTACAAATTGAATATCTGCATCCATATTATAGATACTTAATCATCATTAGGCAGACTATCCAAATACTGAGGAATAGTTACTTCCGTATTATTCTTTTCTTTCTCAAGTTGCTGAATAGCATTTGCTTGTCTATCTACAATTACCTGTAATTCCAGAATTTTTGCTTTCTGATAATAATAATTAGGAACTGACCAAGCTGAAACAATTATAAAACAAATTGTTGGTAATATCCAAAGTTTATTCATATCTTTTATTTTTATCTCCAAGTTACATAAACTCCATGATTACCTTTATAAAGAAGACTAATTCCAAATCCTAATTCTTTAAGGTAATCATAATATTTGTCAACATTAGTTGTCGGAAGTATAGAACCAATCCAAGCAGCATAATTACCTTTATTAGCTTCAGTAATTATGGCATTTTGTATTTTATCTAATACATTCCTATCTAATCCTCCAGATTTAGTTATAACTCTTGCTTCTGTTGCTTTAATCATTTAATATTTTTTTTAATTTATATAAATGTTTTACATACTCTAAATCGGAGATTAATGAATTTCTTAATCCGGGAGAAGCCCATTCACAATATTTATCAACTATGTCAGCTGTAGATAAATGACCTTCTTTTAAGGCATTTATCATAAGTTTTGTACATTCTTCTACTGTCATAACTTTTTAATTTTTAAACTTGCGTCCTTAAACCATATATTAAGTCTATCTATAGCACTTTCCCATACAGATTGAGAGCAGATTTTATAATATTTTAAAAAGTCGATAGTATCTGCGTTAAACTGGTATATTCCTATACATTTACCACCAGGAGTAATTTTAGTTACAGTATATCCAGTTCCATCATTGATAGTTACTTTTAAATAAGATGCGTTGTCTTTATAGTAAGGATGTTCTCTAAGAGCATGATTATTAACTTGTATCTTTTTAGCTCTTATATTACTTACTATTTCTCCTATAGTATTCTCTATATTATCTCTCTGACTTAGATACTTTATTTTAAGCTTTTCTAAGTCCTCAATAGACATTTCTGAATAATCACTCATATTTTCTATGTTTTAATTAATTTTTTCTTCAATTACTTGGAGATAGTAAAGTGTATTCTTGATAGTAACTGCATCTTTACAACCATTATCGTAATAATTAGCAATTTGTTCCAAATCCTTGATAATTTGTTGTAGTTTAAGCTTATCTTCCCAATCAAGAATTACTACTTTCCTTGTTTCTTCTTTCATATCTTATTTCTTTTTATCGAATTTGTTTCCAACTACATGCAATTCCCAGGCATAGTCATTAATACCTGTTATTAATGGCATACGCATATGAGTTCTAGGATTAAATGCTAGGAAGCATCCTTTTTCAAAGATTACTTCACAAAGTTCTCTACCTTTAAATATAGAGATAAAATCATGTTCGTATATTTCATTACCTTCCTTGTTTTTTAATCCTGTGAACATACAAACTGTATCCGGGTCAACCTTGCGTACTACTGGAACATCAGGAAATATGTTATTTGGATGATATATACATATACCAATATAACTTGTACTATGTACCAAGTCCCCCTTTACCCATTCTCCAGTATCAAGACGTTTAGCCTTAAATTTAATATCTTTTATATCCATAAACTATAATTTTTTTAATATTTTTACATTTTTAATTAATGGCTCACCATCAGTACCGGTTTCATCTAACAAATCACCGGTTACTAGATATTTATTGCCAGTAAAGTATGCTACATGATATATAAAACCATTAAATGCTTTTTCATTTGTTGGAAATGGAAGAACGGGAGAGTATGTTCCATTTATATTTTTATGAGCTTCATAAACAGACACACCTTTTTCTTTACCTATTACTTCATTACTATTATTCCATATAGATGAACATTCATCCTCTGGAATTTCATCAAATCTGTAAAATATCATATTATTCTTTTTAAGTTTTATACTAAATACCAAAAGTATTTATCTACTAGTTGAGATATATCAGGATCTAAACTTTTTACATCTTTGAGGATTGAGTGAGTAATGGTTTCTAAGATTCCTAAGTCATTGTTATTCATGCTTATTTTTCTTTAATACCTAGAACATCATTGATTTTCTTTTCAATGAACTCATCAGAAGTATTTTCTTTTATTAGAGCATCAATGTCAGGTAACTCTACATCAACTTTATCTTCTTGTACTTTTGAGGTAAACATACCAATTACTAATTTCGCCCAAGGACTATTAGCCATATTTGTTAATGAATCCTTTTGGATTTCATAAGCTTTCTTCAACTCTCCATTATCACGGAAATATTTGAGAACATCTGTCAATGCAGCAACAAAGTTTTTGTCAGACATTGAGTTATTCTTTGCTTCTTCTAGTTTAATCATTAGAAAGAGCAATGATGAATGTAAATCTGGTTTGCTCATAATTAATCCTTTCTTTTATGATTCTTAATTACATAAGTTGTATCATTATTATTAACTACATAAATACTTAAAGTATCTAAATAGCAAGAGCAATCTGGGTCATGAATAATACTATTACGACTTCTAGAATTATCCCATACCAAATAATGGTGTCCTTTATACCACCATTCATCAGTTGGAGCTATTTGCGCTTCTCTAAGTTCCTTCATCTGTTCCTTGCTACAAGATGTAAACGAAAGAATAGATAATACTATAAAGATAATTTTTTTCATAGTTTATTCTTCTTTTATACCAAATGGAGTTCCATCTGCAAATGTGTATTCTTTAATAGCATCTGAATAATTAATACTATCATCAACATCTGTTATAAAACTGTATTCGATTTCTCCTATCAGTTTAGTATATCCAATGGGTTGATGTTTTTGCATTTCATTCCAGCACTCTTTTGCATCTTTGAAAGGACGATATTTTGGTTCAGGTTTAATACGATATTCATAAGTATCTTGGAATTTTAGCTCTTCTGTTTCTTTCCAGGTTGTTGAATATTGCCAGCCTTTATTTAACTTCCAAGATCTGGTTCTACGTTCTATCGTTTTTCCTTCTGCAAAAGCTTGCATTATAGGATAAAATTTTTTAGCTTGATTTCTGTTCATATTAATTATAATTTAATTGGGAAACCATGAGCATAAACTTCACGATTGTCATAAGTACCATCTTTTTTCTCCATATGGAAGAAGAGGGTCAAACTCAATGTCGCACTCATAAACCTTTCCGATGGTGAACGATATGGAACTATTCTGGAAAGCCGACCTACACGTCCATCTTCATCCATAATTTTATCTCCGATTTTAACAGGCAAGGCTTTAATATAGTCTTCTTGAAATTGTTTCATTTCTCGAAGTAGTTCATCGCGTCTTACATTTAATTTGTCCTTTTTATTTATAAAAGATTTAACGATTTCTCGCCATCTTTCTGCGTTCCTTTCTATTTCTTCTTTTGTCATAATTAATCCTCTAACTCTTTAAGTGCTTTTTCAAGTTCCTCAAATGCTTTTGACTTTTCTCTATATTTCTCATCAGGAGGTATCATCACACCATCAATAGCATTACGAAACCTGTTTTTAGCGCTGATTAATAATAACTTTATTTTATTTAATGCCTTTCGTTTATAAAAGTCTGGAACTCTGTGAACTTCCCACCAAGAACCTCCTTCATCACCACAAGACACTATCCATACTGGTTCTTTAGTATCTTTATCTCGGCAATAAACCATACCACGAACTTTATCATACATAAAGATTGACTCTACCTCAAAATCTAAATCTTTTAGAGTAGCATAAAATTTACAATATTCATCAAACTTAACAAAAGATTCTTCATCATTGTATAAGTCTATTTTGAGTATTTCTAGATTATTCTTTTCGACAATTTCTAGAATTGACTTTTTAACATTTATTTTACACATTATTTATCCTCCTTATGATATTTATGAAGTTTGTCTAAGTCCAATTCCATTTGAATAACTTCTCCTGTATCTTCATCAACAAAATCTTCTTTATAAATATTACTCATTACTTATCCTCCTTTGTATTACACGTTGTTTGATCTCCTTCATAATAAGGAGCGCCGACTTTAGGTAATATTTGAGTACTCCTATTACAGGAACATTGCATCACCCAAGGCGCGTTTACCTTTCCACACCTAGGGCATATCCATCCTTCTTGTGCCATATTCTTTTATTTTTTAAAAACTACCGCAGAATCTACTGGTATATTCCCTTCATACGTGATACGTAATTCAGTTTTGCCTTTATACACATCGATTGCTCGTGGTCTACTATTTATGTATCCAATAATAAGTGTTAAACCTATTATAAATCCTACATAAGATATTATAACACCTATTTTTTCATCAGATTCATGTATGATCGCTATTCCTAAACAAATAGTAAGAATCACAAGAAGGATTCCTAATATTAACCAAATTATCATATTCTTTTATTTTACCCTCTCCTTTTTACCAGAGAGAAGGTAGCAAGTTATTTTTTAAACAATGCTTTACCACACAAAAGACTCATATCTACTATAACGGAAATTAAATTTTCGTAACATTCCTTTAATGCATGATCATTTTCTTTCTGAGAATCTTCCATATCAATGATAGTTACTCTGTTACTTCCTCATAAGTCTTATCAAAAATATCAGGCTTACAAGGATAAAACTCTCCGTTTACACCCTTGATGATATAGTCACCAATAGATGCTTTCATATCTCCTTCTAAAGTATAAATTATAAGGGTAGTACCTTTATTTGTAATACTTTCACCTATAAAATCATCAATTTCTGAGAGATTTGTTCCCAGCCACTGAATAGCCTCAATGATAACTGGCTTCTTTCTATATTTGTTATTCATTATTTTTAATTGATTTAGTTATTATACTACAATACTTAATAGCTTTAATTACTATCCAAATAGCATGTTTTTGCTTAGGGTCAATAAGATTACTTCTAATTTTAAATAATATTTTTATAACCTCTTTTATATTCATTTATACTTCTATTTTTAAAGAAATATCAAGACCAAATAAAAGATGTTGTAAATCAGGAACATTTTCTACAGCTCTTAACCATACAATAGACTTATTTACTACTTTATAAGCAGCATAATTAGTATTACTTTTACAAAGTCTTATATGATAAGAATCATTAAAATAACCATCTTTATCCTTTTTCCATCCATTCTTTTCAAGAATTTCTGGGGTAAGAGGTATATCTTCAATAAAGTCATCACAGATAACTCCATTAAAATTATCTTTAACCCCTTTAAAACAATATCCATACTTTGAAGTATTAGTTACTTCTATTAAGTATTTAGTATTACCTATTTTATAATGTAATAAATCACTAGTAATATATTTTGGCATAATAATTAATTAATTTTTATTAATACTTAATCTTCTGCTATTTCCATTCCAAATGTTACTATAAAGCTAAGAAGAGTAAAGAATGTAAAGATTCCTATAGCATCATTTTTAAATAGATAATAACTATATACTTCTAATACCCCTATTAATAAGTAAGCAATAGGGATAATACATAATTTAAGTACTTTCATAATTGTTAAAATTTAATTCTAAAATCTTTACCTTTAAGAGTAGGTCTCTTATTTAAGATAAATTTTTCTAATTCTTCTAAGTCAATAGGGAAGATTGAATTATATTTATATTTTAAAGTACAAATAAATCTTCCATTAAGCATAATGTCAAATGTAAATATTTCCATTATTCATTTCATTTCTTATAAATTACAACCGAATCTACAGGAGTTTTACCTTCATAAGTAATTCTTAATTCTGTATTACCTTTATATACATCCAAGGCAGTAGGAGTATTACTTATGTATGCTATAATAAATAACAATCCTATAACTGCAATAACTAAAAGTACAATAGATAAAGCTGTATTACCTTCATATCTTATTTCAGATGTACAAGTTACTATTACAATGATAACTAAAATAAAACCCAAAAAATGCTAATATATTCACTGTTTACCTCCTTTCAATATTAAAGAAACAATATCATTTCTATAAGCCCATTGGTCTATGCCATGACATGCTACTTCTGTTTCCCAACTTTGAAGTGAATTATCCCTTTGCATAGTAAAGAAATAAGTCTCTCCAAATATATCACTAGTAAAGATTATGTATTCCAAATTCTTAGGCTCTTCTTTAGTGTTATGCCATAGGTCCTTAAATACCTCATTAATTGCCCAATTTACACCTTTCTTGAACCCATCTATTCTATTTTCACTATCATAAATTGAACCATAGTCACAAAGTTTACTTGCAGCAGTTTCTATTTTCTTATTATCTATCATAGCTTAATCCTCCTTTAATATTTCTATCAACTTATCAGCTCTCTTAATTACAAGCCTTTCCTCAATGAAACAAGTTTCATTTGGCTTCGAAATAAGTATCTTTAAAAGTTCTTTTGCTAGCTCATATCTTCTCTGCTCCCAATTAATTGTAGCATCTAAGTTGGGAATTTCTTCAAAGTCCCAATAGTAGTTAAGAGGTTCTTCTACATGTTCTGCACCTTTACTATCTATATATGAAACGCTATCATATTTACACCTTCTGGTAGTACAATTAAAACAGACAATATTCACAATTTCGCCTGTCTTTCTGATTTTAGCTTTTTTCATCACTCACTTCCTTTCGTAATTAAGTTAAACAACTCATCTACAAATACCCAATCTGCCCTTTCTTTTTCTAAGTTCCAGCATTCTTCTAGTTCTACGTCTTTCCTTGCCACTAGGAGGATTATCAACAAGCTTTAATTGTGGAATACTATCATAATCTTTATAGATATAAGCTTCTTCATTAAGTTTTTCTGCACATCTAGCCAGAAGTTTTCCAACTACTAAATCTAATGAAGTTACCCCTACATTGTCCTCTTCCATAAATTACTTATTTTATAAAAAGTTTTTTATTTCTTTATCCCAGTTTGTATTATGTTCCAAATGATATTTAGAATCATTTAAATCTATTAATACAGCCTGATATAAAGAATTAAATTGACTACGTGTAATTGATTTCCAATACTTAGTATCAGTAACTTTAAAACTATTTTTATAGATATTATAACGTCCCACTACTAAGCAAGTTACTACTTCCTCTTCTTCCATATCAAGAACTTGAAAGATTTCAGTAGTTTCACCAATATCTTCTTCTATAAAGCAATCACCTACTTTAATATTCTTAACACATTTCTGTGTTTCTAACTTTCTTATTGTATTAAGAATTTTAACTTTTTCTTTAGATAAATCATCTAGCCTATCATATAGTTTATTAATAGCATCATCATAAGCTTTATCTTCATAAGTATCAGCTAAATTAGATAATCTATCTTTTAATTTATCAAATTCTCCTTTTATTATTTTCTTTTCCATATTTACTCCTTCACATTTTCAGTTGTTCCTAATAAATGTTCATTACCTTCATAAGGAATACAATAGTTCCAACTAGCATAAACACAATAGTAAGGCTCATCTATATTTTTATGACTAAACAAATTTGCACGCCACTTACTTGATTTACTATCTCTAACCAATACCTTATCAAAAGGTTTTGGAGTCCACTTTGGCTTCAAGTCAATAAGCATTTTCTTCTCAGCATCCCAAGCCTTTCCTTCTTTTGCAAGAGCATCAAAGAGTTGCTGCTTCTCTTCTTCTGTGGCAAGGCGAAGTTCAATATCTCCAACATCTTCTCTGAATGGTTCTTCTAGAAGAAGCTCATCATTCTGGCAAAGAACTGCATGGAATCCTATATATGCCTCTTGTCTCGATTGGAATATAGCAATATGTGTATATTTTCGTACCACAATGGCTACTATATCCCCATCCTTGAACTCTGGCTGTTTTTCAATATTTAAGGTGATGAGGTTTAGTTTACCACCACATTCCCTTTCTAAGGATTCCATGTATATCTTAGTTTCTAAATCTGTCATCTTTCTCCAATATTTAGTTATAAAGTTAGAGATAGGAGTATACTTGTTTTGCCATGGTTTATCAAAATATCCACCAGAGCAAGTAATAAGGTGTACTGCATTAAATCTTGTATAAGTATCATCAAGCCATTTATCAAAGATAACTCTACACCCATCCCTAATTAGTGCATCACCCCTCTTCCAAGCAAACTTCTCCCAATCATGCATTTCCTTTGAAGGGAATAATAATGGCTCTGATTCAGGATAATTATAATATCTACCATCACCAAAGAATATTACCATTCTTCCCTGATGTGTTACTTTTATAATGCCATCCTCTACACTTAAAAAATACACATCTCCAAATATAGGAGAATATAACTTTGTATTTTTTGGTGTATCTTTTAAGATAGTTGCTATGTCTATTTTTATTTCCATGTTATTTATTCTTTGTTAATAATTTCTATAATAAAGTCATTCCAGTTATGTTCTTCTACAATCTCCCAATTTGGGTCTTGTATATTTTTTAATGCAAGAAGATATCCCTTTTTAAATTGTTCTGATGTAATTTTTACCCAGCCTGTAATATCATATATATAAGAAGAATCTCTACCGATATAATCTTCATCTACACATATATAATATACATAGCTATTACTTATTGAAACAATTTTTATTAAAGTGTTAAATTCAATATCAAAATAGCAATTTCCAACAACAAAATTAGAAAGTATTTCTTTCTTTTCTAATATCCTAATTTTATTATAGATATCATCCCTTTCCTTCTTTAATTGTTTATATTTAGCTCTTAATTCTTTTAATGTTTCCATAAAGATATAATTTACTCATTATACATATAAGAAATACTATCTAATAATACATTATTATGAAAACCTTTATAAAATGTACTATCAATATTACATCTTATATTAATATAATCACTCATTATTTCAGATTTATCTTTATCCCATATATTATTATTATCAAATATAATATCAGCTAAGTTAATAACTTCTTTATATTCTTCTAATTTATAATATTTAGATTGTAATTCATCAATAAATTCTCTTTGTTTATTAATTATTTGTGCTTGATTATATAAACAAATAGTACTAAATATAAGAAGAGAGGTTAATATAGCCTCTCCTATTATATGATATAAAAAATGTTTCATAATCAATTTTTATAAATAGCATCAAGAATACTCCTAAAATTAGGATTAGTTATTACATATTCAGCATCATCTTTATTTTTAAACATAGGAATACCATAGTAAACACTTGTTTGTGGACTTAATGCAGTATAATGATATACACCGTGTGTACTATAATAAATAGCATAACCCATAGTCTTATCATCATTCGTATTGTAATTCCAATCTCCATTAAAATATCTAGCAATATCCATGAGATTAGCAATAGCAACTAATTTATTATTATGATAATCTTTAATGCCACAACGATTAGTAAGATAACAATCCTCTTTAGCTGATCCATGTATTCGTTCAAGAGTTAGCCATTTATCTCTAAACTTAATAATACCCTTAGCCAAATCACTATTTTCTAAATCTATCTCCATTCCTTCAGGAATATCAATAGTTAATTGATTATTCTTTATTTCCATATTATTTACTTCTTTAAATATTATATTGGTATTATCAGATCTATAACCTTTAAAACATAGACCGACAATACTAGATGTTGAAACACAGTGCCCATTAATATCACAATTTTCACATTTAGATCCTTTTACTACTTGATAGGTTTTACCATTACAAGTAAATATCTCACCTAATTTTCTTTCCATAATTCTTTAACATTAAAATTTTCATTTTTATTAATGTATTTAAATTTACCTGTATAAACAAGTGTATTAGATACTACTTCATTATAGCAATTAACCACATATATACTACCTTTTGGAATAATAAATTTTCCTACATAAACATGATTACATAAAACATTTGTAATAATAAAAGGATACAAATTTCCATTAGGAAAAAAGAGCATATCTTTTGTCTGTGAGTCACATACCCCTCGTAAAGATAATAAACTATGTAAACCTATATTAATAGAATCTCTATCAAAGTCTACATATTCACGTATAGGAGTGTTTCTACTATACATATAGGTAGTCATAAAATAAGAATAAAACCTAACTTCATCTGCAAAGCAGCCTACTTTATAAACTGTAATATCTCTTTTTGCTATTAAGAGTTTACTTTCTTTTGTTTTATTGAAACACATAAGCTTAACCTTTAAAATAATTAATTATTTTATCTAGAGCTTTATCATACTCTTCTTTAGTACATTTTCTATAATATGTCTCTTCAAAAGTTCTCCAAAAATAGGTTTCCTTTGTAAGGCAAGGTGAATCTATAGTATTTAACTCATGTACATATATATTGCCACCTTTAATATCATAGACTTTGCAGAATAAACCATAAGTATCAGTGTAATAACATCCTTTTTTGATATTACCTTCCCTTAGTTCATCTCTTAGTTCCATGATTTTACATACTAAAGCGGTATCTTGCTTTTTTAATAGAGTTCGTTGCTCTTGTAATTCCCTAATTTGTTTAACTACTTCTTGTTCGTCCATAATTAATTTTGTTAATATGTTAAATATAAAAAGGAGTATACTAACTAATTAGTTAATATACTCCTATGAAACCTGGCATTTCAGTCTGTCAAAGACTTTGGAGAAGTAATACGAATCGAACGTACTTCAACTACTTAGATAACTAATGCTAGAAAGCCTTCACCTGCAATATTATATTGTGTTATCTTTCGCCTTATCACCTGTCCTACATACTTGCAATTATATAGGTAACTTCTCTTTTCCCTAATTAGGTATAACGATTGAAACTTCGCAGTAGGGGACTTACGAATTAAACGTACTTCGAAACTTTCGTTCACAATTCCTAGAGGTTTACTAGATTACCCTAGCTCATTGTTTCCATTTCTTATCAATCTGCCCTATAATATTCGCGACTATATAGGTATCCCCCAAGTTGGTTGCATTTGTTTGATATATTCTTCTTAATCTAACTAATAAACAACATTAGTTAATTAATATTCTTTTACCAGTCGGGTGCAACCCATGCATCTATGTATACTTAGAATACAAACCAACCCGATTTTCGTCGGAATAGTGGGACTCGAACCCACACGCATTACTGCATATGCTCCTAGGGCATACGTGTCTACCAATTCCACCATACTCCGTAGTATCTTTTCATTTGCTATTATAAAAATAACTAACCCTAGAGAAAAGATATAAAAGACTAAGGTTTTATTACTTCAAATATTCCTATTTCCCCAGGTGTGTCCCACATATTTCTTACATACTTAGCTGTTTCTTCAGTTAAATATGAATGGTAACCTTCATGTATATAAAAACGATCATACTCCCAAAGTGCCCCAAAATACCCTACATTAGGATTATACCTATCAAACTCTGGGCTTATTTCTACTGTGGGCATATTCCTATATTTGTAGTATGTACAATTTCGGTATAAACTTATAAAGCTACCTGAAGTCGCTAAGAAACTTACTTTATAAACTCTTAAAGGCTTCTTCAATACAATTGGAGTTGCCATATTATTTAACCAACACATAATTTAATTATTTATTTTAAAAGAACTCCACAACCCTCCAATAAAGGATGGTATGATGAATACTATATTGTAATATCCAAAATAACAAAAGAAGTGTACTATACGTTCCTATTCCAAAACTATAAAATAGTCGTTTATCTGAATAACTGGAACTAGTATACAATCCCATAAATATGGCAATATAAAGTATTATCATAAATATAGCCATTATTAATTGAATAAACCAAGGCATAATTATTTATATGTATTAGCATCCAAATCAATAGCTGTCATTCCTTCTCTAAATTCAGAATAAATAACTATTTTATGAGGTCTTTTCTTAGAATCATACATTATTTCTAATGTTTTGTTCTCATAAGCCCAGCTTCTCTTACCTGACCATGTGTCAGGATAATTATAACTATTAACTAAAGTAACAGTTAATAGTAATCCTATAATTAATAATATTTTTTTCATAATTTTATATATTTACCTGTGTAACGAATTTTATTAGATACTATTACACCTTCTTCGTTTGTAAAATATACAGAACCTGAAGGAATTATAAAGGTAGCTAAATATAAAGAATTGTCTACTCTAAATATTTCCTTACGACTTCCACACTGTATAGTTTTTACACAACCTCCATAGATGTCTGGTACTATTGAATCACATACAAAATTTACAGAAGAGTAACTATGATAACCTTCTGTAATCTTTGCAAAAATTGAACGAGGTTCAATAGTTACCCCTAAAGTTAAAGAAGGTTGTATATCTTTTGAATAGTAAGTATATTCCATAAATGGAGATACACAATATTTCCTATTGGCGTTTTTAACTACTTTATATACATTAATATCTTCTTTAGCTGTTTGAGTTTTTAATTTACTAATATTACAAGTCCAACACATAATTTTACAGTTTTAAACATTTTCCAGTATATATTATTTGATTTGAGATAATTTCGCCTCTCCAATTTACAGCATACTGAGAACCCTTAGGAATTACAAACGTAGCTACGTAATAGGGATTATCTAATCTTATTGACATTAGTTGATTGCCAGCAATAATTCCCCTATTCTCATAAATTGAGCCTTTTGAATAAATTCTACTAAGGGTTTGTTGTATTTTAGTATAACTGTGATATGCTTTTTGTACGAAAATTATACTAAGAACACTATATGTTCTATACATATAGGATTTCTTAAGCTCTATAGAAGGTATTTTATATAAAGTATTAGCTTCATATATAAAACCTTGAACACATGATTTACAAGATTTTTTATCAGCCTTACAAACTATTTTGTAAACTTCAATATCTCTTTCAGCAACTTTTTTCTGCCCACTATGACCGTTCCAACACATAATTATTCTTCAGAATTACCTATTTTTACATACTTACCTGTGTAAATGATATTAGAAGAAACTATTTCTCCTCCACCATTCTCGTAATATTCAGAACCTTTAGGTACAATGAATGTTGCAATAGAATAAATATTATATAATCTAATATCCTCTGCAATCTTACCTAAATAAATTGTTCTATAATATGGGCGTAAATCAGAGTAAGGCATAGCTATATCTTTATAAGAATGATACCCCCATAAATTACATAAGAGGATTCATCTAGAAAGAATTGAATAGGGTTTAGTTCAACTTTTTTATTTATTTCTTTTGGTTCATAAATAAAGTTTTGATATAAACTCTTAAAACCTTTATCAGATGCACGACCTATTTTGTAAACGTAAAAATCTCGTTTAGCTATTTTTACATCACATCTACCTATCCAGCACATAATTATTTGTTAAAATTACTTATTCTTAAATATTTGCCTGTATAAATAATTTCGGAAGATACTATATGTCCATACTTATTTTCAAAGTATTCAGCACCTTTGGGAACTATAAACGTAGCTATACAACAAAACTTATATCCTTCTAAAGATTCCCTCAAAGCTGGATCATAACTACCAAGACATAAACATCTGAAATTTGGATAAGTGTCGTCTAGAGCTACCCATTTATAAGAGTGATATCCTCCGTCTATTCTATAAACACCTATACAAGGACTATAAGCTATTAAAGGGACTATTTTATTGGGACATATAGGAATATAACTATACCCTCTAATATCACTAACAAAAATATTATCCCGAACAATATTTCCTATTTTGTAAACATAGAAATTTCTTTTAGCTATCTTTTTAATAGCTGTACCATCGTCTGTCCAACACATAATTATTTAACTAATTTATAGTCACCAATTTCAAATCCCATTTCTGTAGAATCCAAAGACCAAACTTCAGGAAATACATTTAGACCATCAAATGAATGACACTCTACTTCTATGCTGTTACTAGTTCTATCTATATTAAGAACTTTAAACCACATAGGTTTCTGACATCCTTTCCACGCTTGGGAAAAGATGTCATTTACCTGTAATATTACTTTGTCCATTCTGAATCAATATTAAGAAGTCTAAAGGTGTATTTAATAATATCACTAAGAGGAGTGCCTGTACCATAAATATTATTATAAATATGATAAGCTAATTCAGCATATTTCTCTTCTTCAAATCTAAAAGCATTTAACTGAGGACTATCGCACTTAACATAATACCCACTTTTGTCACGGCTAATAGTATACTCAAGACCTCTATTAAGCCTCTTTTGTAATGCATTATACATTAAATTTTGTTCTACTGGACTTAATGAATCAATAATTTTCTTTATATTTTCCATATGTTAATGTGTTATTTAATTAAACAATAAAAGAGCCTAACTAGACTAACTAATTAGACTCTCTAAATAATATGATAAAAGAAATAGTGGGCTCGCCCGGGATTGAACCGAGAATAAGAGATTATGAGTCTCCCGTTTTAACCGATTGAACTACAAGCCCGAAGATGTGCCTGAGGGTCGTTAATCCTCTCCTTTCTCAATCAAGAGAACGTTGCAACTTGCCACTAAGACACACTGTTTTTGAGTTTTGTAAGTCCTCCGACTTATTAAAGTTTTCGCACAATTTTGATAAGAGTTCTACTTTCACAAGCAAACCTCTTTGAGCCTTATTTAATAACTTAAAAAATTAAAATGTATGATAGAAGGAAATGCGGACAGATTCGAACTGCCAACCTCTGAGTTCATATACTCAGCGCTCTACCCACTAGACTTGAGCTACACATTTCTATTTATACTAGTATTGCTATATAGCCTTATTTAAAAACTCATACTACTTTCACAAGCAATGTGAGTTAGCTTTTAGTCACCCTTGACTAGACATAGATAATTACAAGAAATTCATCAATTTTCACAAATTAATGAATTAATATGAGTTTAAAACACTCATAGATACTCAAATAACCATTTTATCATAATGTAATATCTTAAATAAACCACTTAAATAAAGGGATTCGAACCCTTAATCCTCAAGAAATATTTAGTGACGACTTTAGAGGCGCTTCCGTCAATCTACTGCCGTATACCAGTTCCGCCATATTTAAGTTAGTTTATTATTGTAGCTCAGACAAGAATCGAACTTGCACGACCATTCCTGGTCAAGGGATTTTAAGTCCCTCGTGTCTACCAATTCCACCACTGAGCCAGATAGCAACTAATTATCTGCTAGTTGCCAACAATATTTATTTTATAAACCTTAAACTATTATGGTATTACAATTGTTTTAACATGTTTGTAGCTATATGTAGTGAAATATCCACAGTTGTATGAATATCATCATTTAATTTTAAGATATATGTATTATTTTCATCATTCTTTCTAATTATCTCAGATATGTATTTATGATTTATCAAAAATCCTTGTGTTGCAAGAATAAAATCAATACATAAAACATGTGTAATTTCTTTTAATGAACAACACACATCAATTTTATAGCCATGAACATCTATTATAGTACTATATTTACCAGATGTTTTTAAACATACAATGTCTTCTATGTTTATCTGTCTGTACTCTCGTCCCTTAAACACTAAAAATGTATCAGAATCAATTTGTATTGTTTTTATTTCCATATCTCTTAACCCATAATAAAACGAGCATCTACAATATTTTCAGGATGATAGATAGTTTTAATTAACCCTTTCATCGCCCATTTCACAACATCAGAATGTTTAACTCCACTTTTAAGTTCATGGTAAAACATTAAATCATAAGCTTCACCACTTTTGAAAGTTACTTTAATTTTAAATGTAGGCTTTTCATCATTTCTAATAAGCTCATCCATTTCTTCATCAGTTACCATGTAACTGAACAGAGGATTAGAAAGATGTTCTTTTTTGTACTTTTCTTCAAGCTTGGCTAAATCTAATTTAGCACACTTAAGTACATTTTTACAACCAAACTTCTTAGCACTTTCTATTTGTGCTATTAAATTGGTTTTTCTAACAAAATAATCTTGTCTTGTCATAATTTATCTATAATTAATGTGTTAATAATCTATTTAAATAATAGGCGATTTTCACTGGTTATATTTAAACTATTCCATTGTCCTCAGCTATCTAACGTTCTTTCTCTTTTTAACTCAAATGATTAATTTTAAGGTAATTACGCTATTTAATAGAGTTACTGAGAGTTGTTTAGTACCTATTAAAATTGTCAGGCTTAGAGATTCGAACTCCTTAGGCTAATGCCCATGGGCTATATATCTTTAATAGATAACGGTTCCCACACCGTAAGTCACCTGTAAGTTGTTGGGCTACCCAGATTCGAACTGGAGCTGACAGAACCAAAATCTGTAGTGCTACCATTACACCATAACCCAATATAGCGGAGAAAGAAGGATTCGAACCTTCGAGCCACATAACATGACTAACACCTTAGCAGGGTGCCACTTTCGACCGCTCAGTCATTTCTCCAATAAAGCTTCCTATCTTCACAGACAAGAAGCCTAACAACTCTTTAACGTTATAAAGTCCGCTGACTTTATATCTTAAACATTAATCGTATTAGTTTTATTTAAAGGGTAGCACTAACGATGCTCGAAATCGTTTTTCCACCTTGAAAGAGTGGCGTCCTAACCAGGTAGACGATAGTGCCAAGTAGATTCTCTATCTATCGCAGACCAAGAATCTTTGATTTTTGTCTAATTTTAAATTTTGACTAAAACGAAAATAGATGTGGAGTACCCCCTGACAGTACTGACCTGTCTTCCCGAAATTAAAAGTTTCGTGCTTCACCTTAAAGCTTAGAGGGCAGATTTATCTTTAATAATCCAAGTAATATTTCTTCCTTGACCTCTATTAGCTCCTCTATAAGTAGAGGTTAGAGAATGACAGTTAGGACATATTAATCTTAAGTTATCTTCTGAGTTATTTTCTGAATTTCCATCTATATGATCAATTTCTAAAGGAATTGTATTTGTGTAGGGATTTATTTTTGACCAACCACATATACAACACTTGTTATCAAATTTATCAAATATATAATGTCTTAAATGACCAGGTATCTAACCCCATTTAGTAGATTTAGCTATAGAGTTATCTTCTTTATATTGTTGAACCCATTGTTTATACTCATATTCACGTTGACATTTATTAGAACAATATTTATGGGTAGTATTTCTGGCATCTGTAATATCTTTACCACAGTTTAAACAATAACATTTTTTGCCAGTACCTTTATTAATAGGTTCTTTTCCTGCATTTTTAGATCGAATAGGTAATTCTATACCTCTTCTCTGCATTACTTTCTTTATGTTGCCACCAGTACAATTATAAATTCTACCAATTTCTTCATAAGAAAGTTTCTATGTAAATACATAGTCTTTTAGCTTTTCAATTTCATTATCCCAATTTACCATATTTTATTTATTTGATTTATTTGCATACGGAGTAGGATTCGGACCTACGTTGTTCAACTTTCGTCTCTGTAGGTTTTGGAGACCTACCCTTTCGACCACTCAGGCATCCGTACATAGTGGAGACACGTGGAATCGAACCACAATCTCGGGATTTTCAGTCCCGCGCTCTGACCTTCTAAGCTATATCTCCATAGCCCACATTTCTGTAAGGAGAATAGTGGTAACACCTACCCATACTAATAGATTTATTAGTCAGGATTATTATACACATTAACAATATATCAAATTCTATTAAAATGATAGGGTCTTCTCAAATCATGGCTGGTGATTGTAGAAATTCTACATAAATGAGCATTTTAAACGAAACTATTGATAGTTAGCCAAGCTATCTAATAATTGAAGATCTCACCTCCATCTCTATCAAATTGAATTTGTACGGTAGAAAGGATTCGAACCAATGACCATCTCGAAATGACCTATATAAAGAGATGTTCTAACCACTGAGCTACTACCGTAAGTACTAGTTTATATCGGAAAACTAGTAAAACGTTAACACATTATTATGGAAACTTAAAAGCCAAATGAAAACATGGTATCTGCGGAAGTACTAAGAGTCACATAAGGAATTTTATTCCTCACTGTAATAAAGACAACAAAGCGTCTCCCTGTATTAACCTCTCCACAGTTATGGATTTCTACTCCATCCTTCATTTCAGAAGAGTATATTTTTAATACCATTTTACCAAACTTACTATTACTAAAAGTAATAGTTTTTCTAGCCTTATTATATACTACTGAAGTTTTAATATATAATGGCTTGCCCCATTCACCATCTTGATAAATAGTGATAGAACCGTAATTAAACGCATGAGCTATTGTAGTTAATACAATAAAACTCATCAATAAGATAATCTTTTTCATATTACTCAATCTTTTTAATATTAGTACGGAGTAAAGGATTCGAACCAATATACCCTCTCTATGAATTGTGGAAGTGAGGTGCCCTAACCATTAAGCGAACTCCGTATATGTGGTCCTGGCGAGAATCTAACTCACGACCCGGAATTTAGAAGATTCCTGCTCTATACACTGAGCTACAGGACCAAGTGCAACTAATTGTCTGCTAGTTGCCAACAATATATATGAACTTTACAGAATTACTCTATTATTTCAGTTTCAGATATACACCATTTACCATTAATTTTAATGGCTTCTATCTGTTTATTATTTACTGTCTCAAGAGATACTTTATTTTCTAAAGTTCTATTGAGCGAAATAATGTATTTGTTAGCCTCTTCTTTAGAATTGACTACACGAGACTGAATGCTATTGTTAATAACATTATATATCTTTCTTAAAACTTTCATAATTATAATTTTTATAAAGTTAATAGTATATAGAGCATTGTTTCTCAACAACACTCTACTATAGTTTCAAATATCCATTGTAAAAGTAAAAATTTGTTAATTTCAAATTTTATAGTTTAAATCGTTATATTTTACAAATTTTAAACTTTAATACAATACAAAGACAGTTTTATAGTACGTCTGTAACATCTACATCATCATCTCCTGGATCTGAACAATCCCCAAGATCACAAGTTGTGTCACTCTCACTATATTTTGAATAGTAAGCAATATGATCCAACTTATCAATAATATTGTTTACTTTAGCTACTCTATTATAAGTAGATTCTAAAGCTTGATGCAGAGCATTTGCAATAACTTTACACATAGTGTGCATAGCTTTGTCTCTTACAATTTGATTAGCTACTGCCTGGTCGTCCTTGTCATTTTTACTTAAAGTAATTTTAGCAACGATTGTAATAGTAGAATTATCAACAGTAAGTCCCCAAGGAATAAGATTCTTAATAAAAATCTTTCTCTCTTTAGAATTCGCAATTTTAAAAAGTACAGAAGTGTCAGCTTCTGAAACCTTTACATTAGCTCCTTCTAAGTGACCCATTATATATTCCAGATCACAAGACATAGTACAAAATGTACTGTTACCAACTCTCTCAATGTTGTACTTTACTTTCTTAATTGTCTGCATTTTCTTTCGTTTTAGATTGTTTGAATAACTCGATGATGCCTTTTAAAGCATATTCTGGAACATTGCCACAAAGACATCCCCCATTTACATACAGTTTAATATTACCATAAGCAAATTTAGTAATCTCAAGATTCCCTTCAGCACCATTAGATTCATTTTCTAACCATACTGGAAAATCTTTCCACTCATCTACAGTTAATGATTCATCAATAACTGAATGCTCCTCAATAGTTGGTTTCAGAGTCTTAAAATGTTTTAAGACTAGAGTTTTATGCTTTTCATCAGCAAACTCTAGTTTCTTTGGTTTCTTGCTAAGAAAGAAGTAGTCTTCCTTAATCTTAGCCACAACATTTTTCTGTTTAACATTAAATAATAATTCCATAATTTTTAAAATTAATAGTTATATCTATCTAGTTCAAGATCAACTTCAGAATTTAATCTAGATTTATATATAGCTAATGCTGTTTTATAAGTTTCAGAATCAGCTTCATAATGACCTTCGATATATTCTAAAGTTCCCTCTTTGAACATTACAGTTTTAGATGATAAGTTATCTAACAGAAATACTATTCCATCAGATGCCAAAGATTTACTCCCAGTAAATCCTTTACTATACATATTAATATGTATATACAAACAGTCGTAGAGACTTAAAGCATTATTTATATTGCTTTTTATGTCTCTTAGTTGATCAAGTTTTACTTGTTTCATTACTTTATTATGATCGGCAATAGTCCAAATCACACATAAAATAAAAGCAAGTATAACAATTCCCAGCAAACCTTTATCCATATATTCTTGGTTCTGTATTAATGTTTTTAGAACTCATATATTGGTAAAGCCATTTAACATTATTTACAACAAAAGTATTACCTTTTATATCTGTAAATAATATTTTCTTGTACTTATCCATAATTAGTCCTGATAACACTAGTAAAGGATTTCTAGTATATAATGCAAATGTTCCTCCTTTTACACTTTCTCCAGAAATAATTCTTAATGTATTATTAAGATATTGATATTTCTTATTAAAAGCATTAGCATAGTTAGAATGTGTAGTCTTAGAAACATTGTACTCAGCATCAATCTGTGCTGAGAGCATTATTACTAATTCTCCCAAGGTGTTATGATTCATCGTTACCATTGAAAAATTCCTCCCAAAGATAATTGTGCCTGTAATGTTTCTAAGTCACTTTTAATTGGAAGTTCTTTACCATGAATAGCTTTGTACTCTCGGCAAACTTGTGCAATAGTTTTCTTTTTAGAAAAGACTAATGCTGTAATCTTAATAATGTCTTTTGTCTCCATTTTTGTTTAAACTATTTAATTATTAATAATGTGCCATCACCTTTCTCGTTAAGAGTCTGCTACTTTGGATATGCAGGATGTAGGTTTACACTAGAGTCCTATCTATCACAGACCGAACTCTAATATTTGTCTTTGTAATCTATTGTGCTTATGGACATAATAGATTACTAAAGTAACTAGCCCTATCTATCACAGACCGAACTAGCGAAATGATCTAAACTGTATATTGTTGATAACTATTTTATTTTAAAAATACATAAGTCTTGTCTTATGATTAACCAATTTTCTTTCCAAGATGTCAACTATTTATTATACTCTATAGTACTAGAGTGCAGAGATTATCTTCATTCTTTTTTTATTCATAAATTACATTTCTTAAAGATTCGTAACCTTCATATATTGGAAACTCTGAATTAAGAGTAATCTTAATAAAGACTCTATCATCAATAGTTACAAGTCCTACAGTTTTAATATTGCGATTACAATTATCAAAACTAGTACAAGTAACTGTGTTAGAGGTAAAATCCGTTACGCCTTTAAAACCCATATCAACAAGAACTTTACACATAGGTGTTAAGTAATAAATATTACCTTCCTTTATAACACAAGAAGAAAATGGGACTACTCTATCACCAATGTGATAAGTTCTAGCCTTATGGTCTATTGTGAGAGCCTTACCTGCAAGACTCTCATAACCTGATACAATTTTTTTATTTAAGTTCTCTGTATTCATCGATTACATCAATTAAGTCCTGGAATGTATATTCCTTGATATCTACTTTATTTTCTACCCAATTAAGAGCTTTAGCAATCTGTCTAAGATCAAATTTAGTTAATTCACCCAATTTACATTGTTGAACTTTTTTAACTAATCTTCGCATAGTCTCGTAAGCGTTAAGAGAGAATGTATGTTCTCCTCCAGACTTTCTAATATATGTAATGTATTTATCATCACAATACTTTATACTATCTGAATGCTTAATAAGATTACTTGCACAAGCCTTCATTCTAGCTTCTATAGCTTGTACTATAACTATAGTATAAGCTGCAAATACTTCTTCTGCAAACTTCTTGAAATCTCTTTTGTATGGAGTTTCAGAGAATGCAACCTTTTTAAAAGGAATAGTCATAGAAATTACATATTCCTTTTCATTTTGTTGTACATTTATCATGAGTTCATTTCTTTAAAATCGTCATATGCTATTTTACCTATTCCTACAAGTAGGATAATTAAAATAATATTTTGTAAGAATATCATAACTTATAATTATTTTGTTGGTATTCTGCTACTAATAACTTAGCATTATCTGCAAGTGCTATAATATTAGATTTTAACAATCTTTTATAAGAGCACAGAATAATGTCGTAACAAGTTTGTTCAGAATCATATGGTTCTTCTTTAGAATCTTCCCATTGTGCAATAGTTTGAGTATTAAGACCATAGATTCCTCCAATATAAACCTCATTTATTGTCATAAGATTTATATCTTTAGTTCTAAACATTCCATGTTTATCTGGACCAAGATTAGCATTACGAAAACCTTTACGCCAAATACGCTTATGGAGTATCATACACTCAGCTAGAGTATTAGCATTACCAATTTTAGTAAGCCAACACTCATAGCTATTAACAAGACCTTGTTGAAGTCTATAATTTGCAACATTCTTGTTTAATTCCTTTTTGTGGAAAATTTTATTCCAAATGTTGTATCTTTTCATTTTATTTAAATCGTTAAATTGTTTACAAGTTTAAATACCGCAGTGTCAATAGACACATAATACATTTTTCGTTGAGTAAATTTCTCATTAATTATGAGGTTCATTAATTTAGCTAATTCTGCTGAATATGGAATATTAGTAGCTTTTACTAAAAGTTGAACTGCATAATTGTGAGATTTACGATTGGCTACAGCCATGTTATGTGTCTTAATGATTTGTTTACGCCAATGTAAATGTTCCTTAGTTTTTATCTCTCGCAGATACAATTGATGTACCTGCAAGAGACTTGATCGACCCGTTAACATATTATATGGAATTATTACTT